CATGGTCTTGAAAGGGGGTGGGCTAAAAACGAATAGGGGTAGGGTAAATACAGGGGCCCAGGAGTATAAGTACCCGCTCTTTTCCGAAAAAAAATATATATATAAATAGAGGCTGTACCTATACCTTAATACTTGGCCTTTCACTCTTTTCTATAAAAAAAATATATAAAAATATATAAATGTATATATAGAGTTTTTCTACTTGGCCTATGACCCTTTTTCCCAAATATATATAGACCTTTTCCCAGAATAATATATAAGGCTTTTCTTTTGTCCCTATACAGCAAAATTTATGGTATCAGCTCTTATAGGAAAGTTTAATTACTAGAGATAAATAGGAATAAAGAGGAACTCTCGAATTCCTTTAAAGGAATACAGAGAAGTACAAGCAAAGTAAAAAAGAGGAATTCTTGGCACACTATAACGACATTAATAAGGCTAATAATAAGAAGCCTAGATCTTCACACGATAACAGTGCAGGGCGTGGAGCCGATAATCCATATAAGAATGCGGCGCGATTGGAGAACCCTACTTATACTGGGACTATGACTGGGCAAGTTATAGATCCTTATCTTCTTTCTGATAAGCTTTCTAATAGATTAGAGTTTGCTCCTAAGGAAGAAGGAATGCCCTTTGACCTTCAAGCTTTAGAGGAAAATGTAGATATTAGTTCCAGTGCTAAGGGGTTACCTACTCGGCAAATGGAAATATCACAGGATAAAGCCTTTGATAAGACTTCACCCCTCTTGAAAGACTCTAGTATGATTTCAGGTAATAGGAATGCTAATGGTCTCGGCGGCGTGGAGGCTAATACCCAAGTTCTACTTGACAGAGTAGGTGAGCTTTTAGATAACGATGAAACATTATTGGAAAGAGTTGAGCCCCTTGATAATACTTCTTCTACTAGTATCAGTTTACGTGATGCTTTCCAAAGTGCCTTAGATAATAGTGATCTTGCTACGGTAGATGTTACTAGCTTTTTTTCTAATAGTAGTCTTGGGGCATTTCTTGGCAGTGATCCTGATCTATATAGGGACTTACACATAACACCTCAGAGTGCTGCTAGGATGAGGTCACACTTGGCGGCGGTTAAGCATGGTACTTATGCTAGTGTGCCACTTATCTGTAAAGGATATGAGAGTTGCCCTATTCGTAGTTCATGCTGGTTTGCTGTTAAGAGAGATAATGGCAGTGTTGATCTTCTTGCTAGTAAATTCCCAGTACTGCAACCCTGCCCCGTAGAAGCAAGTATTCTTCAGGTTAAGGTTAAGCAATACTGCAGTGAGAACTTCCATAATCTAAACAATATTACCCCTACTGTTATTAGCCTAGCTACTAAGCTTGCTGAGTTGGATATCTATGAGATCCGGGTTAATATGCTATTAAGTCAAGGAGATAGCCTTGGTGAAGGTAGAGACTTAATGCAGGAGGCTGTGCTAAGTAGCGATCTACATGGTAACCCTGTTAAGACTGCAATGAAGGAGCATCCTGCCTTTGCGTTGAAGGAGCGTTTTCAAAAGATGAGAAGTCAGCTTATGAAAGAACTGTTAAGTACTCCTGAAGCTAAGCTTAATGCAAGGGCAAAGATAGAAGCTACTAAGGCTGAGAGTGTTAGTTCAACTATGACAAAAATGTCTGCTGCATTAAGTAAGATTAATAGTTTAATAAGGGATAATAGTGTAGACCCAATGGACTTTGATGATGACTAAGGTTAAATTATGGCGAATGGCAAAGGAGATAAGGTATATACCTTAAAAGATTACTTTGTTAATCCCGATGCTGACCCCATTAAAGCTATTACTGCGCTTAAAGGTAAGTACGACCATACTAACTTTATATCTGGTGTTGATGCTGCGGTTCGTGGAACTTTTACTCTTTCCACTTCAATCCTAAAAGGAACCTACCGCGCAACCTTAGGTGCTACAAAGTTTATTAATGATATAACTGGTGCCAATAAAAAGATTGTCACTACTATGGAGACATTAATAGGTACAGAAAATACTGATAACTTTTTCTCTTACACGGATCATGTAAAGAAAGACGCAGTTAGAGCATACAGAGAAGTTGGCAAACAAATGGCTAATTTTGCTACTGGTAAAGATAAAGCAAAACCATCTGAGATTATTGGAAGTTTGACAAGCACAGCTATTAAGCAATTGAAACTTGATGCTATGGCAATGGCGGGGTTTAATTTTGAACTAGATGATATAGTTAAGAATGCCTTAATCATAGACATTGAGACTGGTGGTCTTTTCAAAGATGCACCTATTCTTCAGATTGCTATGGGAGATATGGCAAAACTTGATGAGTTGAAAAGAACAGTTGGAGCTAGTGACCAAACGGCAGATTTATCTGCCGCTGAAGCAATTGGAAAGATGTCTCCAAAAGAGCAAATGGCAGAAGGATTTCTTTCAATGAATCTTATGCCTGAGGCAATTATTAGAGACGTTGAAGATGCGCCAGATGGCAGTAGAAAAGCTACATTTAGAAGCTTTAGTTATATTCCAAGAAGTGAAGCTGAGTTCAAGCAAAGATTTGGCACTTGGGCTAGTGGCAAGTTTCCTTGGCTTAGTGAGTTCTACGAAGAGTACGGTGAAGGTCCTTCTGGTGACAAGATCATAAGTGAGGCCAGGATCCAGGAACTACAAAAGCAATTACAAGAAGAGGGTTACGTAGAGCTAAAGTCTGGACAAAGATTATATAGCCAAAAAGAAGGCGCAAAATACTCTATGTTATTTGCCAAGGAAGGCAGCAAACAAGGTAGAACTCTTATGGCTGCTAACTTGCCATATGAGTCTTTTCGAGTAGGTAAGCTTTGGGAGCATTTCTTAACACAGAAAGGTAGTGGAGTCAAAGACGCGTTTGAACCTTCACTAGAAGATCATGGTAATTATCTAAATAAAGATAAAGATATTGTAAAAGCTTTTGGCGGAAAGATTACTGGACTCAGAGACATGAGAAGTATGCTTGCTGCTACCTGGAAAAGCGAGAGAAAAAGAAATATTCTTGATGCTAATAACTTCTTTTTTACAGAACAAGCTCGAATCTTAAAAGATCAGGGTAAAAATGAAGATTTGATTTCTCTTTTACCTGCTTATGTAAAGAATGTATCAACAGGCTTAAACACAAGAGACCAACTTGACTTAACAAAGATGGTTTTTTCTGGACTAATGCAGACTGGATTGATTGAAACAAGTAGCGATGTTGCTTCTGGTACTAACATTAACTTAGCATCTCAGATAATACTTGGCTTTGATGAAGCTCACCAAGCCTTATCTGACGTTATGGTTCAGGGCCGTCTTCTTCAGGAAGGAAAACTTGGAGAAGTTGTTAGTGACATTTCTAATATATATAGAGCAAAAGAATCAGGATCTGCCCTTGATCAAGTTAGGTCTGTGTTTTCTTCATTGTCAATATTGGGCGACTCTAAAAAGTTAGGATGGCTAGAGCTTGCCAAAATTAAAGACACAAACTTAGAGATTGATAGTTCTTGGCTTGGAGATGACCCTCTTGGTAGTCGGCAAGGAAATGTAAGAACTAGCCAATTGCGTGGTGTTACTAGAGGTACACAATCGGAGTTAACAAGATCGTACAACCTTGATAAGGAACTTTTACGTTTAAGTGAAACAGTTGACAGTTATACTGGAGTAAAGGGTGGGCTATATGCGCCTGATCCTGCTAAAATGATTAGTCATACATATACTGACGAATTAGGTGCAGTCCAGACTATCAATGTCAACCCAGCAATGCATGAAGCATTCTCTATGCCAATGGCTGTTGGTAAAGTAAAGCATACTATGTTAACTGGTTCCGGAACAGAAGTTAGTATCTTGAAAACCCAGTCTGACTGGAATATACAGAATTTTATTAGAGAAGAGTACCAAAAAGAATTGTCTACTGATGTTAGCAGTGAGATAGACGCAAGATTTGGAGGAGGTACATTCCAAAGGCTTCAGTCAATGGGACATTCTGTTGAGCATATTGCTAGTAATTTCTTAAATACCCCTGGGCCAACAAGTCCTGCTTTAGCTCTTGAAGATATGCAAAAAACAGCAAGAGATAAAGTAAAGCGTACTTTAATTACAAGATATGCAGAAGGAGATAATCTTAAGGCAAAGGGAATAGATGCTAAAGATCTTGAAACTAGACTTAGTAGTTTAAAAACTGGTTTAAGTGCAAGGCACGCTGCAGGAACTTTGTTTTCACAAGATCAAGTAAGAATTTTAAGTGAACAAGGAATTTCTGTAACTCCAAATATGTCAGAAGATGAAGTTTCTAGGGCATCTCTTGCTTTAAGAATGTCAGGAGCTGATGGATTTAAAAGAGATATGGACAGCGCTTTAGCTCCAGTTGTGCAAGGTATAAAAGATAGACTTCGCCCCACTCCAATCACAGAAAGAGTTACTTCTTCTGCTGATTTCCTATATGAAGCTATCTCAGAAAGAAAGAAAGAACTTGTAGCAACAGGAGAATATTCAACTCCTAAAGTACAAACACCTAACTATGAAACAGCTGGGCAAATTTATAACTTTGCAACTTCTGCCAAAGACAAACTCAAACTTGGAGTTGATACTGTAGGAGCAGTTCTTTTTAGTCCTAGAGGATTAGAAAGTGGTCTTATGAGCAGAATGTCAGGTGCTAGTCCTGAGATATCTGAATATATAATGAAAAATGCTGGTAGAGGAATTCGTATGATGGGTGGCGCTGGGCTTATTGCTGCTGGTGTTTCTACTAATTACATGGTTGATATGCCTAGTTACAAGCCAACAACCAAAGACATATTAAAGATGTCTGGGGATGAAAGAAAGATTTACAATCCCGAAGACATAAAAGGCGGAAGAGCAAGCGGCGGAATGAAAAATGTTCTGGTGCCTACTAATACAAATATAGACAAAATGAATTCTGCAGGATTTGCTGTTTCTGCCGTTGACTCTAGCAAAGTTGATTACGCAGTTGGCGACGCAGATACTGTTCAGATTATTAGTAAAGGATTTATGGGAATGGGCCAACGTAACCTTGGAAGCGTTCGTCTGTCTGGTATAGACGCGCCAGAAACAGGACATGAAGGCTTTGGCGGACCAGGAGAAATGCCTTTTGCGCAACCTGGTAAACAATATTTATCTAACGTTCTTTCTGCAAGAAGCGGAGCAACTGTAACAGTAGGCCAAGGTAGCACCTTTGGACGCTCAGTTGGTATTGTCACAGATGATTCTGGGATTAACTATTCTTATGAAATGGTCAACCAAGGTTTAGCGACTGTCCTATATAGAAATACTGCACAAGAAGATCTCGTAAGTCAAAAGCAATTTAATGCAGCTGAAAGAGTTGCAAGAGCTTCTAATAAAGGATTATTCTCGGACCCATTCTATGCTGGTGTTCACGCGGGCGTAAGCGGGAGAGAGAGAAAAGGTTATAACGTTTTAAGTCCATCAAATGCTTACAAATTTAAGTTTGAGAGAAGTCCAGGGACTTCAAAACAGCAAGCAGTACAAGCTTCACAAATAAGGAATGAAGAGATGAGTTATCCGATGGATATGTCTTATAATGATTATAATGAAATATTCCATTCTGCAAATTCACTTTCTAGTGGTAGAAAAAATGTTATGGCTGACATGCAAACTATGGCAATGGCTGGGGGCTTAGAACGTAATAGAGGCAGACGCAAGGAGCGCAGATAATGGCAAATGCAATTGTTAATTTTTTCAAGCACGCAGGCGGAACTCTAGGATTAGGTGGAGTTGGTGCTGTCGCTAATGCTGCTAGATCTGCTTACAATTACAATCCTGAAGAGGATGAGAAGCTTGGAGCAACTCCTGTAGCAGGAAGACTAGGAGCAGCAGCTTCTGGCGCTTTAGTTGGCGGTGCAACTGGTCTCGCATTGCAAGGTGGAGATTATGCGTTAAGAGGAATTGGCAGAAAGATGATGAGCGATGAGGGACTAAAAGCATATGATGCGGTTAACCCAAATCGGCCAAAAACTTTATTTGGAGCGCTCAGACAAGGATTTCAGACAGTTGCAGGCGGAGATGTTAAAGATTTTGAGGCTTATAGTGATTCTGTAATGGATGTTGCAAGCAGCACTCCAACCTTAGCAGTACAAAGACAAAAAATAGCAGCAGAAACTGCTGAAAAGGTAGGAAAAAAATTACCAGAGGCTGATAGAGTTATTCATGCCGCTAGCCAAAGAGCACAAGAAGCAAAGGCAGTACAAGGGGAAGTTGTAAAAAAATGGCAAGCAACTCCTGCTGTTCCGGCTAGTCCACCTACTATTTTAACTCGACGGTTGCGTGATATTGATGATGATTTAAAGAAAGTCACTGGTGAAATAGGCCAAATTGACACACATCTTGCAAATGCACCTACGCTTACTCCAGAGCAAATGGAAAAGCAAGCTACTGAGGCTCGAAATCTAATGAGAAGAAGAGCTCGTTTGGCAAAAGGCGTAGGCCTAGACAATAATGCACATGATGCTGATATTCAAAAACTTTTAACTGATCCAAAAGAGCAAGCTGAAATTGGGACAATTACTTCAAAGCTGAATAATAACCAAGCTCATTTAAATCAAAGACGTGAGACATTAAATTCAACCCAAACAAAGCTTAAAGAAGAATTAGCTACTCATAAGGCTGCACTTAAGAGTGGGGCAAAAGTTGCAACTCCTGCAGAGTTAGCAGCTCGTAAACAGAAAATGGCAGATTTAGAGTCTAGAATTGATCCTACAAATCCAGAAAATTTTGAAGGTGCTGATAGCACTAATCCTTTCAAAGGTATAAGTCAAGATTCTGCAAGGCAACAACTAGACGAAATGAAGCGACAAACTACAGGCACACCAGCTATTCCTGAAAATAAACCTCCTGAAATTAAATATGCTGCTCCGCAAAGAGGAAGATCTTCAAAAAAAGCAACGCCGCCTGCAGCACCCGCTTCTCCGCCTTTGCCTATGTCAAACACGCCTGCTGGTCCATCATCCGCGTGGCCAACTCCAATGACAAAGACCCAGAGAAAAGCAGAAACAGCTCGCTTGGATAAACTTGGACCTGCTTTTGGTGGTGGATTTCCTTCAAAGCCACCTCAAGCTCCTGCTGCAGCGGCCGCTGCACCTGCAGCGCCTTCTACCCATACTATTCCTGGTCACAGAAGACCACGGCCTTCAGGGAAAGGAGGTGAAGAATTTAGTCAGGATTACGAGCAACATGCAGCAGCTGTAGCCGAAGAGGCAGAAGCTACAGAACAATTAAAAGCAGCGCAGAATTCTAAGAAAAAGTTACTTGAGCAACAAAAAAAGAACAAGCCCATTGCTGAAAATCCAGAAACTAGTAAATTAGCAAAAATATTTGGAAAGACTGATAAGAATGCAATGGTTGATCCGGGAGCATTAGATGCAGGCGGAGCAGCAATGCAAGACATTGGTAGAATTGGGGCAGGCGCAGTTGGTATGGCGGCAGGTGCTCCCATTTACTTTGGCAGATATGCCGCTCGTACATACAAGGATGATGTCCTTAAGCCGTATGAAGAAAGAAACACAGAGAGTCCTACTGTTGCACAAAGACAATTGCAGCTACAAGATGCTGGCAAAAGTCGCACCCTTACTGCTGCTGAGCAAAATGAATCAAGTGTTTTGGAGCAATACAGAAATGAAAGTAAACTTCCTGGCAGAGCTTTTGATCGAATAAATAGATCATATGAATTTGATCCTGCAAAACCTGGCATCCACACTGTTACTCCTGCTGCAAAACCTGGAAAACCTGCAACAGCTCCTGCTGGCGTGCCTATTCGACCTGCAATGAATACAGGTTTTATGTCTGATAATGCATTGATGTTTGGATTAGGTGGCGCAGGGGCAGCAGCTGGATTTATAGGGGCAGCAACAAAAGCCTCCGCATATGGAGCGCCTTCTGACCATCCTATTAACGTATTAAGTGGAGCTACAAAACAAAACATCAGTGCAGAAGCACAGATGCAGGCAGATCAATCTAATAGAGTTAGAATGACAAATCCTTCAATGATGGGACTTAATGATGCAGATGAGTTATACTTCCAGAATCCAAGTCTTAAACCTACTAGAAGTAGATCTAGACCAGGCCAGTACAATGATGATGGTAATCTAACACTTGCCTTGAGTGCACTAAGAAGAGGATAAAGTTATGTTTTTTAGAGACGGAAAACTTATTCCTTTTGATGAGTTTGTAGGCAGTAATGATGCTCTTGATTTCTTTAAAAGTCAAGGTGTAGATACTAGCCAAGGTGTTGGTCCGCTTAGATCTGCTTGGGAGAATGTTCCTGACGTTAAAGATTTTTTAACCAAAAGACAAGACTATAATTTTGGTCAACAATTGCGGCTATTTAATGATATGAGTGACCTTGCTCCTGCAGATTTTGCAGGTACAAGAGAAGAGCAATTACGTTTTAGTAGTACAAATCTTGAAGTTCATAGCCTTAATACAGTTCGTCAGCCTGATGAATATTTGAGCCTTGCAGATATAGGCCAGAGACAATTTAAAGAGCACGGTTATGTTGAAGGACGTTTTGCGGACGTTACCGCTCCTAGCCATTGGCGAGCTCGCAGTGGTAATGCTGATGCTAGCACTGTTACGGAGACCGGAAAGCAAACATATCCAGGTAAAGTTTTGCATGGAGATAAAAGTGGAGATTTATACACAGGCGGTAGTATAGCTCCAGAACAACAGTTACATCCAGAGGAAGTTGAAAAACTTCGGGGTTCTTTTGTGCAATGTTGTTATCCTGCGGATGTAAAAAAGAAATATCCTTTTTTAGATGTTTCGAATAGCGAATCGGAATTCCCAACTTGGGGCGCTTGGTATAAGGCTAGAACTGATGAGTATAGTCCGGTTAAAGTCCAGCCATCAATAATGAAAGATACAGCAATACTTCCACTTGACAACCCGGAAGTAAAAGAAAGAATAGCTAGGATGGCAAAAGGAGGACGTGCACTTTCGACTCCCGCTCACCTTGATCTAGTAGCTCAAGGTAAGAAACCTGCTCATGTAAGATTTGGAGGAGAGGACGATCTCAAAAGAAGTTGGTTTGCTGAGACAGATACAAAAGACAAAAGTCCTCTTGCAATAAGGAAATCAATTAATGCTCAAATTGATTCCGGTAATTTAGTTCAGAGAACAGTAACTTTAGGAGGAAATAACAAGCATACTGCGCCATTTCAACATACAATTGTAGGACAACCTGGGGTTGTAGATAGCATTGAAGAGCTTTTCAAAAAGAATGAAGATCTTCTAGGTAGGGCAGCTGAGATGCCAGGAGATGGCACTCCACTTGAAAAACTAAGAGCTGCAGAATGGACTCCTGAGATTGATGAGTTTAGGCGCAAATTAAGAACATTAACAGGGAGCTCCGAAGATGCAATAGATCTTGATTCTTTTCTGCATAAAAATCAGCTTTCTGGAAATGAAACACTCCCTGTTTATCCTCAGAATCCTTATCAAGTAGACAAGTATGATGAAGTTGATCAACTTGAAGTTAGAAACACTCGGGGTACTATTGATGATGCAATTAGTTCTGGACTTTCTCCCAAGCAAATAAAAGAAAATATAATTGAAAATTCAAAACCTATAGGAAAGCTTGTAGACCAAGCAGATGATTTTGTCAGAATGGGTTTAAGTAGCAGTCATCCGGGGGTTTATAAAGTAAAAGATAGTGTAGCTGAACTGAGACGCACGTTTAGTGGCGGCCATGATACTCTTAGAAAATTAGTCAAAATATCAAAAATTGGAGGATTAGCATTAGCCTTAGGTATTGGTGTTCCTGCTGTAGCTTCGGCGTCTACTGGAGTTAGTCCTACTGATGGAGGATTAGGTAGTACCTTAGCAGTAGGTGCGGGAGTTGTTACTGTTGGAGCAGTTGGAGCTTATTCTTACTCTAAGTTAAGGAAAGCTGGGGCAAGTCCAAGAGTGACAGGAGGTGGAGCTGCGGGTGCTGCAGGGCCTGCTGCTGGAGGGGCAGCTGGTGCAGCAGGAGCAGTAGGCGGAGGTGCCGCAGCCGGGGCTGCAGGCACAGTAAATAGAAACAGAGGATCTCGTATCTATAATAGTGCGTTTGTCCAAGAAGAACTTGACCTTACTACTAGGGGTTTCTTTGCGGGCATTGGATCAGTCATTAACGACTTTGGTTTCAATAGAAGAACAGGAAGTTTTGATACCAGTGGTAAACCTGATAGTTTTATTGATTCTCTTTTTGGTAAAGCATTAAAGCAAGATGGATATGTTCATCCTGTATTTAGGAAAGAAGAAGCATATTGGAGAATAGCAACCAACCTGGACGATGCCTATCAAGGTTGGAAAAGTTATATCAATGCTTCATATCAGAATTCAAGCGGACTTAGTAAGCTTTTTCAAGGAGTTAGATACCATAGCTTTAAAGCTTTAGATTCGGTTGGTGGTGGGTGGTTGAATAAGCAACTAGTTAAAGCCGGCGGTTTTAGTACTCTAATTGCACCAGCTTTAATGGCCCAGGGAGCTTTGAGCGATTTCAAAGAAGGCTATAGGAGAGGTGGTTTGGTTGGTGGTGCTTTTAAAACTGTGACTGGTCTTGTAAGTGGTCTTGTTCAAAACAAAGTTATTGCTGGTATTCTTTTGAATCCTGGTACTGGATTACTTGGTGCAGGTATTACAGCTGCAGCTGGCTATGCTGCATTCAAAATCTTTGATGTCAGGAATGAAGGTGCTAACTATATAAGATCAGGTAGAATGGGTGGCTTGTCTTGGAATCGTGGCCCAACACCTGGTATGTCAGGCTCAATGGCAGCAACGGCAAGACAGCGGGCTCTTAATTCTATGGAGAACTCAAAATTCAATGCAATGAAAGCAATGGGTAATGAGAGTTACATGATGAATGCACCAAGGAGTAGATATGCGAATTCAACTGCAATTCATGGGATAACTCCAGTACTATCCTATTAAATAAGAGGTTAAAATGTCTGATAATCCAGATCTTAAAAAAGTTATAGATGAGATGTATCTTGGCAATGCAGACATTAGTCGTTTGCAAAATATTTTTCCAGATATAGCGGAAACGGTTACTGATGCAACAAAATCCCCTAGATATAGTAACACCTCTAACACACTTAATGCAAACAGCATTAAAGATATTTATGATCTTGAGCAAGGTGCTATTACAGATAGTAATTTTAAAGAAATACAAACAAGCCAAAATAGAAATTTAGTTTCTAGAGCAGGTCAGATAAATGGACAATCCGTTCGAAACAATTTTGAAATAAATTGGCGTAGATTTGCGCCTATGATGGCTGAAGAAGGTTTAACTGCGGATAGAGTTTTTAGTGCCTTGTATCATTTTAATGACACCGCGTTTAAGCAAACTTCAAGGTTTTCTATTTCATCTGCTGGACTAGGTGACCCAAATCCAGTCATGAGAATGTCAGATGCTATTTTAGATTACCATGATAGACCCGCTATGGAAGCGGTAATGAAAGTTTTTGAATATATAGATCCTTCTAATAGTGATCAGATATATGATGAAGGTGGAGCTGGCCTAAATCATGCAGGAAAAGCGTTACTTGACTACCCTCGCACTGCAGAAAAAAGAATTCCTGCGTTACCTGTTGGATTGACTCTAAAAGCTGAGCATTTAGGCAGAACATATCATACTGAAGAATTAAAAGCAGCAAAAAGATATTGGCAAACTCCGGTGACAGATGAGGACTTGCTTCAGTGGTCTCAAACTGCAGCAGCTGTTCCAGAAAGAACAAAAAAAGCTAAAGCTTTCGGAATTGTACCTGAGAGTAGACAAATAGATCTTTCTCTCATGGAATTCTCAGACTTTGCTGGAAGAGCAAATAAAATTGGACAAAATATTGATTCTTTACCGGGAGAAATCAAGGCTATACTTCCTTTTGTTAAGGGAAAAAATTTACCTTTTGTTTTGAAAGGTTTTAGCGATCGAGAAGTCCTACCTTCAGTTACGGATTCCCAATGGGATATAGGAGCAGTAGCAGGTCGAAGGCCTGCGCCTTTACGGGCTGGCAAATCTCCAGGGGATTCTTTGATAAATAGAACTTCTCTCGCAACTGGTAGAGATTTTATAGGTGTTTCTGACGTAGACCTTGCTGCTGCACATTTTCTTCCTAGTGCAAGCCCAGGACTACAAGATTTTTTATTTAAATCACCCTCAGCAATGGCTGCGGTTGAAGAAGGACTGCATCCTATTATGGGAAAAATAGATGCCTCAACTAGTAGAGAGGTAGCTGCTGCAATTAAACCTTTTCTTGCTGGTGGGTATGGGCAATTTTTAAGTTATTATTTTGAAAATAAGGGCAAGAATGAACAAAGTATTTTAGGAGGAATTAAAAATATAAATGATGTTGTAGATTCTTGGATTGGGTTAAGAGCGGGTCTTCCTACCGATGTTTCTACTAATATGCCTAGAGAGATTGAAACTTCTGGTGAATTTTTAGGTAAAAAATTAAAGCTTAGATTAGCCACGGCTGAAGAAGCCCAAATAGGAGCTAATGCAATAAATATTAAATATGGTGGCAATTTTTGCGTTGGAAATGGCGCTCATCAACGAGAGATGAAGGTAGGAACGGAATTTGGCTATCTTATAAGCGAAGAGGGTACTCCAGAGGATATAGGTTTTGCCTTAAGCAGAGGCAATGGCTTTTTTGACTGGGGGTACAAACAGTTAAATAGTACTCATCCTAGTCATCCTTTTGTAAAAGAAATTCAACAAGCATTTCCATCAAACGGAGATGCTGCTACCCCACTTGGAAGAACTAGAGAAATTTCTTCATTCTTTGAAACTTTTAGACAATTTTTTGGAACTCAAGAAGCTTCACAGCCACACAAGGCCCGGGAGCATCTTACGAAGATGCTAGGTATTAAAAAAAATGACCCAGAAACTGGACTTCCATTTGGACACTTAGATAGGCCTAGAACTTTAAATTTTCATTCTAGATCTGATAACGCTAAGTCTCGAAAAATACTGCAAACCGCAGAAAAAGAAATTAAAGCTAGATTTAAACTTACTCCTGACAGAATAAGAAGACTTAAATCATTAAAAGGCCTTGGAATAGGCATTGCCGTAGGAGCGGCTGCAGCAGCTTTCCCAAGCGTAGCTTCTGCTGCGACGGGAGCAGCAGGTGGCGGGGGAGGATTAGCTTCTACCCTGATAACAGGCGCTGCTATAATAGGAGGGATAGGTGTTGCAACAGGATTAGGTATTGCAGCCTATAAGGGAGCTAAAGCAGCCAAAATTCCAAGTGTACTAGGAAATATTATGTCCGGACCAGGTGGTGGCACAATTAATAGGAATACTGGTTCGAGAATCTACAATAGTAGATTTATTCAAGGCGAACTAGATCTAACTACTAGAGGCTTCTTTGCTGGTATCGGGTCTGTTATCAATGACTTTGGACTGAACAGAAGAATTGGTGGGTTTGATCCAAGCGGCAAACCTTCAAGTTTCCTAGACTCATTCTTTGGTAAAGCTCTTGGTACATCTGGATACGTACATCCAGTTTATCGCGCCGATGAGGCTTTTTGGCAAGTCGCAAATAATCTTGATGACGCGTATCAAGGCTGGAAGAATTACATTACAACCTCTCACAGCAGATCGACTGGCATAGCTAAATTTTTCCATGGAGCACGTTATCATGGCTTTAAATTACTAGACTCAGTTGGTGATGGTTGGCTGAATAAACAACTTGTTAAGGCAGGTGGTCTGTCTACAATGATTGCTCCTGCTTTAATGGGTTATGGCGCAATAGGAGATTTTAAATCAGGATATAGACAGTCAGGTGTACTAGGAGGAGTAGGTAATACAGCTCTTGGTATTGCCACTGGACTGGTACAGAATAAAGTTATTGCTGGAGCTCTTCTTAATCCGACAATTGGCTTGACTGGTGGTGCCGTTGCAGCAGCCGCAGGATATACTGCTTTCAAAGTCTTTGACGTTAGGAATAAAGGCGCTGACTACATTAGGTCAGGTAGAATGGGTGGTATCTCTTGGAACCGTGGGCCTACACCAGGAATGTCAAGTTCTATTGGAGCTAGTGTCAGGCAAAGAGCTATAAATGCAATGGAGAATTCAAGGTTTAATGCAATGAAGGCTATAGGCAATGAAAGTTATATGATGAGTGCTCCAAAAGCAAGATACTCAGGTTCAACTGCTATATATGGAACGTCTTCAATGCTATCTTATTAGTATGAATCAAATACTTAGAATAGAAGACCTATACAAGAAAGTAGACACCGAGAGTTCGGACATATCTTATGTGGACTATTGGACTAAAATTTCTAAGAGTGTAATTACTGAGTACATTGAAAGCTACGGACTAAGAACTAAAACCAAGTCTGGAGCTAAGTGTATTTCTGGCTGTGAGAATTGTCAAGTCTCTCATATTGAAAAATACAAGAAAGACTATTCTACCCATCCTATTGAAAGTAAAAGGAAAGTTAAAGCTGATCCTAAAGCTTTTGCTACACATCCTTTTCAGATTAGTTGTCCTTTAATTCCTGAGAATTATCTAGAGCAATATTCAGAGTTTGCTAGTGAACTTTCTCCTGAAGAGAAGGACGCGCTAGTTATTAATACTGATCCAGTTACATTTGCAAGCAAAATGTTTGGATGGAAACCTAGGGCACATCAAGAGATTGCTCTTCGTTGTCAGAGCAAGAAGAAAGTATTTAGATTTGGAAGACGTTCTGGTAAATCAGATGCACTTGCCATTGAGATACTTTTTCATGCTTTTACTAGAGTCCGGGAATACTTTGACGAGGAAATAAGAGAGAATGTCAACGGAATTAAAATTCTTATTTGTTGCCCATTCGATTCTCAGGTAACAGCTATATTTAACAGAATACTTGAATTGCTTAATGGTAACTCTAGTTTGAAAAAAGAATTTAGATATAAGCAATCTCCCTATCACCAGATAAGATTAGAAAACGGTGCAATTATCTCTGGATTTACTACTGGTAGCAATGGAGCTAGCGCAGTTCGTGGTCAAGACGCACACGTTATAATTCTTGATGAGGTCGACTATATGACCGAAAAGGATTTCACAACAATCCTACCTATTGCTCAGTCTCATAGTGATTGTCTAATTCGCGTTGCTTCTACTCCTAGTGGTCTTCGTAGTAAGTTTTATGAGTGGTGCCAAGAGGCTCCAGATTGGAAAGAGTTTTATTTCCCAACAGCAGTTATTGACGAAACACCTTTTGCCCAGACAAAGATTAACTGGAAATCTCTTAGAAATGAAATGAGAAGAGAGTACACTAGTGACGGTTGGTTACAAGAAGTTATGGCAATGTTTATTAGTAATGCTGATGGTGTATTTGCTGCTCCTCTGGTTACTAGTGCAATGGAAGGATATTCTTACGGCCAAATGCGAGAAGCCAAGATGCAAGGAGAGTTATCTAGCTTTAGGTTTAGTCTTGGAGTTGACTGGAATACTAGCTTTGGTACTTGGATATGCATTACAGGATTTCATCCTCAGATTGGTCTGCAGGTAATGGAAATCATAAACGTACCAAAGCAAAACTTTACTCAGCTACAAGGTCTACAGAAAATAACAGAACTACTTAGTTTCTGGCAACCACAACATATCTACGTTGACAAAGGTCACGGAGCAACTCAGTGGGAAACATTGAAGATGTGGTCTTCTCAGCAAAAAGCGGGAACATATGAATTCAATGTCCAGAGAAAGATTAAGGCATATGACTTTGGTAGCAAAATCTCAATAAGAGAACCGTCTACTGGTCGTCTAATTGAACATCCTGCTAAGCCATTTCTAGTAGAAAATGCAGTCAGACGTTTTGAAGATAAGATTGTTAAGTTTTCATTTGAAGATGATTTGCTTAGAAAACAATTACTTAACTACATTATTAAGTCTCGTCAGCCAAACGGAACTCCTATATTTGGACAAGACAATACAAGTATTGGAGATCACGCACTTGACGCATTTATGCTTAGTCTTGTTGCATTTACTATAGAAGAAGGACCAATGGCTCTTTCTAAGAATATGGTTTCTAGCTTTGGAATAACTGAAACACTTGGACATTCAATTCTAAGTGAACAAAATCAAGATCCCCATGCTAAGAGATTAACAGGTGGAGAGTTATTAAGGCACTTGCAAAATGAAAGGAACTCTGCTATAGATAGCAGAAAAAATGGTACTGGTCCTTACCAAAAAACAACAGAACACTACAGTGACCTTGATAGAAGAGCTTGGGAAAGAGATATGATTGTTACTAGAGATGGGAAAGGAAATATGGGACAAGCAATAGCTCCAGTATTTAATTCTCGTCACAATTATCAAAGACCAAGTGGTCGAACAATTAAATAAGGAGTCTAAATGGCGCTTGCCCTATATATTAACGATCCAGTAACTGGCTTATCTGAGCAGATGGTAGACAATACAAATACAAAGATAATAGCTTTCCATGATACGACTGATGGATCTTATCGCTATCAGACTCTTACTCTTCAGAATACGAATGAGAATCTTGGCTATACTAACATATCAGTAGCTGTTTCTATTAATGGAGTAGTAAATGGTCCTATTTCTAATAATGGAATTATTTACCAGCTAATGCCAATGGAATCAGCAACTGCAGACATAAGAGACCAGAACTGGGAAAACCTTCCATATAACAATACGCTTACACTAGTAGATATTGAGCCTGGAGCTATAGTAAGCAGATATCTTATGTTAAAGACTTTTGTACCTAAAGGAAATGGTGTAAACTTTTTCAATGAGGCAACAATCAAAATCAATGCGACTGAGACAACCCTAGCAGGATAAAAAATGGAAAGACTTCCTTTACAGAAAAGACAAATCTTTTCGATAACAAATACACAACAAGATATTACACTAGAAGAACTTAGTCCTGATGGTAACAATGAAAGACTAGAAAACAAAGATGTAAATAAGCTTTCTAAGAGTGAACTGAATGGTCTTATTAAAGATCTTCTTTCTAGCATAGAGCCTAATAAAGAATACAATCAAATCTTAGATACTAAGCTTTACAACGGCAAGGGAAAGAACATTGACTCTCTTGCAGCAGAAGCCTTGCGCAAGGAGAACAGAGAAGAAGCAAAGAGACAAGCTGCTATCCTGGATAATTTCTTGAAAGTCACAGCAGAAAGACTAGAAGATATAAACTATAGCGTTGCTTATGAAAAAGAAGACCATGATCAATGTTTACTTGCAGACTTCCTATTTCCTACTCACCAGAAAGGAAAGTTAACCTATCAGGAAATGCAAGAACTTAAAAGGTACACAAAACTATACCGAGAGCTCAAAGCTGACAATCAATTAAGGTCTGCTACAAAAGATATAAAAAATGATCCAATGGTTGGCATGGAAGAAGAAGAGGATCTTAATTCAAAGTATGGTGAAGTAATTAAATTAGCTTATGCATATCAAGCAGAAAAAACTGTTAAGAAAGACTATGACCCTGAGCCTAAAAAGACTTTTGGAAAGATGGCATCTGTTTGGCTTAATAACCTAGAAGAAGATAAAAGATTTAAAGTCTATGAAGAATTTGATATTTTTAGAGATATGTTCGGACTTGAAACAGCTTTAGCTCAAAATGAAATAAAACTAAGTGAAGATAATATTAGTGCAAAAGTTGGACTAATACCTTTGTTTAATGAGGCACAGAAGACTAGGGAAGTCGTTCATGGTATAGAGAGTACCCTCAATGGCATAGACAAGCAAAATAGCGCTATTGACGTTCTAATGAGAGGCAAAGAGCCGTCAAATGTCAAGGCAAGAGCTATAGGAGAACCTGCTAAGAACCTAGGAGACCTAGTTACAAACTGGGAAGGCTGTTATGATTGCTTTGGTGGGGAGTGGACTAAACTTGCAAATAAGTTAGGAGATATCAAAGGTCCGGGGGACATATTTAAAGGGAGTGACTTTGTATTTGGTATTGATCTCGAAGTAAAACTTAAAGAACAATTACAAATTACGAAAGCTCTTCTTGCAAAAATAAGGTTTGCCAGTGACATTGAGTTTCAGTTAAAAGCTAATTACTGTTCTCTTCTCCGACTTGGCTCTTTGTGTCCGCTTGAGTTATTATTTGTTATTGCAAGTCTAGGTGGACTTCTAGTCTACACTTGGTCTGAGATATTCTCTGCAAATGCAAACTTTGGATTAAATTTCCTAAGAGATCTTATTTTGCGTGGAATTGTTGAGCCTCTTCTAAATCTCTTACAAATGAGTATTCGTGCAAACATTAGCCCTTTGCCCAACTATGCTTTGTGTACTATTAATAGTCTTATCAGTGTCCAAGATATTGATAAGGCTGGTAAGCAATATGGCTTTACAACTGAAGAACTCTCAAACTGGGTGAATTCAGGCACAGCAGATGAAAGCAAAATAAGCGCACTTACAAAGTTTAGCCAAACATACTTTAACAATAGCAATGGTGAGATTGGAGTAGATCAGCAAGCTGTAGGGACAGCTCTAGAAGGAGCATTGAATAACAATGGTATGAAGTTCCTATCAACAATAACCAATCCTCTCTTTGGTAAAGGTGATGCTCTTGACTCAATCGAAATGATTAAGTCTGTAATATATGACTTTATTGATTGGGTTTCTTCTCAGTCAGACATTGTAAAGTATGGCCTTGATGCCTTGAAGGCTTTGATGGGTACTCAAGCTGATACCAATATTGTTCTCTGTACAAAGATTATGGCCTTGTCTCAGACTCTAGCTTTTGCTCTAGGAGTTTACAAAGCAGCAACCTCTAAGGGAATTGAACCTTGCATTCCTATGAAAGATGATAATGGTAACCTAACAAATGAAAGCCCATGGGATCCCTGGGATCCGGATCCTAATAGTGACTTCCCAATGAAGGAGTACTTCAATAGCCAACCTGTTTACCAGGAAAAGGCAAGGAATAACAAGAGTAACAAAAAGACAAAGCCGATTAGATACTTAATAAATCCTGCAACTGATAGTAGATTTAATCTTACTAATTGCGATAGAGCAAAATCGTCTATAATAAGCAAAGGTGAAAGTCTGGATTTCTGGAGACGAGTTGCATTAGGAGCAAACGTAGACAATGTTTAAATTAAAAGCACAAGTTATTAATCTAAAGAATCTTGCATCTTCTATTCAAACAATAGATGATGCGGAGAGTAAGATACCTGCGCCAAGTTTAGAAAGAACAAAAGATCCAGTATTTAACTATAGAACAACTCGTCCATACTTTATGAATGACTGGCAAAAGCTAGAGCATGACTTTAAAGAGATAGACAAGATTGCCACCATTGAAGCTTACTTGCAAATTAGCTTTGACAAAAAGTTATCTTTATTTATGAAAGAAGGTTACGAGATTATAGGTAAAGACCGAGATCTTGTAGAGTACATAGAGCGCCGTTTGAAGGAAGTTTGTTATGTCAGCCGGACTACACCTCGCCAATTCATAACTGACATAGCCAAGAATATCATTAGATATAGTAATTGTTTTGTTCTCGTCAAACGCAATGACAAGACATCTGGTGGCTATACTAGAACAGACTCTAAAGGGCGCAAGATAGCCCCAATTAGCTCACTTCATGTACTTCCTACCAGTATGATCCAGGTTAAGGTCAACGACCTTAAACAACCCATAAAGTATCGACAATACAGCGAAGAGGACTGGACGGAAAATACTCGTCCTACTACTGTATATGAGCCTAGTGAGATCATACATTTTCATGTTAACAAGCTTGAAGGTTTTATTGTTGGTACTCCAAGATGCAGCGCAGCAATTGAAGATATCAAAGCTTTGCGTCGCATTGAAACAGATGTAGAAGTTCTACTTCACCAAAGTATCTTTCCAATTGTCCAGTACAAGATTGGCACTGACGCTATGCCTGCTACTATTCTACCAGACGGTAGAGATGAGATTAGTATGGTTACTGAGGTTATTAATAACCAACCTCCTGAAGGTTTCTTTGTTACCCCTGAGCGTCATGAAATTAAAATGATTGGAGCAGAAGGTCGTTCGCTTAGAGCAGAGGGCTACCTTGATTATTTCAAGAAGCGTGTTCTTGCTGCACTTGGTTTATCTACTGTTGATATTGGAGAAGGCGATACAGCTAACAGATCAACCGCTGCTACTATGTCTAGTAGTCTTATCAACTCAGTAAAGAGTGATCAGCTTGTTTTCGAGGAACAAATCTATGCTCATTTGATTGTTCCTCTTTTACAAGAAAGCACCGAAGAGAATAGCTTTGACTGGCTAGACCCAGATAATAAAGTTGCTTTAAGATTCAAAGAGATAGATGTTGAGAACCAAATAAAGAAAGAGAATGCAGCAATTCAACTTTGGTTGAATAGTGCTATTAGTCATGATGAACTCAGAGATCGTATTGGTCTTTCTGCTGCTCAGGAAGATGACTGGGATCACTCTTATTACAAGATGATTACAGAGGCCCAAGAGCTATTGAAACTTGGAGCTAACGCAATGTCACCTATTGCAGAAACCTCTGCTAGAAGTGACAAAACACCTATGTCTTCTTCTGATCTAAACAAGGCAAGAGAATTACAAAATAAGATGGCTACTAAGTCCTCTGAGAAACCTGCTGTTAAAAAAAAAATTCGATAGCGTCTCCTAGCGGTAAAGCTAATGCAAATGCCGTTAGACCATCAAATCAACATGGCACAAAAAGTGGGCCAGGAAGTCTAGTTACAAACAGTATCCTAGACTTTGATGAATATCGAGAGGATGTGAATGGATTAGTTAGTCATCTCAAGGAGAAGGCTGACTACGACGTTCAGCCTAATTTTACCGTTGATGCCGCTTTTGAGCGTTTCTCTGTTATGCTCAAAGATAACAGTATTAAGGCTTATATAAAAGGCTACTCTGAGTATGCTGACTCTTCTAACTTAACTAATGAGACTCATACTGGCAACATAGAATTCCAGTTGAAGGTTCAGAAGTTCTTTATAGATAAGTTACATATTGAGATGCGCAATCGGCAAGGCAATACTATAACTGACACAGCTAAGACTATTGGTCATAGGATGATGACTATCTATGAGACAGAAAGAATGAGAAGTTATAACTGGGGTGTTTTCAATGCGTTAAAGGATAGCGGCGAAGAATCATACCAGGTATATAATCAAAGTAGTCAGTCTATAATAGATAATAGAAAAATCTCAGATAGTAAGTATTATGATTTACCGCCTGATCATCCTAATAGCAAAGTCATTATAAGGAAGGCTAATGAAGATAAGTAAGAGACTATTACAAGAAGGTATTGTTCAGGACTATTTTGTTAATAGTATTAAGGGCGATTTTACCCATGAAGTTTGGGATAAGAAGAGCCCACACTTTCTTGATTTTAAATACTTTATTAGTGATGGCGTGGCAGAGAACAAGGTTGGTCTAGTAACTCTTACAAAGGTTACTCACGGTATGAGACCTACTCAGAATAACCTTATCTATATGCCATCTGATTTAAAAGATGCAATTCCTACACTTACTAGTCCATACAATATTCCTATTAAACCTATGCATAAGGAAGTTGCTATTGTTGATGGTAAGAAAATTGAGAATAGAGAGGTTGGTGCAGTTGGTCGTGCCATGGGTGGGACTTGGGTAGACAACCCTAAGGCTGCTTATAATGTTAGTTCTACAATGATCAAGGATGGCCTTATACTTAAGGCTCCTGACGTTGCTATGGCTCCCTATATGAAGAAGCTTGCCAAGTCTGGAATGATGACCGATGAGGATTTTGAGGGCCTTGGATGGGTACTTGTCAAGGGACTTGTTACAGATCCAGAGGCTGTAGAGAAAACTCTTGATGGGCGCTATCTTACAGTTAGTGTTGAAATGACTCCTAATGATCTTTACGATTCTATTAGCGGTAAGTCTTACAAGACTGATGAGATGGAATGGGACATTGGCGACGATATTGATGGGACCAAAGCCTATGGCGTCCCAAGCGGTCTTCGCTATCGTGGCTATGCTTACGTTACACATCCTGCTGATGTTCATGCACGAGTAATGAATTACAAAGAGGTTGGCGGCGACGCTCTTCAGCAATACCTAGATAACTTCAAGACTACTATGGTTGTCACCGATTGCTTTAAGAATGCGGTTACTGATATTAGCGACTCAGAGATTATGGCTAGCTTTGACAATGGTCCTGTTGCGACAGTGCCAGTCGAAATAGCAGACGATTATGTTGATCTTTACAGTCAACTCTCAGAAGAGGAAAAGGCTCTAGCTGACTCACTGATGACTCTTGCTAATAAAGTTGGACCTCTTGATAAGGCTCCTGGTATTTGGGTTGGCTATGAAAGTGGCCCAGAGAATGAGAATCTCAGTATTGGCGTTAAGTGCGGCAACTGCGCTCTTCATGCTAGCGAAAATCGTTGTAAAATTATTTCCCAAACTATAGAGCCTGATGGTTACTGCAGATTTGCTGTTATCCCAGATGGATTAGTTTCTGCAAACAAAACAGAGCCTATGGAAGACCAAACTAACTTAATTAATCAAGAGGAGCAAGAAATGCCCACCGTACTATCAGAAGACAATAAGAAAGAAATTCTTTCAATTGTTGACGAATACATTAAATTAAAATCTATTCCTGCTCCTGAGGTAATTGCAGAGCTTGAAGAACTACGATCTGGCAAAGCTATCGCAGACGAGAAGCTTGCAAAGTTTGAGCTTGATAGCCAATCACTATTAGACTCTATCAAGAAGTTACTAGTTAGTAATTTCAATCTGGAGTTAGCTGACGATATGTCGGCTGAAATGTTTTCTGAGATGGTAAAAACTATTACTATTGATGATGCCGCTGAGGGATTTGTTCCAACACCTGGTATGGCTTCAGCTGCTAAGCGTGCCCTTGAGTGGCGTGCAGAGTTCAAGCGCGGTGGTACCGGCGTTGGAGTAGCTCGCGCTAGAGACATTATGAACAAGAAAGAGCTTTCTCCTTCTACCGTTATGCGTATGAAGAGTTTCTTTGCACGTCATGAGGTTGACAAGAAGGCTTCTGGCTTCAACCAAGGCGAAGAAGGCTTTCCCTCTCCTGGTCGTATTGCTTGGGATCTTTGGGGTGGTGATGGCGGCAAGAGCTGGGCAAATGCCAAAGCTGCACAAATTGAACGTATGAGAACTGAAGATTCAGTTAAGGGTCCTTGGGTTATGGGTGACTTTGTTTACAATGAGCCAGTTGTTGAGACTGCCATTGAGGAAAGTTTTAAGTCTTCAGTCGAAGATACTTATACTCCTGAGAAAACTTATACAACTCCGTCAACGCCAACTTTTGCTGTAGGTGACTTTGTTTCCTATCGCCTTGATAGCAAGGGTAATGAAGTTGGTGTTAGTTCAGGTTCACTTGGTGAGCAAGACGACGCAGCTGAAATGAAAGAAGGATATGGAGTCATTGATGCTATGCATAGCAAAGGAACTGTTACTCATGGTCCTGGTTTAAGTGTAGATGCATCAGAGGAAGATCCTGCTACTATTCTTACTATTGCTAAGATGGGTGAGGATGGCTTATATGACAAGACTGAAGAAGTAACTGTCAAGAAGAGGTCTGAACTAAGAAAGATTATGGCTCCTATTGTCTGGAGTAAGAAAGAGACTCCTCCCCTTGGCGCGTATCCTTCTCCTGGTATAGGTGGCTAAAGTATAGAAATTATGCTAGAATCACTATGTAATTATTAATTTAACTTAATCCTTTTGGAGGAATAATATGGAAACTGAAATGACAACTAGCCCAGCTCAAGTAGCTGATGCTCTTAAGGGCTTACTTAGTAATGTAATTGCTATGTACTCTACTGCACATCGTGCACATTGGAATGTGGCTGGCCCTGACTTTGCCCAGTATCATGAGCTATTTGGGAATATCTATGATGACATCTACTCTAGTTCAGTAGATCCACTTGCTGAGAATATCCGCAAGCTTGGTTCATTTCCTCACTCTCTTACTTACATGGTCGAGACTGCATCAATTAAAGATGACTCTATGACCACTGAGGCAAGTGAACTTGCTCTTGATATGTACAAGAAGAATGTAGTGATGATTGCTATGCTTAAGAATGTCTTTGACATGGCTAACTCTGCTAATGAGCAAGGTATTGCAAACTTTGTAGCTGAGCGCATTGATATGCATCAAAAGTGGCAATGGCAACTTGGCTCTTCTCTTCAGACTGCTGGCATGGAAATTCCAAGTGAATCTCCCGGTGAGGAAATTGAAGAAGAAATGAGTGGCCCAATGGATTCGGCCGAAGAAGCGACAACTGAAGTTGCCGATAGTTCAGAAGAAGCGACAACTGAGGCTGCCGATAGTTCAGAGTCAGAAGAGATTATTATTGAAGATTCTGCTGAGCCTAAGGAGCTTGGTAAGAAGCTTGATGTGAATACTATTGAAGACGCAATAGATACTACACCAGAATACTGGACATCTGTAGAACTTAGAGTAGCTAGTAAATACAAAGAATTACGAAATCATGATATAAATAAAGCTGAGAACTATCTTGTTCAACAAGTGCGTTCTGGCTTTATTTCAGGAAAGTTTAACCCACTAGATGTGAAAGTCTAACCCAAATTATAGGAGAAAATTATGGCAACATACAGAAAGTTTAGAGATATCGATTACGGTAAGCCGATTATCGCCCCTACGCATGGCGACACGGTTGCTCCTCAGAATGACCTTGCCGCTGCGGCTTGGCTACCCGTTGACCCAACCGATGCTAATATTGCAATGGGTTTCCACTCTTATGACTACCAACGCCATGTCTTTACCGACAAGGTTGTTATCATGCCTGGTAAGCTTGTCGCTCTTACGCGTGAAAGCCTTACTGGTGACAATACCATCTCTTCAATCAATCAAGGTACCGTAGGTCGTCTTGTTCCTGCTGGCATTCGTCTTGCTTGGAAGGCTGCTCATGCTACATCTGTTACTGTTCTCCAGTATACTGCCGTTGACGTGGCTGAGAGAATTGAAGACCTTGGTACAGGTCGCCCTGTCACAGGTCCTAAGACCTACACTAAGACTGCCCTTACTCTTAAGCTTCAAGAGCGTGGCCTTCTTGGCGACGGCGAGACCCTTGACCAGCTAATTTCTCGTCCAATTGGTGTAGCTGCTAACGTGGTTTACGCTTGGGCCGGTGGTGATGGTACGCAGCCCAATAAGCTTCGTTTCATGAACTATCGTCGTGAGAATAAGTCAACGTTCTGGACTGGCCAGGACCACACCCTTCGTCTTCCTGTTGCTCCTGCAAAGTCTTATGACATCTCGGCTCTTAATCTTACGACTGATACTAATGCCAGCGCCTCTTGGGATGGTACAAAGAAGCTTGTTTTCCTTGGCGATAACTCAGTTAATACGGCTGCTGCTGCTGCTGCTGCTGGCACTACGCTTTCTAACTACTACCATGGTGCTGATTTGGCTAAGGTTGCTACCTATGCTAACGTGAAGGCTACGTTTGATGAGCGTTATGCTGATCTTGCTACTAATGCGAGTGCCAAGGTGCTTGTTCTTGGTCATCAGGGTATTGAAAGCAACATCTACAATACTATTGAACTTTGGTCAGTTACTTATGCGACTGGTGGTGCAACTGTCTCACAGAATACGGATCTTACTTCAACCTGGCTAGCCAAAGAGAAGGCAGCTCCTGCTGGTGTTAAGGCTGCTGGCGATTACTTTGTGGACCGTGATCTTGGTCTTCTTTTCGTGCACACTGACTGCCCTGCTACTGGTGACTATCTTGTTGCCTTCCGTCTTGCTGCTGATGTCGAGTCATACAGTGGTAATGTCTTTGCTGCGGTTGGTAAGGCTGTCAAGCCTGGCGATTATCTTGCTTATGACAAGTATTCCAACTTTGTTCCTTATGTGGCTCGTCCCGATGAGACTAAGGTTATTGCTACTGACGGTGCCGATGACGCTGACGCCAATGACAATGCTACCGTAGAGGCAACTGCTTGGGTTGATCCTACTCTTTACCATCGTCCAGAGGACATTGTTGGTAAGTGCTATACACTTGATCGTTCACCTAAGGCTGATCTTGCAACAGTTAAGACTTTCCATGATTACGAAGGCGTGTCACTCGCTGATCGTACTCCTGGTTCGGCTAATGATGGTCATCCTGCAGAAATTCATCAGTCATTCGGTGGTCAGTTCGCTGCCATCGTGCGCGTCCTACTCTAATTAAAATCATAATCTCAATAAGGAGAACCGAAAAATGTCAAGACTAAAGCATAAGAACCTAGAAATTGCTGATCAGAGTGAGCTTACAGCGCTCATCAAGAACAACGGTTGGCTTCCTGGCTCAGACCATAGCAGCGATTCACGTCTTTCAATCGAAGACGCGATTACATCAGCTGAGCTTGGGCCCTGGGTCAAGCACTCAATTGTTGAGATTATGATGGAGCCCATGGAGCCTATGCTCACGCTAACTCCACTCCTTGACACCATTCCTGCACCGGATGGTATCACTGAGTTCCGCCTTCCCGCCCTTTCAGCTTTCACTGTCCATAAGGTCACTGAGCTTGAAGGCTACCGTGAAGAGCGTGTGACAACTGGCGGTGGTATGGCTACGGCCGCCATCGACAAGTGGGGTGTTATGATCTCCCTTACGCAAGAGGCTATCAAGGCTTCCAACTGGAATCTCCTTGGTTACCTTGCCCGTGAGGCTGGTCGTGCTTTCGCTCGCCGCAAGGAGACCGAAATCGCTAAGCATATCACGAACATCAGCGTTCCTGCGTTTGACAATCTTAATCCTACTCAGTCAGCTCTTGGCATCACGACTGGTCGTGACATCAAGATGAAGACCAATGGTACTCTTACCATGGATGATCTTTTCAACGCTTATCACCTTCTCATTCAGAGAGGTTTTACGCCTGATACGCTAATCTGCCATCCTCTTACTTACCTTATGTTTGTTCGCGACCCCGTCCTTCGTGCATTTGCAATGCAGAGCGGCAGCGGCAATCTCTTTGGTAGCTACTCGGGTTCAGCCGCTAACGTTAGCGGTGTTCCTGACGCCGTTAAGGGTGTTCTTTCAAAGGGTTATTCACGCGGCCAGCTTGGTACTGGTGCCGATAGCTCCAAGGCCTCGCTTAAGGACTTCAACGTCAATGCTATTACGGCGGCTCCCCAGCTTCCCCTTGGCCTTCCGTTCGGTCTCCGCATTGTGACCTCACGCTTCATGCCTTACGATCCTGCTACTAAGCTTACCGATATCGTTCTTTGCGATAGCAAGTCACTTGGTGCTCTAATCGTTGGTTCAGGTATTGTTGCTGATGAGTGGGAGGATAAGTATTTCGAGACCTTCAAGATGAAGTGGTCAGAGAAGTGGGGTCTTTTCATGTACAACGAAGGTCAGGGTCTTGTTACGCTTAAGAATATCTTCTGCGATCAGAACTTCTACGCTCCTGAGATTGCGCGTCCTTACTACAATATTACGGATGGCGAGTTCCTTGCAGCGGTGCCTGGTGCTTCTCCGGTTAGCACTCAGTTCCCTGACTAATAGTTAGGTAACAGGTAATAGATAAATAGCCCTCAGGTCGAAAGGCCTGGGGGCTTTCTTTTTGTTATAATGTCGGTATCTAGATATTAGTTACTAGGAGTAGACATGAGTTTAGAAGATAAGATCGCCCAGGCCCTTGCAACCATCACATCCCAAAAGGATATGGAGGCTCTATTCAGAAGGTTAGCTTTTGAAGAGCATCAAGCAATTATGGAAGCAGAAGATTGTATTATAGAGGCTGAGAGTCTTGAGACGCAAGAAATTACCTTAGTTACTGGTTGCAAAGTTGAGTGTACTCTTGAATCTTACATTGAGGAGTTCTAACAATGGCTTTTACTATTGTTTCAGTTTGGCCAAATGATGGCTTTACTACTTTTCCTACAGGGGAAAAGATTGAAATTCTTTTTAACCAAGAAGTCTCTGAGTTTCTTGCTGAAAATAGTATTAGTTTAGTTGGTCCTGATAATCATATTGTTACTGGTATCGAGTTTGAAGAGAGACTTTATAAGTTCTCAAATGACACAAACTATTCAAAAGTACTTGAGACTCTACATCTCAAAGGTGAAGTTCCAGTCGAGTTAGAAATTGTTAGATGCAACGCTTCTGGAGAAACTCTTGAAGAGCAAATGAGTTATGCCTATGACGTTACTGTCAAAAGCAAATTAATTGTTAGACCTAAGTCATTCCTACAAGAGAAGACAGACTACCGTCTACTAATCAGTGGTTCATCTACTCCTGACAATGAGTGGAGTTATGTTGGATCTCGAACTGTGTTTGATGCAGAGAAAGATTTACTAACTTCGACTGGGGAAGGAATACTAAGAGCAAGTGGATATTACACCGGTGAAGCAGATGATGTTCTTGTTGTTGAAGTTATCAAAGCAGGAAGCTCTTCAACTTGTAAGTTAAATTGGTACTTTGAAAGCACCTCACTTGTGACCCATGATCTGCTACCCTTGACTGGACGCAATAAGATTGCAAAGGATAAGGATATCTATTTAGAGTTAATTGGCGGGGCATCTGACGCATTTAAAATAGGTGATGCCTGGACTATCAATTTACGTCCAATAGAATATCTTGCGGATACTTATAAAGTTGACTTCTCAACGGCAGTAAATCAAGTTAAAGAATTACCTACTGCAGTCTCACAGAGTCCCATTGGGCTAGACGCTCCAACGCAGGCAGAGATAAACATAGCTGCCACTGAATTCCAACTAGTAAAGATTGAGCCTGAGTACGGCTCTAGTAATATGTCTTTAAAGACTAGACAAATCATTCTTACCTTTAATAAGAATGTTGATCCTGCTAGCGTAACAGCAGATACAGTTAAGTTGTTTAGGAATATTATGGATGGCAATCAAGACGCAGTCGACGTTGGCTACTCTTGGATTGTTAATGGCAAAAAAATTATCATTAACATAATAAGGGAATAATATGTTAACCGTAAGCCAAGGAGACACAGTTGATATTGTTTGCCAAGTCAGAGATGGCAATGGCTACTTAGCTAATGGGCTTGATCCTGTTGTGTCTATTTATCCTTATGGTAGAAAACCAGGGCTTCCCGGTGTAAACCTTGAGGATGATGCTATTGTCTACCAAGAGGACGCTGGTGCTCCAACTAAATATGGCCAGTACACTTATAGCTATTTGACTGCTGATGATGCGCAAGTTGGTGAGTGGTGGGCTTACTTTGAAGTAAATGTTGGAACAGCACTTGCTCCTGTCATGTTTACAAGCCTAATTCCATTTACTATTAACTCTAGCGGAAACAACGCTAACGCGTATTCGCAGGATGAAGGCTTTGATACTTTACTTAATAACAACCAATATGTTATTGAGATTAGAGGTATTAAAGAAATTGGTGCTGCTGTTGATTCTATTGGTGTAGAAGACGAGTCATGGTTTACTAGTAGATATACCCCTATGTATGCAACCTATGATCAGGTAATATCTAGCGTAGGTAGCATTGTAGGCGACGTAGATGCTGATACAGTTAACTATCTTATCTATAGATATTCAAAGATTGTTGACGCAATGGTCTTTAACATGCCAGTCCAGAATGGCACACAAAAGTGGCTTAACTATGTTAAGATGGAATATGTAATTATTAACAGTTCTGTTGATCTTATTGAAAATATTTCACTTGCTCTAGGTTCTCCTCGTGCTAAGCAACTTGGTGATCTTAAAGTTGAGTGGGCCGATAATGCCACTGCACTGAAAGCAAAGATTGAACAGATGAGAAAGCGTGATGAAGACTTACATAGAATTCTTCATAGCAATGGCAATCTTTCTTATGGTGCTAGCCTTAATGCTGGTATGGCAATCAAAGGATATATGGGAGCAGATTATCCTGCCTTTGGTAGGTCAATTGATAACATGCCTAGGTTTGCGCCTAGTGTTAATATTAAAACTAGACTACCTGGGTCTTACAGATACTATCCAGACTATGCTTACCAAAACCGTTACCGTTACCGGTACATCTATAGAAATATAAATGGAAACTGGCCAGATACTGGAAGCTAAGGGGGACGAATGTCAGTAGGAAGAAGTCGTTTTTATCGCTCTAGCTCAGGTCCAAAGACTACACAGAAAGAAGTAGACTTGCGCAAGGAAACCAAGGATACCTTTACAGGTTCAGTCTATGAAATCCCAAAGGCTTTTAAAGTTATGCTTAGGAAGTTTAGGCGAAATGCCAATAACTACAGGATTCCTTGTTCTTGCAACGTAGCAAAAGAAGGACAAGGTCATCAGAAATGCAGTGTTTGCTTAGGTGAAGGATACCTTTGGGATGAACAGTATGTTGATACATTCAAGGTAGAAATTGGCAGTGATCAAGAGAAAGCCGGGGCATCTCTTCTAACTGAGATAGGTAGAAGTAAGAAGCAATTCTGCAAGTTCTATGTCCAAGATACAGTTGGCATAGACTACGAAGACAAGATCATAGAGCTAGCATTAGAGCCTGATGGTGCTCTTGTTAAACCAGAGCGCCGCAATATCATCTGGACAATCAATACACTAAATGAGAAGAGATCAGATACTGGTCGAATAGAGTACATAATCTTATACTGCAGGAAATATTAATATGTTGAATCCTTTAACTCCCCAACTTCTAAAAGACCTAAATGAAGCTCAGCAAACAACTCTTGTTACTATTATGGAGTCGGAGAATTTAGGCAATGTTCAACTTGAGCCAATGCCTACTAATATAATTCTCGAGCCAGGTGGCAAAGCTATAGTTAGACTTCAGAATGAAAGGTTTAAGGTAAATACAATTTATGAGGTTATGGAGATTCTTCAGCAGATTATCAATATGGCTACTTCTACTATGAAGCCAGCTTGGTTAAATAATGATCGTCTTATAATTCAAAGACCAATTATTAACGTTGAAAGTGAAACTCCTAATATTGTCTTCCTAGTAAGAGACGGAAAACCTGGCGCTGCTGGTAGCGGTCCAGTCAACTCACCTTCTCGAAGAATGGTAACTAGTATACTTCTTGGGAAGTATATTGATCCGCAGGATGATACCTCTGAGGTTTACATATATGGTCAAAGATTAGATTACAATATCAATCTTAGTATATACGGGAAAACTGCGCACGAAGCGGACCAGATCAAGGAGTGGATTGCAGATATTATAAAGACTTATCTATGGTATGTTAAATACAGTGGAGTCCTAGACTTCACGTTTGTTGAGGATACAGGAGATGATACAGAAGCCCTTAGACACAAAAGAACTTTAAAATATGCTGTTTCAATTGAAAAACTTACTTGGACCAGTATTCTTGTCCTCAAACAAATTATTCTACAGATAACACCCTCAAGTTAATTTAATTCAAAGGAGAAAATATGCCATATGTAAATTTACCTGGTAGTTATGTAGAGCTTCAGGACGGAAACCTCGGCCAGATTTCGGCAAATACTAGTCAGTCTGTTCTAGTAATTGGTACGGCTAGCAAAGGTTTAACAAGTGAGCCCTATCAAGTGACTGATATTGCTTCTGTCGTTCGTGAATTTGGTGCGACATCCGAGCTAACTCGCGGTGCTTCCGAAGTCAAGAAAGGCGGTGGTACAAACATTTACCTATATCGTCTTCCTGGCACTGCTCCTTCTGTCTCTGCCATTGGCGCTGATGCTTTTGGTGCGCCTGCTGGTATTAAGATTACCCCAATTCAGCAGTCTCCAGAGGCAGCTTCAAATTATGCTGTCGCATATAAGCATGCTGAACTTTACTCAAGTGATGGTGCTGGAGAAGTTGCAGATAAAAGCCGCGTTGTAGCTCAACTTGTTGTCGTCAATCTTACGACTGATGCTATTGTCTGGATGGGTAATGCCTTTGATGGCGCTACTTCCGATAACGGTGAAGTTGATGTTAGCTTTGATATGTCAGATGTTGATCTTGGAATTGGTTCTGCAGCAGACTCTGACGCCCTAGAGACTTTGAAGCTTGGTGTTTCAGTCGGCGGTAGTTATACCGGCGGTGAGTATTCGGTTACAGTTTCTGGTGTGACTGTCACAGGCGATCTTTCATCAACTGAGTACACAGAAGTTTCTGCAACTTCTGGTACTGAAATCAATCAGCCTGCAGGCACCGCATGGTACTTCCGTGACATGCCAAAGTTTACAGTTACACTCCCAACAGGAAGTGCAACAGGTGCATATACTGCTGCTCAGGTTAATGTTGTAGATGGTGGCTCAGCTGCCTCAGATGAAGTAATTATTTACGATGAACTTCTTGCTGGCACTGATACTTTTTCTGAAAGTTTTGTTGATAGAGTTGACGAGGAAGTTGACGGAACTGGTCTTGAAATTGCTGTTACGATTAACTATGCGACATCAGGTGCTTATACAGTTTCACAGGTTTCAGTTGCTGATGCAGGCGCAAACTATAAAGTTGGTGACGTGCTTGTCTGGAAGGGCACAGAACTTGGTGGCACAAGCGCCAACAATCTTGCGCTTACTGTAACTGGAGTGAATGTTGGCGACGGTGGCACAGTTACTGACTTTATTGTTTCAGGTACACGATTTGTCCACAAGCCGTTTAAGGCTGGTGTCACTCCAAGCACGCTTACTATCCCAGGAACTGCACTAGGTGGTACAGCCCCTGACCATAATCTTGTTCTTACAGTTACAAGTGTAAATGCTCTTGGTTTAATTAGCACTGTGAGTGTTACGGGAACTCGCGCAGCACAGCCCTTAACGGCGTCCAATGTTGCCGATTTGATTCAGGAAAGTTTCCAAGACTCTCCCCTAGATAATATCTTTGACATTACTCGTGTTGGTCCAGAAATTACCTTTACACCAAATGGCCTTACGCATGATACATCAGGCGTGCTTGTGTATCCGTCTGAGCATCCTTGGGCAGGTTTTGCAGCTAGACCTTTTGTTAGTGCTCCTATTACTATGACTGGTGCGGGCATAACAATCAGTGGTGAGTCTGTTTCCCATCGTGTTAGCCGTGATATTGGCCTTTATCCTCTGTCGCTTGACAGAGCTTTCTCTTCTGTCCAGGGTGGTGTCTACATCCCCCTATCGAAAGTGAAAGACGGTGGGGGAGTTAGTTCTTATGGTCTTCGTGGCTCTGCTTTCTACCAAATGGGCTCATCAGCTTATCTAGCTGCCAATGGTCTTGGTAGCAGCCAAGTTGTTTATGATCTTGGTGACACGGGTCAAAGCCTATCCCTCATAAAGAGATACGAGAAGATCCACACTGCTTTCGAAGATCTTGATCTTGCTGCTTTTGATTTTATTGTTCCTCTTTCTGTCCATCTAAATAGTCCTAATATTGCAGATGGCCTTGAGACTACATGGACTGATAGCTCTTACCCAGTTCCTGGATCATCAAAGGACGCTCTTGGTTACCTTGCCACTGTTAATAATGGCGACTATACCTACACCTACTACTGGTCAGATGACTCAATTGCTCCTAAGATTGCAAGTGCGGGTGTTCCTGGGGATGCTTCTCCTGCTCTACTTTACACTGAGGTAAACTTTGCTCATCTTCTAGCCAAGTACTGCCATGAGAACTCAAGCGATTACAAGTTTGTTCATGGCGTAATCGGAACAACTCTTCCCAGTGGGCTCAATCCTCGTGCTATTAGAGCTTACTACGGTAGCGCTCCTTCTTACGTCTTTGACGGAGAAGAGAATGCTTACTATGTGACAGAGAATGGTGCTGGTCTTCTTGGTCATAAGTTTGTTGGTGGTCATACTACCTTCAACAACGGCCTTAAGCATGGTGGTCTATTCCTTACAAAGGATGGTCTAATCGATTACGCTGAAGCCAACCTTGTCCTAGATGAGAATCAAAGAAAGGTTGATCTTGGCAAGTACGTCAGCGTTGTTGCCTTCTTTGGTAGAACAACAGACGACTTGAATCCTCGTCGTCCTAACTATATCCTGAATGCCGCAACAATGGTTGCTGGTCTTCTTCCTACTATCTCAGTTGCCAACTCACTAATCAATGAGAAGCTTTCACAGCTTACCATCGACTACAGAACTGAGACTAAGGTTATTGATGCTGGTTGCGGTCTTGGTCTTGTTATGGCTAAGAGCGAGCCTAATGGTGTCTCTGCTTCAATTGCTGACTCACCGACATTCGCATCACCAACCTCTGACTACACAAGACTTACAACGGTCAGAATCATCTCAAGACTAGTTGATCAGTTGAGAGTTGCGACTCGTCCTTTCATTGGCAAGGGTCTTTCCGCGCCCATGAGAGCTGCTCTTGAATCCGCCATTGGTGAAGTCCTTAAGGATAACATTGCTGGTGAGCCTATCCAGACGGTTACTAGTGCTTCGTTCAAGATTGAGCAAAGCGCTTCAGACCGTGTTCTTGGTAAGATGAAAGTGAAGCTTACAATTACTCCGGTATTTGAGCTTCGCCAGATTACCTTCTCAGTCAACTTAAGCGCACAGTAATTCTAAAGGAGAACAAAAATGGCCGCAGCAGATTTTACAACAAGATCATTTAATAGCTTCTCTGGCGCAGACATTAAAGCTGTCTTCGGTTCCAAGGAAGTTGGTAACCTAATGGCAGTCTCTTACGCTATTCAGCGTGAAAAGGCTCCTATCTACGTTCTAGGTGAGGCTAACCCTCGTGGTTTCTCACGTGGCAAGCGTGGTATTGCTGGTTCACTTATCTTTATCCAGTTTGATACACATGCTATTCTTGAGCAGTTCGAAGGTGGAGACCTTGGTAACTTCGTAAAGAAGAAGTATGAAATCTCCCCTGGAGACCTTAAGAAAGACGATGCAGCTCTTTCTGCAATTGTTTCAACTCTTGACACAGCAGCTCTAGGCGAAGTTACGAAGGCATTCTATGCCGACCAGATTCCTCCTTTTGACATTACGGTTGCTGCCTGTAATGAGTTTGGTATTCAAGCTCGTTGCGTTATTCATGGTTGCGAGCTTATGAATGAAGGCTGGGGTATGGGCATTGAAGACCGTCAGGCTGATATGCAGACAACATATCTTGCCCGTGCGGTCACTCGCTGGACAGCTAGCAGAGACACAGGTTCTGGTATCAGCAACGTTGGTACAATCAAGCGTGATGGTGGCGCGATTACCATCTCCTAACACTAAAGTTAGAGCATAAGAAGCCCACGTATATAATATATACGTGGGTTTTTTATTTATGGAGGATTGCTTATGGAAGGACAATCTTTAACTGATAGAATAAAAATATCTGCAGCAATAATAGTACTTATTGTAGTGTTTCTTGCTTATGTCTATTTTACAGACATACTAAACAAATTTGAGTCTTACTTAAAAAGGTAACATGTCAAGTACATTCACTGGATATTCTAGAACTGGTAGAATGGGATTCTCTGGTTGTGACATAAACGCTATTATTCGTTTGCCACAATACATGAGAGGAACCCAACAATTAAATGAAGAAAAAGTATTTAATATTGGTACTTTGCAAACTATAAGTATTTCAACTTATAATGCAAAAACTCCTGTAAAAGCTTTAGGATTTAAAAGTCCAATTGGAGTAGCAAGAGGAGGAAGAACCATTGCTGGTACCTTAATCTTTAACCAAATGCATCTGCATGTTTTAAATGAGAATGCATTTGCGACTGGATACACAACCTTAAACGATAAGGGAGGATTTCTTACTTATAGCTCAGGGGATGTAGACTATGTAATCCCAGAAAAGTCTGAAGAGATAAACAAAGAAAAGCTAAAGAAACAGTGGGATTTCTCTTGGGACACAAGTCTTTTCGGAGAAGTAAGTAAGCCAAGTGATTTACCGCCATTTGATATTATTATTTTGTTTCTAAATGAAGATAATGATGTTGGCAAAATTATTCTATATGGCGTTGACATCGTACATGATTCGCAAACAATGTCAGTAGAGGATATATATACTGAAGTACAATATCAGTATATTGCAAGAGACATTGAATATTTTCATGCTGTTGGGATTAGCGATACACGTAGTTGGAAGAGTCAAGCAAATGCACCTAAGGTTGCAAGTACTGCACCTGAGGCCGTAGCTCCTGCTCCAGACACATCAGTGGCCGAGACACCGGCACCGCCTGCTTCACCAGATCAACAGCCGTTAAATTAGACTTTAATAAGTAATTTACACACTAGAAATAGTTTCTGGAGATTGAATGGGAAGACAAGTTGCAAGTATATATACTGGATCTAATATCTCTCTTACTATAGGAGAGACATTGATTGGGAATGCTTTTGGTATCTCATATGATCTTTCTCAGAACAAGAGACCTATTTATGGATACAATAGTATGCTATTTGATGCTATCTCAACTGGACAGGTTATTGTAATAGGCCAATTGTATTTGACTTACCAGCATGCAAATTATCTTTCTAAGATTATGAGAGATTATCATAATTTCCCAAATGGTCCTGTCGAGTATAAGAAAGATAGAGTTACCGGAGTAATTGATAGAAATGCTTTTATTCAAAATGACGAGTCTAGCGCTCAGGCTGCAGAAGAAGCAATAAGAGAAATAGTAACTGGTACTACAGTTGGTGGAGCCGCAAGGCAAGATAAGAATTACGATCAATTGCTAAACGATCTATTTAATAGTCCTTCAAAGTTGCAGGACTATCGCTCTGCATTTTCTCCAAGAGAAAATCAATTAAACGGAATTGACCTTAGCAAAAGCAATGGCAAGTTTGGTTATGCATCTGGATCAGTTACGGATCCAAGAAATATTCAAATTGCTGGTGACCTTGCTGCACCAGACTCGGTCTACAAAAGACCAGATCAGTTTTCCAATAATTCAAGCGCAGCGACATGGCCAGCTATAGACATTGTAATTACATATGGTGATCCTAAGTTTAACAACGAACAAACTGGTATCCTAGACTATAGTAACTCCTTTTCAACTGTATTGAGGAGTGTTCATTTTATAGGCGAAAGCCAACAGATAATGGCAGATGATCAACCTGTCATGGAGGTCTACAAGTTCATAGCTAGAGACAAACATACATTAATTAAACCTGATATTGCACAAGAAGTTACAAAATAAGAGTAGGAGTTTTTATGGTAGATCTAGACAATAAGTTAGAAGATGAGTCAGATATCAAGTTAGCTGCAAAGCTAGAAAAGGCTAGGAAGGAAAAGGAAAGTAAAGAAGCTGAGACTATGGCTTCTGTTGTTGGAGAGACTGATCTTCCTGATGATGGCCCAGAAGCAGAAGAGATGGACGAGAAAGAGTTACTTTACAGCTCCCTTGAAAAGCTTGGCTGTTCTAAGTCTTACCTTGTTAAGATGAAAGAGCGCCATGGTACTGTCATTGTCTATCCTCATGAGGATGGTAAGTGGTTTGTTGTTAGACCATTAAGAGTTCGCGAGATGAAAATGATTCGTGAAATTGCCGGACAAGATGCAGAAAAGCTTAATAGAGAACTTCTTGAAGCTGGCTGCGTATTTCCAATGCTATCAGAAGAAGCCATCTCTGACTTGCCTGCAGGTCTTCCTGATCTACTTGTCAACATGATTAGCCGACTTAGCGCATTCATTCCAGTTGAGCTTGCATTCTCGCTAAGCAAAGAGCTCTAAACATAATAAGATAAAAAATGGAAATTGATATCTTTGAACATAAAGATATTCCCTTATATGTTATAGATATTCCTTACAACTTATCTAGTAAGTTGACTGTATTCTATACTCGTATCCCATGGGGAGAATATAAGAGAATTCGTTTTGCGGAACGGGCTCAAAGTATTCCTCCATGGGATCTAAAGATGAAAATCTTTAGGGACTATACGGTTAGGGATCCAGGTTGGAGTGATACAGAAATAGATCTATTGCCCGCAGGTGTGATAGATACTATCTCTGATCTTATTATGTATGTTAGCGATTCTGGAATAATACCGGATAGGAATGGCAGGATTGATATCCCGGCATTCACATTCAGGTTAAATATGTACAGAAGCATTGCTAGAACAAATGTTGAATACCAGATGTATACTGTTATATGTCTAGTGTTTAAAGCTTATACATTTGAGATGTTAGACAAGTTGTCTTTTGACAAGATATCAAGTCTATTTGCTAGCGCTGAAAGATATCTACTAGAGAACGGAATGCTCAAGCAGCCTCTAGAAATTTATAACCCTGAAGATCAGGCCTCAGAAGAAGCTAATGAGCCTAAGCAACCTGTAAAGACTAATGTTGCTCCAGAATCAGAAGAAGGCAGCTTCTTAAAGGAACTCTTGAAGATAAAAGAACAGCAAGAAAAACAAGAAGCAAAACTTAGGAAAGAAGAAGACATCCGAAGAGAGCAGCAAAATAAGCCAAAGCAAGAAGAGGAGATCAAAAAGAAAGTCGAAGAGAAGATAGGCAGAACTGAATACATCCCGCCAAAAGATGCTGTAGCAATTTCAAATGGTGTTGCTGTTAATGTTCCAGGTATTAGAATTAACAGAGAAAATCGACTTGGCGGATTTGAAAGTTCTGACTTTGCTGGTGCAACTATGACAGATGCTGAAGCATTAGCAATGCAAATGGAAATGGGACTAATGCCAGCAGGCTATGAATTGATTGTACAGAAACAAGAAAGAGCCAGAGATGAAGCTGCTAAAATGCCGAAACAAAAGCCAAATTTCAAAAAGAGGTTTAAAACTAAACCCGAATAAGAAGGTTTAGGAGAAAATAAGAATATACTCTTTTATAGTAAGTTAATATGGCTCTACCTAATGTAATTGCAGAACAACTTGCTCAATACCATGATCTTAGCCAATCAGTGGAAAGATCACAGTATTCTGAAGATAAGCAAACATGGGCAGAAGGCTCAGGGAATGCCGGGCAAGAAATTACTGTTGCTGATCAAGCATTAGATCTTGCAATGAAAAGCGCAGCCGGTGGCCTTGTTTTCTTTATGGGACCAAGCGCAATACGTGGAGCAGGTGAACTCTCTAGGAGTACCAAGTTCCAGTCATGGCAGTTGTCTGGAAGTTTTAGCCATGTCAATAAAGTCAGCGATGTCTTTAATTTAAAGACTGGTAAAGAAGCTATGAAAACTCTAAGAGCTGTTACTTTCAGAGCAAGCCAAGAGTTAATGAATATTACTTCATCTGATGACCCGCAAAGCTTTTGGTATGCTGGTATTAAGAAAGTAGAACAGAGCGGTTTAGATCTGCCTATATTTGATAACGTTGTTAAGTTATTTGCAAAAGCTACTTATATGAGTGATGTCTTATCCTATACTACAAAAAGGAAAGGAAAGACAGTTCTCAACGTAAGTATGAATGCGCTTGGTGCAACCAATAGATCTAGGACATTAGATTTATATGCTAAACAATTGAGGATGAATAGGAAAAAATTAGAACTATTAGATTATTTAATATTTGAAGATGGGGATGTTTTTGCTGGCAGATTAAACATGTATGGAGAGGTAGTCGCAGCAGCAGGACCTAAGCAGAGTTTGAATAAAAAAGCAGCAAGACTAGTAGACAAAGGTTTATTTACAGAAGCTTTACTTGGAGTAGTCGAACCTTCGCTTGGTCTCAAGAACAAAAAGACAGGAGCAACCTTTGCAGAAGGCATTGGTGGCAAAGAAGGTTATGTTCTTTTGGCAGAAAATAATATGGATCCAGAGTTAACTCGTATGATAGGTCGAATGCAGAATTTGACTAGAATTAAATTTCTACCTGGTAAAAATGGAGCAGGAACTTCACTTGCTGATCTTGGTCTTTTCAAGGGAACTAATTTAAGACGATATGCAACTACAGCTTTGCTTACTGAAGCTTACGGTTCTATGGCATTACAAAGAACTTCAAGACTATTCTCAGAACTATATAATCAGGTAGGTGATTTCTTTGAGTATATATCTCCAGCCCCAAAGCAAAAGATTTACAATTTCCTATCTAAGAATAATCTTGCTCCAAGAATAGATCATGGGCATGGAGCAGCAATGCTTGTTAGATACGCAGGAATGGCTGCTAAGGTAGCTTTCACTCTAGCTACAGTTAATCAGCTTGGTTGGAATATGATGAATGGAGATCCTGTTACTGCTGGAGTATCAGGTGGATTACAAACAGTTGGCTTAACCGTCTTAGGTGCTTATCTAGGAAAGAAAGTTCCAGAAGTTCTATCTGATGATTTAGGATTTGCTCCTGTCTTTAAAAAGATGGCAATGCAAATTACAGACAACTCGCAAAGAAGAACACTAGTTGGCGCAGGAATGGGTGCAGCCTTAGGTGTCTTAGGTATGGCTGGAGTTGGTCCGTTTGCAGCTGGTCCAATACCAGGAGTTGCTAATCTTGTAGCAAGAGGCAATGAGATTAGAAGTTATGTAGGAGAGGTTCTTCCTGTTAACGCTTGGCGACGCAATGTTGAAGAAATGATGCCTGGCTCTACTGGAGTTATATCTTCATTGGGCGTAGGATTCTTAGCTGGAGCTAGTTATGTTGCTGCTACTAGAGGTATTAGAATCTCTGACAATCTAAAGATTGGAGGACTATCTAAGGATGTTATCGTAGAACAGGAAGAAAGAGCAAAGTTTTTAAGAGCTAAATTTAGAGACAGAGAAAACATTACTCTTGCAGACATGGGAAATGAAGTAAGAGAACAAGCCGGTAGAGTTCTTAGAGCAACCAAAGCACATGAAGATGCTTATCCTAAACTTTCTGACAAAGAAAAAATAAGAGCCAGAAGGACTTTAGATTCTACTATAAGAAAGATAAGAGGTGATACTGGAGGACTATCAACTAGACAAACTGAGATTGTAGAACAGAATATGAATTCTTATATTTCTTCTCTCGAAAGGGAAGGAGAATACGGACTATTAAACAATCCAATAGGCAAGGTTGCAGATGTTTCTAACTTTGACGAGATAGCTGAACATGTTACTGATCACACATACGCAGAAGCAAAAAGCAAAATCTTTGCAAGTGAAAAGAATGCTCTTGGAAGACTAAGAGAAGCCATCCGTGTTGCGCCTAGAACTAGAAGCATTCTGTATGCCTCTACAGTGGCTGCTGCGGCATGGTTTGTAGGAACGGGTAGTATGGGTACCCTTGAGCGTCCCTCTGAGCTTAGAGAGCTAAATCAAGGCAAAAGATTAGAGGCTGTTAGACGTGGTCAGAAATGGGAAATGGGCCAGACAGGATATGAAGGAACTGATATTCTGTATTATCGTCCAAGCCTTACTGCGCGCTTAAGTTCTGGAGCTGCACAGGCGGGCGCGTCCGGTGGACATGGTCCGTTAATGGAAATGGCACTTAAGAACTTTACTTATAAACTTGAAAGAGAAAACTATTGGACCAGACCTGCCCCTATAACTGGAGCTGCCTTTGATCAAGTTCCTTTTATATACCCGCTTATCCAACCGATCGCTGACCTTATCAAAAAGCCAAGACTAATGCATGTTGGAGAATGGGCTCGTTCAGACTCTGAAGGTAACGTAAAGTTTGTAGAAAGATCTACTGGGCTTGATGAGATTCCAGATTTAAGTATTGGTGGATTAGGAATGCCTGCACCTTATTCTCCTTATTCTCCAAGTAGAGTATTAGGAGACTTCTGGGAGCAGACAACTTCTCTAGGTGGTCTTGTTGGTTTCTATGCAAAAACCGCAAAGAACTATCTTACAGGAACACCGGGCATTGCTGACCAAAGACAAGAGTTAGAGTCGTTCTCTCGTAACATGGATATGGCTAGCAGATTCTATGACCTACAAGGTGGTGGTTCATTCTTGGGTGTTCCCTTTGTCTCAGAGCCTATTCGTCGATTCCTTCACAAGGATGACTTAAAGCAATACAATCCAATTAAAAATGCTATGCCTAGTTGGATGCCAGATAGCTTCCAATATGGAAACCAATACACTAATACTAGGTATGGTGAAGGTGAGTACAGAATGCCGGGCAAAGGATATGTTGCCTTGCATACGGAATTAAAAGGCGTCAATCCCGAAGACTATCCTTTACTACATAAAATGAATATCCTAGGAGACGTTGCTCCTCAGTCTCCCCAGTATAAAGGATATCGGCGTCAAGCTGAACTTATGAGATCTTCAGGAGAAATGACTACAGAAGAGGAAAAGTTCTTTTATAGGCATAAACAGAACGTAGCAAGAAAGGCAACCGATAAGGGCACTGACGCTTATCAGTTCAAGCCAAGCACTTACGATACTATCAGTGGTGATGTTACGTCAGTAGATGCATCTACTATGAGTTTTACTGTGTCTGGCTATGGTGGTCGATTTGGTGTAGCAGGAATATCTAATGACGTTGATGCTTTAATTAGCGATTACAACTTATCAATCAAACAAGCAGCAAAGCTTAAGACTAGAAACGAGAAAGCTTTCTCTAGCAAGATTCAAGTAGGACAAGGCGTTACTGTTGATGTTGCCGCAAGTATTGGTCAGGCCGTTGACGAGAGAGGCGTAGTTATGGGTGCTGTTAGAAATAATGGCTTTAATGTAAATAAAGACATAAGAGAAGAAGGTAGATTTGCAAAGGATGATTCGCCTATTGCAGATTATGCAATGACTAATCCCATTGGCAAGATGTTTGGTAGAGCATGGGAAGCTACAACTCATATTGCAAATAGGGTTGCACAGCCAATAGAGCATATTGGTATGTTTGGTATGTCTCCTGTTAACAAGCTATTACCATTCCGAGATGCTCTTGAAGAATATGAATCAAGAGAACTTTACGGAACAGAAATGAAAGGATGGGATAGTCCTGTTGCAGGATGGATAGCCCCTGCTATTAAATCAGCATTACATAATTGGTTAGGATTTGACTTTGAATCTCCTGGCCTAAGAGAAAAAAGAGACACAGAAGAGTACTTTGATAAACTCAAATATGTTAAGTATTCAGGACTTTCACAAGCAGCAGGAATGCAAGGCAATGAACAGTTAGCTAATCAGTATCAAAACATTGCGCAAGATACCTATGTAGGAGGAACAGGATATGTCTCGGAAGAAAGACTAGGGAATGTTCTAGGCGGTAGAGAGTCTATGTTTGCTGCAGGATTTGCAAGAGAAATGAATCCTGGTAGACAACAAGATATTATTGATGCTTTGCCAGATTACAAGTCAAGGCTAATGGAAGGGTTCTACATGAATCAAGATCTTGAAGCAATTAACCGCGCAGCTGGATCAGCTCCTATGTCTACCTATGGTATGGATTACGCAGCAGATCTTATTGTTAAAAAACAGAAAGAAGGATTTGATGTTTCTGATCCTCAGATGGTAGATAGCGCAAAACTACAAGAAGTATCTCAGTTCTTTAATCATAGATCTATGCCAGCTGTTGACTGGATTGGATTTAATCCTGCAGTAGACTTAGAAGATGTTAAGTTAAAGTATATTGAAAGCGAAGGCATGAACTACCATGATTTTGGTATTTATCCAAGTCGTGCGTCATATATGCCAAGAAAGCCATACATAGACGAGAAGGCAATGCAAGATCTAAATAACCTAAGCGCTAGAAATGGTTTGAATGGAATGGCTAATGCGGCAAAGATATATAGCTCATATGGTGTAAATAGTTATAATATCCAGGGACCTAATAGAAACCAAGACTTTGTCAGCTTAACATTTAACGAGTACAATACTCTTAATCCGTTTATGTAAGTTTAAATATGATTAGCGATAAGATTTTTAATTTGCTAAGTATAGGATTAGGAGCGCTTGCTTTTGGTAAAGCAAAAGGCAAAGACCTAACTATGAGTGCTGTCCGTAATATGATTACAGGCAGTGACGTTTCACCTCTTGCAGGTGAAACTCTTTCTGACTTTCAAGGTGGAACATTCTTTGATGTTTTAAATCAGCAATACAGAAATAATAATAGAAGAGTAAATAGTAATGAGTCTCTTGCCTATGCAGTAAATCATGCTTTAAGTTCTGAGCAATTAGCTTATTTATTCCAAAGACACCAAGAAAGATTCAGTGGCGAAAAGATGAAAGGAGGAGGAATATCACCAGCTAGTAAATTTGTTACTAGTACGCCAATGGGCGCTACTGGTATACCTGTTGGTCTCCCAATTCTTGGAGGCCGCACACCTTTAAAAAAGTTCTCATTTGCAGCAGATGGCCAAACTTTTATTGGCCAGCAAGCAGAAGCTACAAGGCAAACCTTACTTGATATTATGACTAACAAACGTTTCTCTGGTATGTTTACGGGAACGCAAAAACAAAAAAGTTACGACGCACTTTTAAAGCAGGTTCAATCTACAACTTTTGGCCCAATGAATTCTAAGGCAGCTCAAAGGGGATTAAAGCCTATGCTAAATAGCTTTAATATGCTTTATGGTGGCGTTGAGGGTATGTCTGATGTTTTCTCAAAAAGACTACATGGTAACCGAGCCATGCTTGATACAGGATCACGAGGTCTACTTAAGTTTGGAACAGGCAATAACACATTATCAAATGTAAACTTTCTTTCCCAGTCAGACTTGACTACTCAAGAGCTTGAAAGAGTTAAAGACTTTGAAGGGAAGATTAAGAAAAGAGGTGTTGATGCTACGTTCCAAAGATCTAATATTGTAGAAATCAATCAAAAGATTGGCGCAAGTAATTCTAAAAAATTCAGATATGCTCAGTATAGAATAGGTGATGCTGATAACGCAGAAAGCATTCTTGTTCCAGTACAGGATTTAGCTCACTATGTTGATGAAAGCACAGGAGGCCAAGTCTACCATAGAGATGCAGCTGGGTCTGTCATGTACAGTCCAACTGGCAAAGTTATGCAAATCAACAAGGATCAAAGCAGCGAAATAATGAGTGGACTTGAATACTTGTTTGGCAAAGAAAGCAAAGACAAGGCTGGTAGAAGTGTTCGCTCTGATGGGCAGATCATGAGTCTTATTGATAGAAGTATTAAACGAGGACAAAGACTTGGATCAACATTATTTGGTGGCAAGGATGTTGAAGTTGATGACCAATATAAGATTCTCCAATACGTAGATCCTGCAAGAACTCCCAGTAGAGCTTTATCACTTAAAGCGGCTCAAATGAAAGTTGTTCGCAGTATGAATCCTATGGATCCAGATGCTGACGTCGAAGGTACAGATGCTAGTAGACTAAGTGACTTTGATGAGATTTCAAAACAAGCTATTAGCCATGGTTACGAAATCGAACCACTTACAAGTCCAAATCAAATAAGAAAAGATATTTACAATTTCAGAGGAGTTCAAAGAGACGCTGCTGGGCAGGTAATGAGTACTAGCACACCTGACTATGTCAGAGCTGCACTTGGAGAAGTTGATCCTAGCACAGGTGAATTCTACTCTACAAATGATATAGGAAGAAGGCCTGGTCGACATATTATTAATGCTTATACTGTAGAGAATAGAGGCTCGCAAAGAGCTCTTGGTCATTTGCGTGCAACACTAGGCGATCTTTATGCATTTAGAGGATCAGGTGCTTTTGCTGATATGGAGAAGTCAGGAATGATTGGGTTTGTCCATGGCAGCTGGCTAACAACTAAAAAAAGCATGAGAGAGAATCCACAGGCTGTACCAGAAGGCACAAGAATTAGAGTAGGGGCTAGTGAAGGCGAAAGAGTCATTCATCCTGGTCGACACTTTACCGTCGACAAAAGCACAAAAGGTGACCCAGCTTCAAGAGAAGCTTTCTCTTTTAATTCTAAGTTCAAAGGAATCATTGATGCTGCAGATGCGGCTGGTACTGGTGATGCCGCAGCAAGACAAGCTGCTATTAGAAAAGAACTAGAAACTAATCCTATCTTTCTAAATGAAGGAGATTGGTTAGGTAAGAAAGTAGAAGGCGATGACTTAACTGATGTAACTGTCAATGTACCAGGGCAAGGAAGACTTGCTGTCTTAGATGTTATTCCTGGCATGGATGACTATACATTTAGCATTGGTAGAGTAAGTGGCTTTGGTGAAGGTACTAAAACTTTTGGCGCTACTACTAGTACTGAAAGCTCTTTGTTTGATCAGGAATTAAGTAAAGGCGAATATCAATCAGTTTTAGATTTTGTAGACTCACAAAAAGATGAATTCTTTGCTAAGTCAAAGGCAGATGCTAGGTCTGTAATAGAAGCAGAACAGACAAGACGAGCTCCTGAGATACAAGCTTTACAAGATGCTCTTGCAAATTTACAGAAGAGCACTATAAGCAAAGCTGCTCAAGATACAAAAGATAAAGCAAAATTTGGCAAACAACAAACCAAGCAAGCCTATGCCTCTTTAGGAAAGAATAAATCGCTTGAGACTTCCTATGAAGGATATAAACAGCTTCGAGAGACGATGGGTCCTCGCACCGAAGAGACGGATAAAATTCTAAAAGATTGGCGAAGTCAATGGGAAGTAGACGAAAGTCCAATGCTAGATATAGCATTCCCAAATAGGCCAGGAAAAGGAAAAAGCACAGGCGGTAAAGCCAATCTTTTTGACCTTATGGATGAGAGAGAAAGTCTTTTAAGAAATAAACCTAGACTCTCTGCCGCGGAACTAAGCAATGTTAGATTCCAAGAAAAAGCAATTGGAGAAGTCCAGGCTCTTTTTAACCTAGAAGAAGAGTCTAAGTTTTGGCAAAAGAATGAAGGAACTATTAGATACTTGGCAGCTAATACTGCTGGAGCTACAGCTTTAAGTAAAGAAGAGCAGACAGTCTTTAGAAATATGGAAAGGTACTTTGCTGGCCATCCAGATCAAAAACCTAATGGAACAATAGTTTATAGAAATAGTATTGCTGATAGATTTGCTCGTCAGCAAGATAAGGTTAAAGGATTAAGTCAAGAGTTTGAAAGAAGAGGTATGGGAAGCCTAGACGAAGCTGAGAATATTTTTCGCACAGGCTTAATGAAGTCAAAGGCTGGCAGAAAGACTATGCCTTCCTGGATGCAAGGCAAAAAGCCAAGTCTAGCAAGAAGTCTTGAAGCTCAATACTCTGGAAGTGGAAAGTCTTCAAAAGCTGGGCTATCTAAAACTCTAGACAAATACGCATTAGGTGTTGATTCACGTACTGTTAAAGGTGCTAGAAGTAATATGCTAGAAGAATTACTTGGCATTGATGCTTCACAGAGAATAGGGGTAGAGACATTTTTTGCAGGTGACGCCGTTGAGGAACCAGCGAGTGCTGGTACTGTTCAGGAATACCTTAATAAAGAATCAATTGCCGATGGTAAATTTGGCGCTTTCTTAGGAGGAAGAGGTATCCCTAAAAGAGAGAGAGTTGCCAATAAATCTCTTATGGGGCAGACTCCAGGAGATGCAAGATTATCAGCAGAAAAAACAGCCAACCTAACTCGACTTGAGCAAGTAAATAAAATGCTAAGAGAGGGTAGAAAACTTGCTTATTCTAGTCTTGCAAATCAAGTAGGCACAGAAGCTGCAGAAGCAAAGTATGGCAAAATAGATCCTGTAGCTGATTTAAAAGCTCAGAGAAAAAGTCTTCTTGATTCTCTTAAGACAATTAAAGGTGAAATTGCAGATTTCTCAGACCAGAATGCTTGGGATGTAGATGCAGCAAGAAGCGGCTGGGATGGAATGCGAGATTCTGTGCGAACAGGCAAGATTAATGAAATACTTACTGCCAGGAATGCACCTGCAATTGCTGGAGCTTTTGGAGCAGTTGATCCTGCCTTTATGGGCTCTGTAGCAGCAGAAAGAACTCTTCCTTTTACAACCTTTATAGGAGAAGGTCGTAACTTTATAAAGGGAACAAATATCCGTCAAATTAGAACTCAACAAGAGAGTGCAATAGGATTCCTACTGAATAGATTTGATGCTGATAATAATCCTACTTTAGGGTTAAAGGATATTAGAAATTATGCTGGGGATATTAGTTCTCCTGCTAATCCAGCCTATCAAGCTTTTCATGCGGGTATGAAAAAGGGACTGGGGCAAGAAAACTATTCAGTTGAAGACACTAATGCATTAATTAGCTATTTAAAAAGAGCGCAAGATGCGTTCAAAGAAGATCCAACATTAATTGCCCAAAGAGAACAGTTACTAGGGAACGTGTTCGGATTTGAGCAAGGTGGGACTGACGAAGCTGGGTTCCGTCTTGAGAATCTAATTGAGACTGATCCTCAAGCACTCTTAGATCTTGGCTTAGACAAGGACTTTGTTGATAGCCTAGGTGCTGGTATCAAGAACTCAAAGCAAGTGTTTAATCTTTCGTTGCATGGAGTAGCAGATTCATCTTCTATAATTCAAGGCAATAATGCAAGAATGGAACGACGCTTTGTTGATCACATCTTCTATCAGTTAATGGATTCTCAGAACGAGAGACATGGACATATGAAGAAAGTATGGGAGACAGTTCAGCAAAGAGTTATGACTCATGATCCTGGTTACGTTGAACAGCTAGGTAGTTTTTCAAAGAATTCAATTCGTGAATTGACAAAGAAAGATAAAGTATTAGATTTCTCTGATACAAAGACAAGCGAGGCAGATCGTCGCAAAATGCTATCAACAATCAAAGCAAAAGGTGGTTTCTTAAAGCATGAAACTGGTCAGATTTATATACCTGGTGCAGATGATTTAAAGAAATTGTCTTTAAAAGATTCGAGAGCTGGTCGTAATGTTGAAGATACTGATCTTGAAGAAATGATTACTGAGATACTTAGAAGTGTTGAAACAAATATAAATGACGTAGATAAAAAAGTATTTTCTACTTTACGTAGCCAACTTATGCAAGTTGGAGCAAGAAAAGGAATGGAAGCTTTTAATGCACCCTTTGAAGGAAGACTACGTGGAGCAGAGTATGGAATGGTTATTGCAAACCTAGATGACAAGATTGCAAAAGAAACTCAAGGCTATGGCGTTGGTATGAGCAAAAGAGTTATCGAAGAACACTTTAATGAAGCAATGAGAACTGCCTCTAAAAGTGAAAAGAACTATCTAAAGAAAATGAAGAAAGGTGTTCTTGAAGAAGGCAAATACTACGCTGTTATGGGCTGGCAAAATCCTCAGATAGGTCCTGAGTCTGTGTCTACAATGGCGGGCTATTACGATAAGCGTAGAGACGTAACTGGAGGTTATACAGCTAATATTCTTGGAGAACAAGTAGACTTTGAAGGAGCAAAGATCTGGAAAAGACTTGGTGGATTTATCACAGGAAAGACTTCATCAGACTTTGACGGTGATACCGCTGCTGTAATGATGGTTGGTGCTGGTGATAGAAATAGATCTGGTAAGAATATAGCTGATTACTGGCAACAGCAAAGTGATCTTATTAGTCAACCTAGTCTAAAGCAACAATTTGAACGTCAAAAGAAATACGATTTAAGAAGCCAAAGCAATGAAGCTACCCTAGAGAAGTCTTTTAAAGACTTACTTAAAGGCGGCGGAGTTAAGTCTACTAGAAAACAAGAAGCTTTCCTAAGACAAGCCGGTCAAGAAGATGTTGGTTTAATTTCAAATACTGCTAGAGCCATGCATAGAATGAATTATGTAATGAAAGGCACTGGTGGAATTGATAGTAGTTCTTCAGAAGAAATGACAAACTTCTTACAAGCAATGGAGCAGAAAGCTGTTGGTTTCAAACATATGGCTACGTCTCCACGTGCTATGTTGTATCAGCGTTTCCATAGCGCTATTGCAAATGAAAACGTAGAGCAAGGTTTTGCGCAGTATAAGTCTCTACTAAAAGACTTAGGTTTTAGAGACGCAGACAAGATTGATACAAATAGTGATCAAGCCCTTGGCTCATTCTCTCTTGCAAGAGCATCTCTTGTAGGTGGCGGACAAAAAGCTGAGAAGATGACAGCAGAAGACGCACTAAATTCTTATCTTTCAGGAAGTGCAGATTCTGATTTTGCATTACATCAATTAGATTCTGGTAGAAGTGATATGCTATTAGACTTTGCCGTGTCAGCCTTACCCAAAGGAAGACAAGAGGAATTTAAGAAAAGAGTAGCTGAATTTAAGGAAGGATTAACTGGCAGAGGAGGCACTGCGCTTGGAGATAGTCTATCTCAATTAAACCAATCAGAAAAAGCAAAAGCTGCCGCTAGAACAAAAAACACTTCAGCTGCACAGCTAGCAAGAGCAGAATTGAAAGATGCAAAGGAAGCATCTAAATCTCTATTTGCTAATAAGTTTGCAAGAGCTGGTATGGTTGGTGCTGCTGTTATGACTGGCGCATATGCTTTATTCAACTCTGGATACGATGATGAGCCACTTACTGATCTTCCTCCCCCTCCACCTGGTAGAATGATGATGACCCCAACTAATGCAGATATGCAACTTATTAATAGTGGCAATCTACTTAGTGACAACTATTCTAACTATAGCCAAGCCAATGATGAAGAAATGGCAAGAAGTGCAGGCTCCCCTGAGATGTCAGGAACAATGACTGCACCTAATAGCATTGCTGCTAAGTCTTACTTAAACAATGCTAGTGTCAGGATATCAAATAGAGGAATGATTGTTGATAAGACAAATCCAGTTGAATATGCCAGATCAATTCAAGGAATAATTCCTGGAGCTCAAGTTGGGGTAAGTATCAATCATAATTACAATATACCTACAGACTTGGAGAGACAACTATAATGGCTTCAAAAAGATATTTACCAAGCATTGGAACAGTTCTTCCAGATGCTTACAATGCAAAAAACTATTTAGACAGCACAGTTGACGGAGATATATCAGCTGCAGCTAATTCAGCAGGTGGATATTCAACTTATGGTGATAAGTTTAATCATGGATTCTGGGTCAACGATTTATATTTTGAAGTGCCTCCAGAAAGAATAAGTTCTCAAGAAGAAAATTCATATGCGGAATTTCAGAGCTTAAGAAGCAATTCTGCTTCAAAAGTACCAGTAGGTATTGCAAGTGAAATTTTCTCTATCAACTTAAATATCCCAAGTAAGAATTCAATTATTAATATTGATGATAGAACTTCTGAGAGTGGAGCACTCAACGAAGATTTTAATATTAATAATACTCAGAAGCGCGGTGGCATTCTAGACTTAATAATCCAGTTCAAACATATTCCATTCTCAGTAATTGAGAATGCTTTTTTGCGAGCAAAACTAAAAATACCCCATACACATAATATGGTATTTTGCATGCATAACTTAGCAATCTCAACAAGCCCAGGCGAGCCGGGTACTATTGTTGCTACTCTTACAGTAAGTCCAATGGGCTATACTCCATATAGCGATAAGTGGTTATTTAAAAAGAATTGGGATGCTAAGAGTGGATCATCTTTCTATGATGTTAATATGAACTACGCTGGAATACAGAGTAAGTTACCAAACTGGAATAAGTATCCTTCTAGATTGCAAGAATCAGATCTGGACCCAGAGAAGACTACATATTATTTTGGATCAAAAGAGTGGACAGTTAATCCTAAACTTAGCGCCGATAGTGCAAGTCAAGTAACTACAACTGAAAGTGATTTGTCAGTTGTTAATCCTGCATATCAAACAATTGATTCTATTAATAGTCTTGATCAGAACTATATGTTAAAGAGTGACGTTACACAGTTTGCATATGAGAGTAGCCTTTACAAACAATACATTGATTGGCTACATGCAAGATGGGCACAAAAAATTGTTAATAATAATAAAGAGAATGAATTAAATAGATATGACTTTACTCAAATTAGCCCTTATGGGTCTGAGAATCATAATCTAGGAGATTCTATAATATTAAAGTGGAAAGAATTTAAGTCCATCTCAATTGATCCAGAAGTCGCGGATATAATAAGAACTTATTTTAAAAGAAAACTAGCACTTGATCGTGCAAGACTATTTAAGATTAGATTCCAAGAAGACGGACAGGTTACTGCAGATGGATATGACAAGCAGCAATTAGCGGCCTTCAGAGAATTAGAACACGCAATGAGCACAAGTGGTAGTAATACCGGACCTAACGGAAACGGAAACATGCCTTAATTTTAGAAATAAGGAATTAAAATGCCAGCAGAACAAAGAGGATATACAGGAGAAGAAGGTTCTGGTGTTGCTGAAGGTTCAGGTGCCCCTCCTACTCCTACCCCTGCAGTAGTTCCTGGAAGTACTATTGCTGCTCCAGTACAGCAAGACGTTCCAGTACAGCAAGGCGCTTTTGACGCGATTGCACGGTTCGGCAATGCATACGGTGAACGATGGCGACAGGGAGACGTAACTACGATAGCAGGAACATTTTTAACAGTCGGAGGTGTCGGAGCGCTTGCGACCACCGCGCCCTTGTGGGTTCCTCTTGCTGTAGGAGGAGTCGGACTTACTGCATTAGCCAGTGATTACATTGGTGATAATCAAGAAGACGATTCAGACGAATCCCTACCGAGCCTGTTTGAGTATGTCGGGCAAGTTGCCGATGCTTGGACTGATCCGGAGACAGGGGGAATTTTTGGACAGGGAGCCCCTAGCGGCAGTGGTGACGGCAGTGGTTCTGGAAGTGGTAGTGGTAGTGGAGCGCCTCCTCGCAATGAAGCTCTTCCTGGTGTCAAACTTGATGCAAGTAGTATACTTACTTTTAACCCAGGTACTCCTGGTGGTGGAATGAAACCTTTTGACTTGAGATACTTAAACGTATTTCAATTAGATAATCTTTCAGCAGAAAATTCTTATCTTCTTAAGTTTAATGCTACTTTATTTAGATTAGCTGTCGCTGAGAGAGAATCTGGTAATACTGTTTATGCCATAAATGATTCGGCAGCAACCGGATACTTACAGTATCAAAGCCATACAGCTATGAGAGATCGCTATGTAGTTGCGGCACATGAATATAGAAGATTAATGATCAATAATCCTGAATATATAGCTAAATATGATCGAGAAAAGGCGGAATGGGGAAGAAATCAATTCCTTGTGACTCAATTCCAAGCGGCTAACAGAGGAACAAAGAACTATGTTGAGTCAGCTTTTCTTGAAGTTGACCCGGAGAATCCTGACCAAATGAAATTTAGAGATGCTAGAAATCCTTATCCTTTTGTTTATCTAGATACAAGAATGGATAGTGATTTTACTTCTATGAGATACTTAGATTCCCGATTTGCGCCAGATGAACTTGCATTTATAGATACCTTTGGAGGATTGCTTGAAGGGCAAGTTCAGGCTGTAATAAATAACAGCTACTTTCAAACTGAAGATCCGGAAACCAAAAAGCTAATAAAACAAGACATACTTCCAGAGCTTAGTACAACAGGTAGTGCAGGTAGTGCAGGTAGTAGAAATAAAAAAGGGATAGAAACTGTCAACGAAAGAAACCTAAAACTTGTTGGTACTTTTGATGGAGTTTTTCCTTATTGGATGATGTATATTTCCCATTTTCTTGGTGCTAATGGATCAAAATGGTGGATTCAAACTGACGGTATTCTAAAAGCAGCAAATATTAGAAATAAAGTTCAATGGACAAGTCCAAGCTTAGGTCTTACAGTTACCGGAGAGAACCCTCAGAGTCGCTGGAAGATTGATGCTGAAATAGAAAGCAGTTGGCAAATGAGCTATAATTTTGTTAAAAATCACAAGTTTGCAACTGTGGTGGATCCTAGCACCAGTAAGAGATTTTATAGAGAAAGTGATATCAACAATAATTTACATAAAAGTCATCCCAGTTATATAGCAGGTCATATAATGACTTCAACTATGGTGCCCAAAACTGAGACTACTCCTGCGTATAGGGTTTGGTTTTTTGGGAGTACTTGGGATGTAGTGATAGGAGATATGGAAAATGATATTCTTGAATATTATGTAAATAATTATAATAAATATCTTGCACCTACTCTATCTGGAGCTTCTAATTCTTTGAAGTTAAGTGCGTTTCAGCCTGCGGGTAAAGAGCAATTGCTATTATTTTCAGACTGCGGCGAAAGAATTAAAGACTACTATTCCAGGAAAGATAATTACTATAGGGCTCTCACAGGACTAGAACAAGAATCCCCAGACATTACTGCGATAGAAATTTTTAATAAAAATTTACCTGGGGCTCCTTACGGTGGTAAAAGTCAAATAGCACGGCGCGAGCGCGTAACAAGCGATTTAATGGGTGATATTTTTGATCATTTTTTTAATTTTTATAGCCTATGTGCAGCCAACATAGGTTATGGTTTATATGGAGAAGCAGCAGGTCAAAAAACTGGAATTAATGTAACTGAAGATGTAATTAATGCTGCGCAGAAACTTGCTAGAAGAATAGAAACATTAGAAGATGAACTAAGAAAAGAGCATTGGATCATCACAAATGAGTCTGGTGAGACTCGCCTTATGAAAGATACAGAAAGACTTTCAGCCCCAACAGCAGCCCCAACAGCAGCCGAAGGAGATAAGATTGGTGGAATTATCCCGTCAGAGGGAAGTGGCAAGCAGTAATAGTATCTTATAAAGATAGATAAAGATAAAGGATTAATACTTATTTTAAAAGGTTAATACTATGACAAGAGAAGAAATAATAGCAAAGAGAGAAGCCGATTTTCCTTGCTTGATTGGAAGTGGTACGCCTCTTAACCTAATGCCTCATAGGTATGTTGGAGGAGGATATAAGTATTACTATCGCACTACTGAAGAACATAGTCACAAAAACGCCCGCCACGGAACCGCCCCTGAAGACATGAAATGCATGGTAGATGCAGACCCAAGACTTGAAGCTATGATGCAAACAGCAAGTAAATTTATGCCTAGTGGTTGGCAGATTTATAATATATGCGCGCAACAAGACATTACGAAAGAGGAGTATATGAAGGCTGGAAACGGTGTTCTTCTTAGAGGGCTAAGAGATACAATAAACCACTTTAGTGGATTAGCAATAGATGTAGGTATACGAATTAATGATGGAACACTTCTTTGTAATATCAGAAACGGCAGATCTTATAGAACATATGAGCTCTTATATCAGCTTATCTGTAGACTTATACAGGGAGATCCTACTGTAGTTGGGCATCCTGGTTATATATCCTACGAAGATGGAACTATTTGCAACTGGGGTGACTTAGTCCTGGGGAAACCAGATACAGATGGGATTGTCAGGACAGGTGGTTCAAGTGGTGAATTAGGAGCCCGTCGACAATTTAGAATGGAAGATAATGGCAGTGGAGTAATGGTAAGAAAAGAGTTCTTCTCCCATAATGATAATGGACAGTTAATAAAGGATATACCAAATGGAAAAATAACTGGTTCTTTTGGTTTTGTACCAAGGACAGCTCCCAAATACGGTGTAAGATGGGGAGGATATTTTGGAAATACAAAATATCATATGGAAAGAGATATGGGAAAAAAAGAGCAACAAATGTTACATACAGGCGAAGGTAAGATTATTACCTATCTACCTGAAGTTGGTAGATGGGATAAAAGCTTAATACCAATGTGGGACAAGGAAGGAAACCGTGTTCAAGTATTAAAAACAAACAAGGCCGGTGAAGTTATAGTTCCACATGAATTTGTAAATGCAAATCATCCTGATTTTCCGAATATTGGTTGGGATAGCATGCATTATGATTTTCGGCCCGGCGAGTCAATCTGGTCTATCGGAAAGGGTGCCCAGACTTTATGCGTCCCTGCTGAAAAAAATGGCACCAACCAAGACATCCTTGTAGCTCATAGACCTACGACAGACTCTATAGTAAAAAATATGCGATTACCTAGCACACCGGAGGACTGTAAACAAATGTGGGAAGAAACCTTAGGGATAAGACCCCCGCCTAACCTTGAAGTAAGAGCTTCTCTAATTCCAACAATGGCAGATCCGCTGAGTCCTTGGGCAAGTCGTTGGGTGAATCCTGTAGGGACTCTGTATAATGAAAGAAACAACCGCCCTGATGAAGAGCCTGCAATTGTTCCAATAGTTACAACAAGTACAACAAGTCAGAAGTCAGCGTTAAGAACAGGTTGGGAGCGATTCATGCGCGGGCCAGGAAAAAGATAGAATATAGTAAGTAAATAAATAAATGATCTCCTTGCTTAATATAGTATAGAGATCTAAAAGGAAGATTACTAATGAGTGAACAAAGAAAAAGTACATATACTTTTGGAACTGATAGGTATGTTCCTAATCCTTGCGCGTCAAAAACTTACTATAGGAAAGACCCTACTAAACGAAATCCATTAACTGATTGCCCAGAGAGTTGGAAATGTAAAGTAGATGCTGATCCTCGTCTAGAGGCTATGATCAAAGCGGCAAGTAAGTTCTTACCTCCAGGTTGGCAGGTTACAAATAAAGGTTCGGTAAATGAACCACATGAGCGCCTTCGAGAAGTAGAGTTTAAGCCTTGGCCTACAAGAGCCAAGAGTAACGCCCGACCCGCGACTCTTCTCAGAGCTGTGCCAGGTAACAAAGCTCATCACCCAAGAGGTAGAGCTATAGATATTGCTCTTATAAACGAAAATAACATGCTAATGCCTAACATTAGAAGTGCAAAGTATTTTAGAGTCTATGAGTTATTTGCACAAATAGTTGTTAAGTGTATAAAAGAGGGGTTAGTTGTCAAGGACAATGGAGACGCATATGACTGGAGTGATCTTGTTCGAGGAGGTACTGGACATTCAAGAGGTCCAACTAATGATCAAGGAGATGCTCTAGGTTCTGAATATCAAAGAGGTGGTGATGGTGCTGGTGTCCCAAATAATGGAGTTTGCCTTCGTTGGCTCGGATATCTTCATTCTGGTAATATCACTGGCGACGCTATGCACTTTGATTTTGGTGGCGGTGGCGATTTCGACGGCGGCAGTTTTCTGAATGGAGCTTCAGAAGAAGTGCGTAGATGGTTAAGAAATTATGGAAAAAGAGAAGGAATCCCAGAAAAAAATGAGTTAGGCCAATTGCTTCCTGTCAGCGTTGGTGTTCAAAATTGGGGAACATTCTTGTTACCACAAAGCGCAGAAGAAAGTGCGGCTAGGTTCAGAGAAGCTCTTGGTCTACGACCTATTGAGGTTGCACAAGTCGATCCCCCTACTCCACCAATTGAAACCCCAGCAGTAGTTTTACCGCCTCCTCCTGCTGTGAAGGTGCTACCAGCACCTCCTGCAGTAGAGGCTACGCCTCCTCCGCCCCCTCCTGCAGAAGTGGTTCCCGCGCCTACCCCAGCGCCAGTACCCCCGCCTGAAGAGCCTGCTAAGCCAGAAATTACCCCACCAGCAGAAGTAGAACCTGAAGGCGAACTTTTACTTGCTGTTAGGAAATATAAGAAGCAGATTGAAGAACTTAAGAAAATGGGATGGAATCTTTACACAAAAGATTTAACTTCATTTGATTTGTTCTATAAAGAAAATACGTTGATAATTCCAACATCAAGCAATCCAGATATGAAATTCAATAGATCTGGAACAAGCATTGATAATGTTTATACTTCTAATCACTTATTTTGTGACTTTATATCTGCAACATCTTTTAACGTATTTAAGAAATTACCTATTCAAGGAATTAGTATGCCAACTGCCCAATTTCTTGGGCGTGCTGATAACAGTTTCTTAGTTTCATTTAAGTCTCTTGGTTTAGATTCTGTTCGTCAAATAGAAGTCATAAAAGATACTTTAAAGAAACAAGCTATACAGTATAAGTTTATTCCTGAGTCTTATGTTCTAAGAGTAGAGAATAACTTTATTAATGCGATGGGAGATCTATACTTTGTAATTAATGGATTAGATAGTGCAACACTACCTGAAACGCCAGGTACTTATGCAACTGAAATGCGATTAACTGCTAATGACATTTACATTAAGAATCCAAAGATTAAAAGACAATCATTGGTAAGCAGTAAAGATATTAAGAGAACTTTTATAGATGAGTTGCTTTCAAGAACAAGTGTTGAGTATGGGGTAGACCGACAAATTGATACTCCTATAATTACAAATGTTGATTGTATATCTGATAACTGTGCCCCTACACCCATTACAGCAACTGACGCAAACGTACCTACAATAGATCTGTCAAGTCCAGGTCTTGATGTTATTCGGGATCAGCTTTTCCTGTATTGGAACACAACAAGAAGTGTTTGGTACAACGATACTATTCAAGGTTTAGGAGAAGGTCACAAAGCATTTATGCAAAAAATTTGTGGCACTATTAATCTTTGTAATAGGTTAATTATTCCTAATGGCCATAGACTTGTAGATAGTGCTTATCGATTAAAAATTCCAGAAGGAAAAGAGATAATCGATTTGTTTTATCGCAAAGGAACTGGGTTCTTACATTCTACTCTTCTATATGATCAACCTTATCTCTGGCTCAAAGACTACACTCAAAAATATGAAGGTGAGTTTTTACAAGGGGGCATGGGGACAGTATTTGGACAACAATTTAGTTTTTTCCAGCTGTTTGCTCCTATTGCTCTTGATCCTATTGCTCCCGCTTACTGGGATTTTAAACTTGAGTTTGAGCATACTGAATATGATTTAAGTGAGTTACCACTTCGTATTGAAGCTTTTACCTTTGCAGATGGTGAAGGACAAAGTTCTTATGCTGACGCATTAAATGATTGGTCGTTGTCAGGAGATATAACAACAAACCCAATAGCTCCCTATATTAGAAGTCATAGATCTGTGCTTGCTCTTGCAAGAAATACTTGGTTTCTTTGGATGTGGCGAGTTTCTCTATTACAAGAAGCTGGTACTGGAAATAGTGCACTAGGCGATGCGGCATCTTTAATTGAAGGTACTCCTCGTGTATTAATTGAGTATTTCGATTCTAATGAAAATAAGACTAATACAGCTATTCGTGAAAATTGGAATTATGTTAGACGCTTTGCACCCAATGAAATCTTCCAAGAAGAAGTGTTTGGTCCTAATTTTCTTAGAGGTTTGAGTACCTCAGCTAAGGAATACGGTGTTAATATCTTTGAGTTAGTTAAGCCTATTACAAGTCTTGAAACTTTAATGTTCCCACAAGATGATATTGGTGGAGGATTCAAAGACGGAGATGATGTCTCTACAAGTAATCCTTATACTATTATGAAGCCCGGCGCTAAGATGTTATTCAAGCCTTGGAAAGGTTTTGATGTTAAAGATATGATTCTTGACATTGCATTAGTCTGGGGTGGTGAATTCGTAGTTGCAAAAATAGGATCAGGAGTTGTAAAGGTTGGATCTTTTATTATTGGTAAAGGAAAAGCAGCAGCCAAGGCCGGTGCGGTAGTTGCCGCTAATACTAAAGCAGGCTCAACGGTAACACACACTGCAGGGGCTGTTGCTGCATGGTGGAAAACAAGTGGTTTTGTTGTAGCCTGTACACAAAAACTTTCAGCTTTTAGGCATTGGCTTCTTTGGAACACGCAATCAGCTCGTAGTTTTATTAGAAGTGGTGATATTCTAATAAAGAATGCAGCAGGCGCAATAAAGAATGCAGCTGGTGGAACTCCTGGCGTAATTGGCGCGCCTGGTAAACTTTTCACAGGTAAAGGTGCCGCCACTGGTAGAATAAGAGACCGTGTAGCTGCCCAAGATGCCTTAATAGCAGCTGGTAAGAAGCCAATTCGTGGTCCTGTTGATCCTGGTATGAGAAGTGTACAATTTGTTTCAGGAAAACAAACATTGATTACTGGTGCTTCAATAGCAGGTGAAGATCTAACTGACCTTTTTAATAATATAGCAACTACAGGTCAGCTTAATGATGAATTAGCAGAAAAAAGAATTAACAATAGTGTTGGTGGCTTTGGTATTAATTCTGCTAATGCTCAATTGGCAGTTGAAAGTTTCTTTTATGATTTTCATAATAGAAGAATCAATGGTGGAAATCCGAACTATGATCAGGACTCAGTTGTATTAAATAATAAGGATACTGAACTTTTCAAGGAGGCTGCAGGATATGTCAATAAAAAAGGCCCTGGAGCACCTCTTATGTTGAAAAACAAAAAAGGATACAAAGGGGGTCGTAGAGTTGTTGATTTTGTGACTGAATTTGAAGAGATCATTGATAATCCAGGATCAAATGGATGGATGAAGTTAACTGTTCCAAACCAATACTTTATGGATTATGCTTGGAACTATTTAATTATTCCTTACTTAAATAACGTTTTTGATTTTGAGAATATTTATAAGATTAGCACTGAGACAGAATTCTTCCCAAAGACAAGAGAACTATTAATTGCACAAGAACAAAGCTTAGTTGAGCCTGCTTACGAAGACCTAGATCTTCCTTTGCATCCTTATTGGAATCAAAGAGTAAGTGCTCTTGGTTTTGATGCAGTTGTAAATAATTTTTATCAAAATCAAGATATGCCTGATAACCAAGTTATTGCCAATTTCTCAAGAGGAAATAGCTTTACTGAACCAGACTTCTATCTTTACAATCCGTCAATTGATGGCAATGACGAGTTACTTGCAGATAGGCAGATTGAAAAAACTAAACTAAGTGCAAGATGGTCTGCTGAAGATATATATAACTTTAACATTAATATGTCAGCTAATCTTGCTGCTGGAGATATAGAGAGACTTGGCAAGACAGGTAGCCCATTAAACGCAGACTTACGTGCGGGAACTACTGCGACTAGGAAAGATTTTATAGCCAAGTTTAAAGAAAAAGCAAACAACGCCGCATCAGATTTGATGGAAGGAGTAATTGGAGCTTGGAATAACGAAATTCATGATACTCAAGTTGTACCTAAGCAAACTCCTAACCTTGATAATGATGACAAAGTGGGCGATGACGGTGATAGTCTTACATATCCAAAGGCAAAGAGCTCAAAAGATGATTGGGCTAACTTATCACTATGGCTTGGACCTAACCAAGATTTACTTGCTCCTATGTCTATGAATTTTAATAAAGATGATGAAGAAAATCAAAAGTTAAGAATGAGTACGCTTGCTAACGTTACTCTTCAAGATTTTAATAGAGTTAAGGGCGAAGACTATATTCTTAGAATGCAAGAATATCTTCGAGGAGATTATGAGGATTTCTTAGAAACTATTAAGCGTCCAGAGGCTGGAGAAACAGGTCAAGGTGCTGTCGGCCCTGACGGATCAGAACAACCTACTCCTGAAAACCTATGTGTGCCTCCGCGAATTGGAACTGCAGAAAGACCAAGAGCAAGATTTGGACAAGAAGAAGAAAACAATCAGTCTAGGACGCCACCAAATTTTAATCTTTATAATTTCTTTGATGACGATTGTGGAGCGGGAGATCCTTCAGTTTTGTTACAGTTCTCAACTCAAAAATATGCGAATTTAACTAGACTACATGATGGCCTGAAAAGCATTGGCAGAAAGAAATTAGCAGCAAGAAGAGCTTATCCTGTTTGCAAAGTTTATCTAATAGAAGAAGATGATATTTACAATACAGAGTATGTAGAGTTAGATGAAATTTATACCTACTCTAAGATTGAGCGACTAGAGATTGCTGACAGCCGCAAGCGCCCAAGCTCTATATGCAGACTTACATTTGTAGATCCAAATGGAGTTCTTACTGGTTTTAATCAATTTGCAAAAGCAGCTAATTCTATATTAATCAGTGATGATAAGGTCACAGAAAGATTAGCTAACGTTGGAACTGGATTAGAGTTTGAATCTAGCAATGCTCTTGTAAGAGGAACAGAATTTGAACAGTCTGATATTGGATTTGTTTTGAATGCTGGCATGAAGATCAAAGTTTGCTTAGGATTTAGCAATGATGCTAATAAGCTAGAAGAAGTATTCCTTGGTGAAATTACCGACATTAATCTAGATGGGTCTGGTAATAAGATTGAAGTTGTTGCTCAGTCTTATGGTGCTGAATTAGTTGCAAAGTTAAAAGGTACTACTAAAAAAGAAACATCAGTTCAACATCTGGATACATTTGATCTATTAGCTAGATTAATGTTTGAACCAGAAGTCATACACTTTGGTAAGAAAAAGTTTGACAGTATTATTTCCTTTGGTGAAGACAAAAGCATTGCTGCTTCAAACTTAGCTTATAAGGAAGGATTTGCTGTTGGAGGTATGCACAATGCAAGAAGAAAAGGCGGGTTTATAAACTATCTTTATACGTTTGAAGATAGCTTTGATCTGAATTGGATTGATGGAACTTATGACGCATTAGAGAACTGGAAGAATGATGCAAATAAAGCCTATGTTATAAAGCCCAACCAAGGACCTCAGGATGACAATCTTTATATTCCTAGCTATCAACCGCTACAAGGCTATTACTGGTATGACTGGTTTGGTACTTGGACTGGGGCATTGACAAGAGACGGCACAGCTCGTGTTGTTCAAGTTGAAGATGGACAGGTAAAAGAGTTTGAGGATAAAGCAAAGAAGCTTGGAATTCCTGCTGCGGCTGGATGGACAGCTGGAGCCATAGCTCTCCCAACGGCCTGGAAGGTTGGCTCAGCTGCAGGTAATATTACCAAGACAAAGATAGGTCTTATAGTTGCAGGGGCTGTAGCTTTTGGAGTTGTACTTAAAGTGGTCATTCAGGCAATGGCTACAGCTGCGTATTACACAGCTGACTATTTCTTAACGGACAAGGATGCTGTAGAAAAGGAACTCCAAGGAGCTAGAAACCACGGCACTGGTATTTTGGATAGACATGCTCTTGCCAAGAAAAACGCTAACGATAGTGAGTATAAAAATAGTCCAATGTTAATTTCTGTGTACTCTCCTGAAACTTTATATTACAATGTTTTTTATTCTACAATTTGGGATGTATTTGAAGAGATGACATATCGTCATCCTAGCTATGTTAAGCATCCTAGAATTTATAAGAATAGTAATCGTATGACTATGTTTTTTGGTCTTCCAGATCAGAATATGTGGGAATATTGCGGAGATCCTTTGGATGTTTATCGGCAAAATAAAATCTTCAGAAAGATACTAAAGTCAGGTGGACAATTAGAAGAAGGTAGTCCTTTCCTACAGCAAACAAGAAGAGATGCGTCAGGTGACTATACTCTTCCTGATTACGGAAATGTGCCAAGTGTTAGTTCTGAAGAGATTGCAAATTTTATAAGAATAGCAAGAAGACGTTTTAGACCATTTAGAACTTGGCATAATCTTAATTCTTATACAGATATTATCAGCAATGATATAGAAGCAACAGCTGATGGCTGGTATACAGAAGTTGAAGTACAATGGAATGATGCGGCCATTCGCACTGCTAGTGCACCAGACGTTAGGAACTTAAACGCGTTTATTGACTGGCAAGAGCAGAACACTGTTACAAGAAAGGCAAACGTAGATCTATCTCCTCAGTTTATAAGAAAAACTTCATATCAGTTTCCTAACTGTAAAAGTAAAGGAATGGCGTCAACTTATGCAAGATCAATACTTGCAAAGCAAGCAAAAGAGATGTACAAAGGTTCAATGACCATTATGGGGAATCCGCATATAAAGCCTTACGATGTATGCATCATAAATGATACTTATAACAATATCTATGGACCTATTGAAGTTGAAGAAGTGCATCATATCTTTAGTCCAGAAACTGGATACATCACTCAGCTTTACCCAGACACTTTTGTTATAGAAGAAGATGTTACTCCTTATATTATTTTCAATGGACTACAAAGTAGTGTCTACACAAGAACTCAGTACTATATGGAATTAGCGCTTGCAGCTTTCCCCAATTGGGGTGAGAAAAATAATATGACAAGTGAAGGGCAGTACTATCTTGATAGCTTAAGTGAGGTAATGGAAAATTACAGACAAAAAGTTTTAAAGATGCAAGAAGAGGTAAATGCTGCTCAGGATTTTACTGAAAACATATCAATTGGGGCTGGTACTCTTGGCGTAATTTCTGGCGGCGCCCTTGCATTAAGTACCAAAAGATTTATGTATGGAGGAGGTGCACTTGGTAGCACTGCTAGTGTTCTTCTTGGTTCTGCAATTGCTGGAAGTTTGGCTTACTTCTATGCATCTTCATCTTTAACTTCAGTCATATACAACTACATCGCAGAAGGTCGCGCTTATATGATGATTCCTTTAGCAAGAGAGGGTATTCCTATGGTGGCAGGCACAAACATAGGCATGAGTACTGGTATGTATAAGTCCCCTGGTCAATACATCCGTCAGTACTGGATGGATGGTGGCCTAGGACAATCTATGACAAGAGCAGATTCTATAATGAAAACTGCAAATGCAAGATTAAGATATGGTGCATCAATGGATAATACTCTTCTTGAAGCGCAGTTTACAGCAGACGACCTAGGCTTTACTTATGATAAGATGTTTGAAGATATTGGTGGTACGCTTGCAAATAAATATCTGTTCCCCAACGTAAAGAAGCAATAATGCCAAAAGTACCAAAGACAAATATTGGCTATAAGTTAAACAAATCTTTTGACCATCAGTCAGTAGGTAGTCCTGGGTTACATAGTCTTATAAGCGCTAAAGGTTATATTAAATCAATATTCTTTCCAGGTGATATTTTGCCTTCAGGTACTCAGCTTATTGGCAATAACGTTTATATTGACTTTAGAGTTAGCCTAATACAAGGTAGAGATAAAAGCGGAAATAAAAATGCTGCATATGGAGAAATTCTAGATGTTGAGTGGAATAATATACTTGAAAACAACTCTAGAACTGAAAATCCTACAGTATTTCTCTTGACTTCTACTCCTCAAGAATTGTTTACTAGCTTTGGATCAAAGCAGACAATAGAAAGAATTCAACCTGTTATTGAATATACATTCCATCCTACAACCTTTCTATCTGGCACGGCTACTATAATTTCAGATTCTAGATTTGGTAATGGAGGAGAGATCTCTCCAGAGCAATGGTCGTATACACAAAACAAGAATAGGTCTGGTAATGCTATTCAAATCTTCTCAGCAATGCTAAACAATACAAAGATTCCCGGGTTTTAAGGAACAAAATGGCTGAAACAAAAATTATTAAACTTCCCGATGGGGAAGCTTTTATTGAGGTTGGGTTGGACTATGTCAGAATAGGAGCAGGAACAGAAACGTTCCTTGTACTAGACAAGAAGTCTATGAATGCAGGAGCTGGTTCTATGAACTGGCAAATGAGCCCTGACCAGATGACTTACTATGGAATGCTAACGCATGTTAACCCAATTGCTGGAATGTTCCCAATTGGTCCAAAGTACATGATTAGTCCAGGTCCATTACTTGCCTTTGCCAATATGTTTGCAATGAATGCACTAATAGGTGGCGCTGTAGGTATGCTTTAATGGCTTCTATCCAAGATCCATATGGAGTAAAAGATATAAAAATTTCATCTAATTGGGATTTTGCATTGACTACTAGACCAGAGGGCTATTCGGATCTTGCTTTTACAGATGAGTCAAGTCTTGATACTTTTAAACAAGTAATTAGATTATGTCTAAGTACAGCAGTAGGAACATATAAGACTAACTTACAATTTGGGGCATCTCCTAAAGGAAAGAAAAGTCTTGTCACTTCAAATGGAATGGCGCAGTTGAGATCTTATATATATCAGAATATGGTTAATAGTAATATCAATCCAAATAGATATGCATTGAAAGTTGATGTAATCCCCGATCCAATCAACAAAGAAGCAGTTATTATTCACGTGCAACTAAATGTACCTACAGGTGGCGGTGGCACAATACCAGTTATGATTAACTCTGTATTCTATGATGGCACGCAAGAACTTAAAACAATTACAGGCTTTGGAGAATAAGAATGGCAATAAGATCTGAAAACGCTATAAGAAAAGAAATCATCAACGATTCAAAGCGTAGACTTGGTGCTACGTACTATGGATCTGGCTCAATGCTAGATGGTCTTGCCACTGATATAAGCAGACAAATTGCGCAGTTAGAAGCACAACAAGAACAGATCATAAGAGACATACATTTCAATACGATTACAGAAGATCAAATTTCAAAGTATGCAGAAGATTTCAATGTCAGAAGAAAGATTGGTAGAAAAGCCAAGTCTGAGTCAGCTGATTTTAATGTGCTAGTTAGCTCAACTAATGGGTTGTCTATTAGCGCTAATCTAAGATTAAATAATATTGAAATAGTAGGTATAACCCTTTTAAGTGGAAATAAGAAATACTTTGTAACAGAGATCGAGCCTAATGGCTACTCGCAGTCAAGTGCTTATGTAGGAGTCCAGGCTTATGCCTTAGGTTCTGACTTTAATGTTGCTAAGGGTGAGTTAAATAGATTTGAGAAATCTTATCAAGGACTTACCGTTACAAATACAAGAGCAATACTAAACGGAGAAGATTTAGAGACAATGGACTCTATAAGAAATAGAATCCTTGAAAAAATTGAATCAAATGCTAATACTGAATTTATTCTAAATAGTGCAATCTCAAGATTGTCTGGTCTAGGTAAAACTACAGTAATAAGAAACTATGATGGCCCTGGTGCTTTGATGGTTTGTGTCCAACCTTATTCTGGAGTTGTTTATCCTGAGTCAACAATCCGGGACTTACAAGCAAAGCTAGAGATGGAGATAGGGGCTGGAAGAAAAGTCTTAGTTAAGAACTATGATCCAGTTGGGTTTGTTTTTAAAACAACAATTTCAGCTAAAGCAGGCTTTACAGCAAGTAATCTTATTGACAGTGTAAAGATTGCAATTAGTGATTACTTTAACGGACTTAGTGGAGGGCAAGCTGTCTCACTGAGTGCTCTTGCTTCACGAGTAACAAGTTCAGTGCCTGGTGTTAAGAGTTTAGGATCTGGATCAAACAGTTTTGATTCTGTTGTTTATACAACATATGAAGGAAGTGCAAAGTTTAAATATATAGCAGGGCCAAGAGAAACCATTACTATTTTAGATACTCAAATTGCAACATTAGGTTCACCAGATGGTGCTCCCGCTGTAATCATAGACGTAATCGAATAACATGAGCGTTTACAAAGAGCTAAGAAAAAGACCTTACTATTCATTAAGCGCGCAAAAGCTTGCCAACTCTTTTCCAGATTGGTCTCTTGCTCGTTCAGATAAGCATAGTAACTTTCAAACAATAATGTCTGACATGTCAGAGCAACTTGACATGTTCTCTTTTCTTGTACACAACAACTACAATAGCCAGTTTCATCCAGAGCAAGATGTTACTCTACCAGCCTACTACTATAAGTACTCTGATGATGGTAGCGTTTTCTTTACAACAGGAGCGGGAAGTTTTAATTTGCCACCAGTTACCGTCACTGGAAAACTTGGCGCAACAACATACGAACTAACGCCTTGCTCTTATGGTGACATTCTAGATCTAAGCAATAGACAGTTCTTAACCTTTGAAGAATCTATTCATAGAGAACCAAGAGTCTCAGTGTTAGAAGCAATAAATGCCAATGGCTCTAATCCATATATTGGCTTTTTTGATAATGTAAAAAGCAAAAGCGAGTTTATTATTTTTGTTAAAGAGCCAATCTATTTAGGGTTTGCCTTAGTACCAAAAGATGAAACTCTTGCAATTGTAAAGGAAGATTTCTTTGCAAAGAGAAAAAACTCAGCAGGAAGAAGCGCCTACATCTTTGGTAATGCAATACTGACTGAGTATCAAACAACTAATAATGTATCAGTTATTAATATGTTGCCAAAGTACGAGCATTCATTTGAGGGAGTTATTGTTCCTGGTATGTATGTTCTTAAGTTTGATTTGCTACTTGAAAGCCAGCTAGATAATTTCTATGTACAACTAGTAATAAACAATTCGTTTCCTTCTTCAAGAAAGAAGACACTATATAGCAGAAACTATACAATTGAAAACGCAAATAAAACAGCTTATATGTGCATAGAAGATGATTATCTAATTGTTCAAAGCATTGACTATGTTGAAGAGACTACAGATTTTGTACTTGATAGTTATCTTCTATTTGATGACAATAATGAAACAGTATATCCTTCTTCTTTCTTGAAAAAAGATGTAATTATGTATGCTCTTGAGAATCCAAGTGATCTAGAAGAGCCTAGTAAACTTCATATGTACGATTTGTTTTTACATGGAGCTCACAGTATATACAATGACAATACTACTTATGCAATGAATGTTGTCTGTGACAAAATTGACTATCGGCCGGGAGACGAGATATATCTTGAAAGCCGACCAGTAGAATTTCTTTATGGAAACAAACTAAGAAAATTTGTAATGGAAGTTGAAAACATTGAAAGTGGCCTTAAAAATTACATTGGGGCTGATGGCAATTTCTTTACAGAAGAAGATCCTTGGGATCCAGGTCCAGTTAGAGCTTTTGATTTAAAGAATCAAGAAGTAAGATGGAAATATACTCTTCCCACTGACGTGGTAGGAACTTTTGTTTTCACAGTATTTGATGTTGATACAAGACTAATAATTGGTAAAAAAATTATTAATGTTGATTATAAGATTCCCTATAAAACTTTTGTTCTAGATGCAAATTACACTGGATACGAATTAGGTTTCAATCCAGACCAAGAGCTTGAAGTTACAAAAAGTATTAATGAAATAAAGCACTTATCCTTTATGAAGGATGGCTGGATTTATGATGCAACAAGTAATGCTATTTATACAAATGTAGAGTTTGATGAACTTGTAACGGGGTATTAATGTCTACTTTTCAAAAAATTGATTCGCCAAAGTCTAGCATAGATATAGACAATGTTGCTTTTAAATTTGGACTTGTAAGAGGAAACAAAGAATCTATTAAGGATTTTAAAAGACGTGTTCTTTCTTTGTTTACACATAGCTCATCACTAACTGACCAAGGCATCTCTGCAACGCTTGCAAGGGCCTTTAACACCAGGCCATACCTTGCTGGCTATATCGATACCAAACTGAACCCAGACGTGGCTCCAACAAGGATTAATTTTGATGGATATACACTGATGGTAGAAAGTGGAGTTGGGAGTAGATCTTCTCCGGGCGGAACTCTTTATACAAAATTGACTGCCGAGACATCAATAACTGATTCTGGAAGTTTTCTTGCACTTGATAACATTGCCAGATATGAAATTATAGATCCAAGGTTTAATAATAAAAAACTATTATCAATGCTGCCATTCAAGAATTACGAAGATGATCTTTCCGCAAATGTAAGACCCGGTGTTAATAGATTACCTCATAGAAATATAGCTCCAGATTCTTTTATCTCTGATAGCGTTGTTATTAGAAATAGAAAATCAAGTATAAGAGAAGTTCTATCTGCCGGAGACTACTATTATGACGGAGTAGATAAATTAATTATTTATGATTCTAGTACGTTTGGCAATATTCAAGTATCATATTCAGTAGTGCATAGATACATACCAATTTACTATTGTCCAGTAAAAGTGGTTAGTGCATACAAAATATTACAAACCATGGCTTCAAATGTTGAAACTGCCTCTTCAGTCATACCTGTGTCGGATAGCGATATAGATATTCTTTGGGATATCTTTGTTACAAGTAAAACCTGGAAGAGTAATCAGACAAGCCCCATATCTGCAAACGGAACATTCTATGCCTCTTAAGAATATAGGAAATAGTATACAAGAAATTAATTTTCCAATTAATATCTATAGCTATATTAAAGACGTAGATGAGGCAAAGAAAGAATATCCTAAAGACTCAGGACTTAATTACAATAGTACTTTTGGTCAAGGTAACTTTTTCAATGAAGTTGTAGGTAATAAGTTCTTTCCTGTCTATATGCCAAACAATGAAATACCAAGATCTTCTTATAGAAGTGGTGTTGAGAACTTTAATGATTTAACTTCGTTCCTTCAGGATGGAGTTTTTTACGTTAAGCCTGGAGAGTACAGTATTGAAGGCACAGTTATTTACCTTAATTATTTAAACTACCAGAACCTAGCAACTAGTACATTAGCCCAAGAACTATTAACTGTACCAGTCTACGCTACTAAACCTAGTCTGAACTTTTTTAAAGCAGCAGTCTACAAGAACGAGTCTTTCTGGATGTCTCCCAGTGAGCATAATATTGCTGGTGAGTATAGCCCACAGAACTATATAGGTTATAGCTTTACAGACGATCAAAACCTTTGGGTTAATAATTATGTTTATAGAGAATCAGAAGTTAAATTGCCGGTTGTTAGTAAACGTTTTTACGAAGCAGACTTTGATATATCGAGTGAAAGTTTAGAGTTACACGGAGAGATTCTTGGCGTTTCAACCGGTCAAAGTAATCAGTATTTTAGTACTGAATATTCTCCTATGACAGAAATAACAACTACTCCTGGAACTCTTACCGATAGCAAAACACATATTGCGGTAGACACAGATGGGACTATAGATTTCTATACATTAAAGAATTCTTATATGGAAGCCGAGCTGTTTGGGCTAGAAGAAATACTTAAGCAGATAGTAGACAATCCTTTAGTTTCTGCTGTCGAAGCAAAAGCTTGCTATGTGAATAGATATAAAGGTGAAGTCTTTTTTGGCAAACAAACTCTATCAGGACCAATTACTTCGCTAACGCTTCCTAGTGAAGATAGCGGCGTGATTGTAGATGGAGTAACTATCCCAAGTCAGTACCTAACAGGCGGAGAATTAGATCCTAGTGAAAATCCTTATTTTGTAATTAACTTTGAAGAGCCTGCAATTGCTAATATGTTTGACGACTGCGGTCTTGTTCGGATAGATGGCTTAGACAGTTATTCCAGTAAGAACAATGTTCTAATCTTTAATAAGATTGGTAGTAAAACAGTACAGTTTAGATGGCCAGACTTTGAAGAATACGAGGGAGATCCTTTATATATCAGAGAGACATTTGGAGATAAGATTTATATATCTCCTTATTGTGCAATGTTTATTCCAGAAGAAAATGCAAAGGTATATGCACTTTATGACGCAGTAATTGAATTTCAGAAAGAAGTTCCGACTGCAAAAAGAGAGTTTTTATTCTCAGAAATAAAGCCTTGGCTTTGGAAGAAGCAAAGAACAATTGCTGTTCTTTCAAAGAGTGAAAAGGTTTACCCATATTACATCTCTTTAAAACCAATAGAGACACCTTATCTTTATACAAAAGATGGCATTAGTGTATATGGACCACTATACAATGGAGCAGAGATAGTTCTCCTAGAGGGAGAAGTTACATCTTATGATGGTCAGCCTGTTATAGAATGTGATGTTACTGTAAATGTTTTAACAGGAGAAGGAAATCTTGACGGCGAAGTATCAATTGTTGCAACAACAGACGATGAAGGTAAGTTTTATACTTCTTATGATCCTAAATCCTCACGAGCTGCTTGGTTAAACTTTAAAGACGGGGATATTGTAAGAGGTGCGACTTCTACAACCCTACATGCTAATAGTGACTATAATGATTCTAAGTTATTTGAATACATTAACAGTGGTGATCAACAAGTCATTGTATATACAATATTAAAAGATGATGGTAGTCTTGGTACATTAGGTAATAGGTTAATACTTGGGAGTAAAGATAGTCTATTGTCTGGGGTATCTCCTAGTCAAGAATATAAGAAAATGTTAACCGGACCCTTTGGAGATCGATTCGAAGGCAGAGGATCATATGGATTTTATATTTTTGATTTCTTCAGTGAAGAAGATGTTGCTAAGTATGTTGGTGGAAAAGTTAAATTATCTTATCTCTCATACTCAGGCTTTGATAGTGAAGCAGACTTTGTAATTAAAGATATACAAAGTTATCCTGAAGTTTGGCGTACTGTAGATCCACTTGTTTATGAGTATGAATATCCTAAAGATATTATTGATTACCGATTTAATACTTATCTAGTTCTCATTGAAGAAATAGCTACTGATGAATTAACCAATGTAGCAGATATAAACACTATAGCAGTAGCTTCTTTCTTTACCTCTTCAGACGTGCAATATGATGACGCTGAATTAAATGGAAGAAGAGTTGTTATTGCAGAATCAAAAACCCCTCGGGAGAATTGGTTACATCCAAGTATAGATGATTATTCAATTGATAAGCCAATATTTGGCCCTGTGTTTACTAGTACATATAACTCAAATACAAAAAGGTTCACAGTAAATTCTGTGTTACCTTTATCAGATTCAAATGATCCAAGTAAAGTAATTGCAGGATTTTCTTTATTCCCAGAAAAATTTGCAACTTTACAAGCAACAACCTTAGGGAAATATAACATTCCAATTTACTCTAATAAAGCTCAGTTCTATATAACTTTGAATGATAGAGATAAAGGTGTTGTAAAGACATTATTAAATAAATATGTACCTTACGGTTTTAGAATAAGAGATGATGTGAACTACGCAGGAAGTTCAACTATAGATATGGAAACATTTCTTACAATCAATGTAAGCTCAGGAAATTCCTTTTCAAGTCATAAGTTTCCTTTGATTTCCTACCTAGATGGCAATGGTATTATTTATTCAGGCACAGCATACAAAACAGATTCTTCGTCCTTGGGCTTGACTTTAAAATCAACTGAGGATTAAATATAAGGAATTATAAATGAGTGATTTTCTTAAGACTCCGGCTACCAATGTAGTGTCAACTATCTGGACGGCAGGAGAGCAGCCAACAGCAAGGAAGTTCAATGTTACGTTTAATAGCTATTATCGAGCTTTAAACACTGTATGTAAAATCCTAGGACCTTTGGAGAATGATAATCCTTCATTTAATAGTCTAGGAAAAATAGTTTCCTCTTATACATATGGAAGGATGTCGCCTTCGGAACAGGAGACTCTAGCGGACGATGCTGAAAGAGCTATAGTAGATAGCTTTAATCTTGCAAGAATTATTGGACCTCATGCTTCTTTAAATCCTACCTATCTTCCAGGATCAATACATACAAAAACAGAACAGGGAACTGGATGGCTTTTAGATAGTAGCAAAAAAGTTCAACAGTTGCCTTTCCCTCCTTATACAGGTGGAAATGCCTATACACAAGCGCTCGATGACAGTTGGAGTTGTGGCTACGGTGTAGAGATATGGAGTGGTGGAATTCTATCCTCTGCTTGGAAACCAGTTGGAACACCAAGCGAGTGTTTGACAACTGAAACCGATAAGGTTTGGCACTTAGCTGCTGATGGAACTCTTTATTCTAATCAAGCTTTTACTGATGGAGATTTTATTAAGTATACCTTGCGTGTGCCTAATACTTTTGGAGTGCTAGGCTCAGGTTACAATTGCATTCCTGACTTATCTATTTTCTCTATGAGTGACATCGTACGTACAACTTTATACGACGAATTGGCACATAAGGGAGCACTGATTGTAAGCTATATAGAATCAAGCGGTTCTTATTCAAAATGGCGAGTAATATTGCCAAAAATCATATCAACAAAAGATAGTCTTGTTAACTTAGATGGAAGAGGATTTTCTGCTACAAATGACAGTGATGCCTTTGAACCGTTTGGTAAATATGTTGTAGCAGACGCGCCCCTTGGGATACCAACTTCAGGTAAACGTTATACATTAAATCCTGAACTTTATCCATTAGCAGATGTTAATTTAACTGAAAATGTTCTTAGTCTATATGATTCTGGAAGAGGAAAAAGCTATAGTCTTAATTTAAAGTGGGAAAGAACTAATAATGAATGCGTCTTATATTTTTACGGACCTCTATCATTAAAAAATCAATTTGTAGATGATAATGGAACAACGTTATTGTCTAGTAGCACTTCATCTTTTAATAGCAAAGATTTTGTTTTATTTTGTCTTGGTACAAATATCTCTGATACACTTGCTCAGACTACATTAAACTATGCAAGACATAGGCATAATGGATTAGATTCTTATAAGATTAGCCATAGAGATCTTCTTGATGCAGAAAATAATATTCAAGGATTTGCAGATGATCAAGACGGAAGTAATGGTGGCCTAGACTTCATTAACTATAATAGACAACTTGCTTTTAGCGGAGTAGAAGACAATCCACATACACAATATCTGAATAGGCTTGGTTATAGATTTGGTGGAAGTCAAGGTTACTATGCCGATTTGGATAACACAAAAGCTGTTGATCTGAATGCAATGCATGGCGATTTAATATTTTATCCAATATACAAAAATTCTGCACCATATTTATGGTCAACACTATCTGCTTATAACGCTGCAGTCTCTTCAGGGGAAAATATTGAAGAAATTACTTGGGATCTGAGTAATCTTTCTGATAGTACAGATAGTTTTGCAAATCGAAGAGGTCATGCGTTTATTTTTGGATGGCCCAGTAATACTGCCCCTGAAAAGTATTCATACGGAGCTACAAAATTATATTATGAATCTCATAATTTCTTAGCTAGCACCTCTTACGACAATACTGGAGTTGAATGGAGGCTATGGCGTCATGGGTTTGTACCTGGTAATTTTACAGGAAATGGAACTCCTGGGAAAGGCTTAAATATTGGATGGGGCAATTTATTCTTTGGATACAGAGAAGACATACTTAATGGCAGACTAACGACTGAAGAAGAAAGAACAGAGTCAAGTGCGTTCTGGAGAACAAGTGAATTTAACGTAGTAACTACAGGTAACAATAACGCTGGTAAGAATACGAATAGTGCAATAAAAAGCAATTCCGCATATAGAGATGGCTTCAATGTAAGAGCAACAAAAGGTTCTAGCATTTGGCTGTCTGCGGGAAGTGCTGATAATCCTACATATATAAGCCAATTTCCAACTGTCCACACAGGAAATAGCTTATCAGGTTTACCGGGTACTATTTCTATAGAATCCAGTTATATTCCATCTTCTTACTCATTAGAGTCTACACAAGGTGGTGCCTTTTCACTTACTACTTTAAATGAATTCAAAGAGCAAGTATCATCTGGTGCCGGCCTATTTACAAGTCCAGGTGCTTTAGTTACAAACCAAGGGCTCTACAACGACTATACAATTCCCTGGGCTAGTAATATCTCAAATAATTATAGTTTTGCTCAACTTTGGGATAACCAAAGTTTTGCAACAACAAAAATGGATACATGGAATTTTAGATTTAGTCCAGGGTCTTTATTAGACATATTTAATTTTGCCCCAGATGCTAATAAAAAAGATATTAATCCAGATACTGGTGCAGTTGCTACTTCAACTTTATCAGCTGATACACCGATAGATGCCGATGATAACCTTGGTAAGTGGCCATTTGGTAGACCTTTATTAAGAGGAACATACGGAATTGATTTTTGCTCAAGCTCTCAGTTGGAAAATCTATCTACAGATTTTAAGACTGGGTTCAAACTATGGGACTCAAAAAATCTTTGGGGTCCAGATAAAGCTATTCTTAGTGCTGAAGAAAATGAATTTATACATAGAGAGTTTAGATTTTGGGGCAAAAATAGCAAGACTACTCCTGTCTCTCCAACTGTCTATAGTCCATTTGATTACTCTCACACACAGGGTGGTAATATTAATTTACTATATGGGTTTGGGCAACCATATAAAAGATTTGGAAAAGATTTATCAACTCTAAGTGGAGCTCTTAGCGGCGGGAATCAAACGGATGTTAGTCCTTGGCTTAACGCTCGTGCTATATCACTGGGCTCTTCTAACCCTGCTAATTATGGGTCTGCAATAAGAAATGCATCATATGTAGATGCCTTTCAAGGCGTTCGTCATGATCCTCTGCAGCCATATATGGCAGAGTATGTCTATCCTTTCAGAGCAATCATAGATACAGGTAAACGTATAAGTGATTATATTGACGGTATTGATTATGAGACTGGAGATATAACATACGACACGAGCGAAGACGATATTACGAAATTAATTTGTCAGAAAAATATTGTCTTAAGAAACTCAATGAGTGTTTCTCCTGTTGACTATTATGGGGGTAAGTTAGTTTTTGCGAATATTGTTGAGAGTGATTTACCTTCGATCGACGAGCTAATAAGAGGAAGTGAAGAAATATTCCTTCAGAATAGCTCAAGCTCTTATAACAATGCTTTTCCTAGGTGTCTTGTCGACTTTAAAGTTAATCTTGAGTATTTCATTGGTAGAAGAGTATGTGATATAGCTGGTGGAACAATAAGCGAATCTACAAGTAATCAGTCAGATGAAAATTCTCCGCACAGTGGCAAATACGGCCTATCACCTAGTAGTTCTCGGGATGTTTTTTCTTATGGGCGAGTTCTTATTGGGTACAATGTTATGGTTCCGGCATCTGGTCATGGTGTGACTGGAGCGGCAAGTGTTAGTGATCCATATGAAATGGATCCACCATTTTCTGACAGTATAAATCAACAAGGTTTAAATAGATTAAACGTTGTTATGGCAGGAAGACAACCCCAGTCTTACATGACCAATGCCGGAAGTTCAAACAATAACTCAACTTTAACTAATAGAAACAATCCAAATGCTATAGTTGGTTATCAAGATTTTCTTGGTACTATAATGGCCAACTCAGGAATGACTAGTTATAACAGTAAATTTCCATTATTTAAAGAATTATATTCACTTCGTGAATACGTAAATACAGACTTCCTCTATGATGTTAACACGGGAACAGGCATAATAAATCAATTATTTGTTCCAGTTGTTAATATTCCAGATTTTTATTTTTCAAGACTAACAGACGATGTTTTAAATCGTGAAAATTATAATTTTGCAGTTCCGTACAGGGTATATGTAGCGGATTTTGATGGCCGTCCTGTCTATAGAAAAGCAAGTGTAAATTCCCTTGATTGGAAATATGCCGATGGAAGTGCTGCATTTGGTATTGAGGACACTGCCGTTATTCCTATCTACGTAGAACTAAGAGGAAAAATTGTAATTAAAGTAGTAACAGCTCCTGTTCCAAATGCAATGGTAGATTAGTATGAGTATTGCACTTACAATAAGAGTAACTGGTAATCCAGTTGAGTATGAATATGATATTCAAGTATATACTCATGTTCAACGTGATTATATTTACTATAGACAAGAAGTTAAGTCTAACGAGATTCAACTTGCCTACTTAGAAACATTACCTATTCTTTCACATGAAGCAATCGAATTAAATTCTTATTTGGAAAATATTATTCCGCCAATTGATACAACAGTATACAGTACAAAAGAAAACGTAGTATATAGCGAGAAGAGTAACCTTATCTTTACTACGGTAACTGCGCCGGAGTCATACGGTAAAAAACCATTATTCTTTTGTCACAAGATAAAAGGAAAAGTTTCTAATGTAAGCTTTATTCCTTGGAAGAATGGGACAGATTCTTCCAGCTGGATTTATTTAGAAAAATACAATGCTATTTTTTCTGATCTTATGAATGATCTTGATGTTGAGATTGGAAGATACAACGCTAACTTTGTACAGTATACAACTGTTTCAAGTTCAATCTATGCTCAAAGTGGTCAGTCTATTAAGGAAATCTATAAAAGAGAGCCATTGTTCTCAGAGCAAACAGTCTTTGATTATGACGAAGAAACTCTAGAGATAAACCAAAATGCCCCGGTCTACTACAAGACTCAAGAACCCGACGGAAAATGGAAGTATGAATTTGTCAAACCGGTGAATGAGACTTTATACTATACTGAGTATAGGCAAGCAAAGTTGTCAGCAAGAATGAATACTGGCTTGCCATTAAACTATAGTTGGCCAATAGAAATCATTGGTAGTTCTCTTACAGTTAAACCAGGCCAAGGGCCGAGTATAACTTATAATTGGACAAACCCAGATGCTGATAGGTGGTTTCCTTACTATCCTTATCTAACATTGAAAAAACAAGGTTACTATGTTAACAGGAATAGTTTTCAAGTTTTAAATAGTCATATTGTTGTGAACCCTTCAGAGAACATTCATCTGACATTTAAAGTTTATAGATATTCAGATGTCACCAAGGACTATAAGTTATTGTTTGCCCAGTCAAGTGATCTTGTTTACGTTGGTAAGAAAATATCTGGTAACTATATAGATAACAACATTATTAAATATACTAAGTTTACTGGTTCAGTAGACTACTCACTTGGAATAGTTACTATATCAGATCAAGTTCCTCTTAATCCAAGAGACAAGATCATTGCAGAGTATGTAGTTAAAGAAGAAGAAAGTGAATATAACTTCTATAACGTTAATCCTTTGCACAACAAGAAAGTCCTTGATGGATATCTATTTTTCTTTGCTACTCCAAAAACAGAAGCTCAGAATTCTAAGATATATTGGGCATGGATGAAAGATAGATACAATAGCCAAATATCTGCATACTCAGAATATGTCTATGATACAAACTATCCAAATAAGTCTTTAATTCTAGGAATGTTTATTTCTGAATTTAAAGATATGTGTACTTATAACTTTGTAGATAGTTATGTTCCTGACAGTTTTACAGCTGATATGCAATTCTTACCAATATGTTCTGCTTCTTTTAAGAAAAAGAAGTATACCGAGTCTTCCTCTGTTAAAGATCTAAGAGTGCTAAGTGCGCTTAAAGAAGACTATGAGATTGAAAAGAAGAACAAGAACGCTGTTTTTTCTAATATCTTAAATGCTTCTGGCTTTATTAATGTAGATAGTAGTTCTCAGGTTTTTGTCTACATTGACAAAGATGAAAGCTTCTATTCTGATTCCTTTGATGATATGAATTTTAAAGACATTATCAATAGAAATCTTCCTGTTACTTTAGTAGGGCATCAGAAGAATATAAGCTATGTAGATATTAATTATCTACACATTAAAGGTAGAACTGAAGCAGGAGAGCAGATTCTGACTATAAATATGGAAGTAGCTCATAAAGGAAATAGACTTGCAATCTATGTAGTAAACGATCCGAATGGTGTATCTAGTAAAGATACTCTATTGACTACATTGGACGTAGAAGACTACTCAGGGTCAGACCCACTAGAAACAGAAGACTTCCAAGGCTTTGATAGAGACATAACAACACGTTACACTAAGGAAGTAAATTTAGTGCCAGAGTCTGCAGATGACTCAACGTTGAATGATACTGTAAAAGATTTTGTGTATCTTGCCTTTGAGTCTTATAATTATGACCTTGGAACTGGGACAGAAGCTTTGATTGGTCCAAAATCACAGGTGTCTTGTTATTACATAGATAGGAGTCTCTAATGAATTTATCATGGTTTAATTCTTTGCCATTTACAACAGCAAACAACCTAATTGATGATAACACTGTTATCAATAGTACGTATGAGGCTGGAGTTGTTGGTACTAGTTCTATTGATTTCTGGGTAGTCAATAATGGAAATGAATTGCCCAATACAGTCCTTGGGGAATTAGTTAATTTTGGATTTTATATTGACTCTGATAGCCCAGAAGATAAAAACAAAATCTTAGACTTAGCTAGTCTTAAGAATGACGATGATGAAAGTCCGTATGGGCTTTATGTACTTTTTGGATGGGTAACAAATGATCCTACTAGCCCGGCTTATGGCGTACCAATAGAAGACTCTGATGACTTAGAATTGCTTTCTAAGTTTAAAGTATCTTGGACTAAAGGAAATAGTGTAATAAATCCTATTCTACTATCAGAGTCCTACACATACAACGGAACAGTTTATACAAAAAGAACTAATCTTGGCATAAATGAAGGAGCTTTAGATACGAATAATGAAGGTAAAGGTTCTCTTTATGTCACCCTAAGACTAGTTGTTCCTCCATCAGAAAGTAATTATGGTTCTTTTCTTTCAAAGATTAGACTAAACGCAACATGCATAAAGGAAATATAAATGATGTGGCAGGAAAAAGGAAATAATAATATTTGGTCTATCGAGAAAGCACCAGTCTTTAATCTAAGATCGGCAGGAATTACATTAAGTTTTCCTAATAAAAATATTGTTATTGACTTATCTGGTATATATTCAATCAGGAAAAGAAGAATTATAAGAGATAATAGTTATGAGATAGTTTACAAAGTAACTGTTGAAGAAATCTTTACAGCTAGTAAGTTTGTTGGAATTGAAGAATTAGAAAGTAGAGAAACAAAAGTTGATCTTATCTTTCCAATTATCAAAACAATAAATAGTCTTTCTGGTAAACGCCAACGTCGCTTGCTAGTTAGTGAAAGAAGAAAAGCAATTGAATTTTCAGTCAATTCTCAAGGTAAAGTTATAGGATAACTATGTCTGAACAATGTTACTTTATAAATCCTAACTTTACTACTAATACAACTGTAGCACAACCTTACTTCAATACATTAGATATTGCAGGAAGAGTGCAGACTGTTGAGTCTATGTTTGGCGATCTATCTGCAACAATCCAAAGAGGAATGATTGGCTTAGATATTCTAATGAATAGACAAAGAAAGCAGCAATCTACTTTAATGAACTTTATGAGAGATGTAACTAGTGATTTATATATAGAGCAAGTCTTCTCTTCACTAGGCATAACGAAAGCAAAAGATACTTTTAATGTCTGGCAATCATCTTGGCCAATTCTTGAATGGGACTCTATGGTAATGGATAAGGTTTCTGAGGAATTTGAAATAATCCAAGGAGACTTTAAAGCTCAGATAGTTGATAATGTAATCGCCAGTATAGATACAGATACTCTAGGAGTATACACAAGAGTTCACTATAGACTTGCCTCAGGAAAAGTTGCTCCCGTTATAATTGAAATTCCTAAAGATAAAGTTGGAAAGAAAAATAATATATATCAAATATATATAAAAACACCAGCAAGTGATTTTACTTTGTATGAGGATATCTTAGATGGCGCTATAGGCTTAGCTGATAGCCAAGACCAGTTAATTGTTCCAACAATGGTTTCTGAGTTAATTGTTTTCTATAAGAACACGCTTATAGATAAAAGAAACTATCTATATGTAAAAGCTTATCCAGTAGAAGCTCTAAGAGATGAAATTATAACTGGAGAGGAAACTTGGAAAACTGACACTGAGATATCTAATATTTCACTAATGAGTTTAGGCGAACACAATGTCTGTGATTTGACTATTATTGCGGAAGGTAAAGTTTATAAGATGCAGTGTGGAAGTGCATTTAGTAATAATTTTTCTAGATTAGATCTTCTACGCTATTCTCCTGACCTAAACACAACTTACTTTAAGTTTCCATTCCCTGTGGACATACAGTCGCCAATCAATATTTATAGAAATTTGAATACAGGTGTTCCAATACTTAATTGGGAATATAGTTTTACTAGTCCATCAGGGCCTTGGGAGCCGGCTGAAAAGCTTAGTGATTTTGAACAAGTATACCCTGTCACAGATTTTACAGCTACTAAAAAAGAGTTATACATTAAAGTAAATACATTCTGCGATAGTGGATATGCAAGCTATGCTGGAACTCAAACTTTAAACTGTAGTTGGCCTCTTAGTGAAGATAAAAAATTCTTATGGACAGGTGCAAAAATTGAGTGCAAAGTAACTGGACCTATGCAGATTACTGCAAGAATAACATCTGGTTACAATCAGTTCAACTGGAATAGTGAACTTTTGAATTTTATTTTTCCACTTGGACAAATAGGAATTAGTTAAATGATAAAGAAAATCAAAAACAAACTATACGATATTGAGTCAAAGGTAAGTGGAAACTTCATTGCCCCAATCGAAATAAGTGCCCCAGGTGATACTTTAGCTATCCCAACCGTCCTTAGACATAGTACTCTTGTTAAGCTTAACACCTCAGATCCTATTACTCTAGTAAATGCGGAAATGCAATCTTTAGAGTTATGTTATGCTGACTTACTTAGACTCTCTACTGTTTTTTACAATAGCAGAGAATATCAGTTAAAGAATTTAAAGCAAAGATATGATCTCCTAAGACTAAGAAAGCAAGGATTAACTGGCCTAGGTCTAGGAGTAAAGAGCGCGGCTATACAGTTAAATGATAAGAAGTTACTTGTAGCAGGCAATACTTATGAGTTTGTTAATTCAGGAATTACTGCTAAGCCAACAAAGATAGAATTAGTTAGTCCTAAGACTTTTGGAATTAGCACAGACTCTAATATTGTTGTTGGAGACTCTCGGAATAAAATCTTAAACTCTATAGCTGATAGTATTTTTAGCTCAAATCAAAACGATCTTTTCTCAGTACATCGACGCGATGGAACAAATCTAAGTCTCATTATGTTCTTTGAATTCAAAAAGAAAAAAGAAATTATTAATGAGTTAGCTATTAAGCTTATTGAGAAGCCAGGCCAAGAAGTTAAAATAGCTCTTTATGATATTGAAAGTCAAGAGCTAGTTTACTCTGGTCTATATAGTCCTGAACCTATTGTCTTTGAAAAGCCAGTTAAAACATCTGGACTAGAAATGATTATTACATCTACTGCTATCCAAGGAAACCAGCTAGATATTATTGAGATAGCTTTCTATAGAAAGACATTCCGAAATTCTTTGGGGAATAGTACCTATGGATTAAAAGCCACTACAGTAAATATGCCATCGTTCTCAGGTAAGTATCTTACACTTGAAGATGTAACGTTACAGTATCCTTCTCACAAGTCTCTTCTCAATTTTGAAGTTAAGTCTAATAATGAAAAGCTATTTGCTCTAAAAGATGAAGAACAATTAAGTGGACCATATATTGATCCTAACTTTGAATTTACTTGTACTTTAAAGGACCCTAATACTCTCTTAGAGTACTTGGGAGATCTTGAGTATGAGAAGTGTAGGATAGATCAGATCAACGATTCTTATAGGCTTTTTTCCTCTATAATGACTGAAGATGCTTATAAGATTACAAGAAATATTCCAGGCAATGAGGAAGAAAACTTAGTGCTATTCCCATTAAATATTAAGAACTTTGAAAGTTTTTTTGTTGTTAAAGTTAACGGTGAAAGATACTCGCAGATTGCAGAGTCTGACACTTATGATGGTAAGACCTACAAGGTTATATTTACCGGAGATGGTTACGTTCTTAAGTTCAAAAGTCTTGTACAGAACTCTGAAATACTTATAAATCTAAATGGATGTCCATCTTATGTTGAGAGAGTAGAAAATGATTACAAAATAGTTTTTCCATGGCTAGGTCTTGGAACAACAATTGCATTCGATTATCCTGCTACTCAAGTTCTGACTTCTAAAGTAATTGATAGTAGTTCATCAATTATGAACTTAGACTATAAAAATATTATTAAATTATCAATTAACAATGCAGCTTTTACAGAAAAGCCTTTAGGTGCTGTTTTAGGAGTTAACAATTACTCAGTTGATTATGCTAATGGATTCCTATACAGAGGAACAAATATCACTGGAAGAGCTTCAATAGTGCACTTTAAGAGTAGAATGCATTCAACAAAGTTACTGCATGATACCTACTCAATAAAGATTCCAAAGATAGAACAAAGCGAAAGACGTGATAACTCAGGTATTTCTATTCTTAATGTTAATAGTAGTATTGGTAATCTAAGTAAGGTAAATTTCTCTAGCTATCATAAAGATAACGTATTAAAAGTTAATGTGAATACTGAGTTGAACTACATTCAACTTCCGCCTGCATTGTCTTTGCTTAGAGGTTCTGTTGTTTTAGTGGGTGATTCTTCAAAAAAAGAGATGCTATTCTACAATGGTATTGATGAGCTAAATGATGAAAGCAAGGTCTTTGTTTATTATGATTATGTTGGGCAAGCAAATTCTTTACATCAATACAAGATAAGACACCAGTCTCGAATCCCAGGTAATTTGTTTTCTTCAAAAATAGAAATTCAAGATGTATATTTCTCGAATAGAAAAACATTTAGACATGAAATTTTAAATGAAGGAGACTACTACTTTGAAAGTGACACAGTTGTGTCATTACTAGGAGGATCTCTCTTTATAAAGCTAGACCAAAAGCCGCCTTCTAGTATTCCAGTAACAATTACTACCACTGAAGCAGAGAATACTTTTAGCGTAGATTATTTACATAATAGAATCTATACAAATAGTTTAAGTACGTTTACTGGAAATATAAAATTCTCTTATACAAGTCTACTACTGAAAGACTTTGAAGTTGCAATAGAAGTTAATAAGAAAGAAATTTGGAATCCAAATGAATATGGAGTTATTGCTTCAAATCAAAAGGATTTAAGTGAACTCCTACCTTACTTTAGTCCAGTAATAAAGTCTTTTTCTATAGGAATCATTGGCTAATGAATATAACATTTGAAAATAAACTCTTTCATGGAAAGATAGAAGACTCATTAACGGAATCACTTATTCCTGTTGATAAGAATCTGTTTAATAATCCTTCTGCTTTGTCAGGGAAAATAACAGAACTAAGACAAAGAAGTGATCAGTTACAAGATCTAATTTATAGAAAAGCTGTTAGTCTAGAGAGACAAATAATTGATTGGAATCTTACATATCCTAAAATGCTTGTACAGCTAGAGGAATATGAGAAACATATCAATGACCAGTTGTTTCTTAGAAGCGACAGCGACGGCTTCTTCAGAGTAATAGGAGACAACTTTACTACGTCTTCTAAGTTTGATCAGGCTTTAAGCAGTCAAGTTGTACTTGATGAAGCTTTACATAGTGTATCTCTAGAACACTCTACAGAGCCTGCAAAGTTAACTTTACCGGCGGGCGCGTATTCAATTAATATGTATATGGCTCCAGGTTCTGGTAATGACAGAATTGTTCCAGTATATGGAAGTAACTTAACTAATCTTTTTGCAAGTAGTATGTCTAGCTGGACTGGGCAAGTTGTAACAGACGAACCTAAAAAAGTTTCAATAATTCTTGAAATTGTTTTTCCTGAAACAAGAGAAGTTGGCGAGCTAGCAATATCAGTTATTGACTCTTCATTGAGTGGGTCGATAGACGCAATATCAATAGATAGTGAAAACGTTGCGACGCCAATTGTTCAGGCGCAAGCTATTACTAATACGAATACTGTTCTAGTAAATAGAGCGGTAAAGAAGATTAATATACAAATTACAAAATCTAATTATGATGAGAAGTATGATAGTGGAAAGTATAGATATATTTTCCATATCAAACGACTTGCTATAAAAGTTTCTACAGATGGATACAAGACAGAAGGCAAATTCAGATCTGTAGGAGAAAGCGTACAAGCGTCTAAGTTTGCAATAGAAGTTTGTGACTTTGAAGATGATGAGACAGCAATTCATTATTATATTGTTTCAAAAAACTTACCTGGATTAGTTGACTCTGCAGTTGCTAATGTAGTTGGGGGTAGCATTGGACTTAATGCACGTTTAGCATTTGACTATTCAAGTCTTTCAATATCTGATCCTGGCGATGAAGCCGGCTACTACTCTGATGTACTTTCCTACTTTACGGTTAATGAAGCTGGCACCAACTATGAAGTAAACGACCTTCTTATGTTTCGTGGAGACGAACTTGGAAGTCAGTCTCCTGATAATGATCTTTATATTAGAGTATTAGACGTAGACGGATCTGGTGGTCTTGTAGACTTTGAGATTGTAAGTGGAACTTATTCATTAGGTCAAGTTGCCGAGATCACTCCTCTTAATAAGCCTCCTGGTTCTGCTCCTTATTTCTTTAGTTTAAATGAAAACAATATAACAAATAATTATATTACTCCTAATACTTTAGAAAGCAGTAAAGGTAGTTCAGAAATATTAACATCACTTGGATCTTATGGTTTCTTACAAGAATACAACTATCACTATGTAAACCAAATACTAAGCCCAACTATAAACTCCCTTGATTCAATTAATCTTTTTGGTAATTATGTTTCAAAAAATTCTGCAGAAGATTTACTTGAATCTAAAGACGGATATTATATAACTTGGGTATACGTTGATGGAACAATTAATTCTGAGATCAATGTAGGAGATTCTGGAGTTATATTTGAAGGATTGAACCCTACGAATAGAACATATAAATTCACGAAGAATGGATGGTTTAAAGTTAAAATTCCTATTACATCTTATACAGATGTAGGAGAAGATTTTTTTACAGACAATGAAAGTTTAAAAAATCTAGATACTAAATATCCATATAATGGAAAATATCTAATAGAAGGAACTAATCTTAATCTTGATCCATATAGAGGTTTCAAGATAAGAGCAAAGAAAAAGTTTACGCGTTGTCATAGTCTAGCAAATCTTGGAAAGGAAAACTTTTATCTTATGGCAGTAGACCCGACTCAATACATTCTAGTATTACATAATCAAGTAGATATAAAAGATGCTTATGTTGAATTTCCCAGACAAACTGGATTTGCAACACAAAACAAAGAAGTGTCTTTGATTGCTAAACTTAAAACAACAAACACATCAAAAACACCTATCTTAGGTAGTTATAAAATAAAGTTAGGAGAATAGTATGGCGCAGATAACTCCAGTAGGAACAGTTGATGTTGGTATTTTTATAAATCCAAATACCTTTACTCGTCAAATTGCTAAGTCCTATGAAATTGTTGGCAATAGAATTAACTTGCTTTCAACTATCTTTACGTCCGGTCAAAGATCTCCTGTTCGCATATCTGACACTAGATGGACATTTCCTGTGCCCTCTACTTTGACTACAAATGGCAGTATAAACGACAGCGCAAACGGACTAGATGGTACTACTATCTATACCTATGCCGGCACCGATTACCTACTAAAGAGTCCATTATTTCTAGTAACTAATAACCTAGTTACAACAGAGGTAAGACCAGCTACTATATATGAGTCTTTCCTAAAGATGATGGAATATATAGATACACAAATAGCTACTAGATATCAAGCGGTACTTAGTGCGACTAACAATGGCGGAGCTGCAAATACTGGATTGATTACATTTGATAATGTAAAAATTATTGGTGCAGGAACAGCTAGCGGTGACCTTGGTGGCTATGGCACAATGGAACTTGTTCCATCTGCTAATAGATATATCTATGATCAATATTTAATTATTGACCCTACTACTCCTAGTCATATCCATATTCGCGCAGGAGGAGAACAAGATGAATCAAACGGGGTACTCTTTTTAGGAGGAGAAAATACCCATGTTCGAGTATCAAATAATGATAATGACTTAGGTAACACAAGAGACAATACAGTTTCTATTCGGACCTATAATGATGCAGATGAGTTATTTTATGATTGGGTATTCGGGAATGATGGAAAAGTTACTCTTCCTACAAAACAAACTATTGGATATGACTACGATTACATCCTAGAAGGAAATACGCTACAATTAGGTAGCCCTAATGTTGAAACTATTATCACTGGACCAGCTGCAAATAGTGACTATCCAAATGCCCAGCGTCTTATTATTCAAGGGCAACAAGGATACGGAACTGGCGAAGGTGGTGATGTTTATATCTGGGGAGGTTGCGGAGACTATCTAGGCCTTGCAGACAATACAGAAAGCGCCCAAGGAGGTGACGTAAAAGTCCGAGGAGGATTTGCATATGGTACTGGATATGGTGGATATGCAAATATTCAAGGTGGTGATGCAAAAGGAGCTGGAAGTGGTAATGGTGGATATGTAAATCTTGAAGGTGGAACAGCAGAAGGATCTGGTACCGGTGGTTATGTCCACGTCTACGGTGGTAATGCTAATGGAGTAGGAGATGGTGGATTAGTCCATATCTTAGGTGGTCAAAGTTTTGATGGTACTGGGGGAGATGTAACAATCGAATCAAATTATGGGAGCTTTGCTGATGGAAAAGTTTCTATAAAGACTAATCAAACTGCAGTCGGAACCAATGAATGGCAATTCAACAGTCTCGGATATATGACTGTTCCGGCAACAAAAGACTTATTGGATGCAGGAGATGGGTCTTCTTTGACTGGTGGTGGTAACCGTGTTAGTACAGTAGCAAGCTCAGATGGGCCGTATACCTTAACCAACGTTTCTAATATAATCTTAGTTGACTTTAGTGTTTCTCCAGACTCTCCTCAGATAACACTTCCAGACTCTACAGAAACTTGGTTAAAGGTAGGCTATGAAATTACTGTTGCAGATATAACTGGTGGAGCAGCCGCTAATAATATTACAATCCTTGCTGGAGCATCAGATGGTATTGTAGGTGCATCAAGTGGTATAGCCATAGATACAGACTATGGCTTACTTAATCTTAAATATGTAGGCAACCAAATGTGGCTAATGATGTACGGAAGATAATATGGCAGGACTAGTATATACAAGTGATGTTTTTGGAGGAGCTCCGGCCGTTTCTGTTGCTACATTTGGAGACCTACCTGTGTCTGGTGATGTAGACCAAAGAATATTAGTAACAGGAGAAACAAGTCTTTTTAGTAGTAGTTATCCTGTTGTCTGTGTTTGGGAAGACGAGCAATGGAAATTAGAAAATGCAAGATGTACCTACGTAAACTTAGGAGCAGCAGAATTTGGTAGTGGTGTGTGGGTTGGCACTGGTCTGAGTCTTAATACAAGTAGCAAATGCGAAATTATAGACACTACTTATAATGAGTCTTGGGTTTGGAATACTAGTAATAATGTGTTCTTACCGACTCGTCTTGTAGGTAAAACTATTGATAATATTAAATCTATAAAAGGCGACTCAACTAGTCCAACTGGGTGGACTCAGACACTATCAAATGGCTCTGGAACTGGTACTCTCGGTGTTGCAACTGCAACAACTTCAGCTATTAGTGTAGGCGGGCCTACTGCTTTAACGTTAGGAGCAACTGCAACTCAGAATCTTAGCACCGGAGCATATACAGCATATACTTTTACAGATACTAATATATCCACTACAACAAAATTTTATTTTAAAGGATTGGTTAGCCAATCATTAGTGCGCGGGGGCGGTGGCATAAGTGGATCTGTTAATATAAGATTGCAATATGAAAATGGATCTTCAAGTGTTGATTTTGGAGGATATGACAGCTCGGGAAGTGGCGGTACTAAAGATGGTCTATTCTTTAATGCTCAGAATTGTACTACTTATACAACAGCTGCGGGCGGAACAAATACTGAAGATGTTATGACATCAGAAACACTCGTACAGCTTTACGTAGAAGGAGAAAGAGCATTTGTTAAAGTTGGTAATAATCCTTGGAAGAATGTAAGAGTTTTTTCGGGGCTCCAAAGAGCTACAGCTGCAAAAGCTTTTGGCTTGTTTGCTGTTGTTCAGCCATCAGCAAGTGGAACTTATAGTTCAACCTTAAAGGTTGCATATGCTCAAGCTATTAGATATACTTAAAGAATAGAAATTCTGGGGGCATATGAAATATACAAGTGAAGTAAATAAGTATAACAGCGTTGATTACTGTGTGTACAGTGACATGAGTACTCAAGAAGCAACAGTAAATAATGCAAAGTATGTTATGCAATTCGATACGTTTGAGGAAGGTCATAACATTACTGTTGAGCCTGATAGTCAAAGCCCTACTCCTAAGCCTACAAAGATTACAGTCAATAGAACTGGAGTATATAACATTGCATTCTCTGCTCAGTTAGATAGAGTTGCAAGTTCTGGCCATGCTGAAGTGAATATTTGGCTTAGAAAGAATGGGGAAACATCTGCTTACGATGTACCAAGAACTGATACTAAAGTTACATTAACTGGAAATATAAACGCAGCTAAAGTTGTAGCAGCATGGAATTTCGTAGTCAGTGCAGAGGCGGGCGATTACTTTCAGTTAATGTGGAGTCCGACTGATCATAATATTCATATTGTTTCTGCAGCAGCAGTGACAACCCCAGGTCTTGAAAGACCGGCCGTACCAAGTGTTATATTGACCGTATGGAGACTTTAGTAAGATGGCAAGAGATCCTATACATACATTTCGATTCTTACCTGCAATTAAAAAAACCGATGGTTCTAATTGGTATCCTGGGGCTTTTGAAAGTGCACATAAAAATGTTACAAATTCAGATGTTTTTAATCATAGGATTGAATCTCTTGAAGAAGTTAAAAATGGTCAGAAGGTAGTAAATCAATATTGTTTACCCTCGCGTTACTTGCCTCAGCTTGTTACTCTAGAGTATGGTCCTCAATTTAATTCATTCGATATATTCTTCAATGATGTAATGGGTTTTAAATATATAGGAAATGGTCGACCATTAATGTACATCTGCGATGAAGGTTCTGAGTTAAGACTTGATGGTAATAGAGGTATAGCTGGAATATCTAGAGTAACAAGAGATGGATGGTGTGGCCCTATAAGCTTTGGTCCTAATTGGGCAATACCTAATCCTAATAGTATTCCAGCTGCAATAAGAGGTAAAAGCGGGCCAAAAGGCGATTTTATGTACTATCAGGGTATAGATAGGATTACTCGTTTTGCAAAAGATGTAGTATGGACTACAAATGCTTATAACCCAAACAATACTGGAATTCCCAGTAGTGTTACGTTGCTTGGAGCTGGAGGAGCTCCTTGGAAACCAGAACCAAATAGGCTTTGTTTTGGGTATAGATATTGGTGTGGAGATACTGTAGATTATTATTTATGGAGTTATTGGAATCGAATTCTGGAAGTAAGAGAAAAGTTACTTGAAAATGGTATTCCAGATTTTTATAGTCCTCCAATAAGACCGTCTGATAACATTAATGTACATGCAACCAGTAAGGTTAATTGGGGAAGTAGCAGTGGTATCTATACGGCTATAGGCCCAGGTAATTTTGCAAATGGGGGAAGCAAAGATCATAGATGGGCTTTTTATTTTCCAGAAGATGTTCTAATGAAAGAGCAAATAATGCCTGATGGTTCAAAAATGATAGATCCATTTAGTTTAAGTCCTATTCAGCCTTACCACCTATCACCTGGTGATATAGCTGTTTGGACCAATGGTACTCCTACTGTTGCAGAAACTCAAGCAAGTAAAATCGGAAAAGGCAGTCCACGTTGTACACATACAGGATTTGTAACAGGAGCACATAAACTTCTTATTAAGATGCATCATGAGGATCCTGCAAAAAGAGCAGCATTCAATGGTGAAGCCTTAATACTTGAGTTAACAGTGGAGCCTTGGAAAGAAAAACTAAATCATTCACTCTTTCCTTATACAATTAAAACAGATATGGTTAGACCATGGAAATATCTTGATAGAAAAAGACCTTTATTTGGTCCAAAAGGTAATAACTTTTTAGGCCCTAACGGCGAGGACAGTGGACAGTCTAGAACACATGGACATATTCTTCCTACAGCTGGACAGAATCCACTAATAAACTCTAGCTATCCAGAATGGGGTAATAAATATTATGTTGCATTGACTCCTTGGTCTTATATAAAAGAATTTAGAGGAAGTGGATATGCTCAAGGTGACATCCTAGTACCAAAAGACTTTGGTAATGAAGTAGGATTTGACTACGCAGGCCCAAGAACAAGTAGAGGTGCTAATTATGACTTGTCTAGATATGATTTACATGCAGTAGCAAATTTCAGACTACAAGTTAATTCGGTTGGGCCTAATACTTATAAAGCAGCAGCAGGTGTTACGACTGGAGAGGCAAAGACTGTTCAAAATTCAGTATTAACATATACAGTTTTAGGAGGTACTGTTGGAGTTCCAACATGCTATGAGACAATAGAAGGTAATACTAATATGGCTCAAAGTGCTAATGGAGGGTCTATGTTTTGTAAGTTTACAAGATCTTTACACACTGATATCGAAGATAACAATAATTGTGTAGCCTTTGTTACGTATGTTGGTAATATGGATGGAAGCAAGCCTGGTGCCTGTCAGATTGGAATTCCTAGAGTTTAAGGAGATATTATGGCAAATGTAAACATAACATTAACTCAAGCTGACTATGAAAAACTAGTAGAAATAGGTGAAATATTCCTTGGACCAGATGAAAAATTTAACCATGATACGTCACTTAGTAGACGAAGTGGCGTTTTTGGACCATGGGAAGATTTAAGTTTTAAGTCACCTGAGGGTTTTAGATTTGTAGATCTTGAAACTGGAATAGGAATTAATCCAGGTCCAGGGGGAAGTCTTCCAACTACAGCAGTTCCTTACTGGTACCATTATTATAGAAAAGTAAATGTAAAGAATATAGAACCAATTCTAAAAGATATAAGTATGCTTAATAGTGGTGGTGCAAATACAAGAAGAGTATATGCGGAAAAACGACTAAAAGGAAACATATAAGATGTTACCAAATCCTACAGACGGAACATTAGTTGATCAGTTTTCCTTTAGTGAGGAAATTTTTTCTGTTCTTGTTAAGCATAATAGCCAAGTTATAGATGACGTAGGTATTCCTTTATCTTTTTATGTGTATTCCCCATATGGGTTTAACCCTTCTGAGTCAGGTATTTATATAAATGGAGAAGATGGGTCTAGCCCATCTCATAAGCTATACACCTTAAAGGTAGACTCAGAAGCAACAAAAAATGCATGGGCCCCTCCTTATATTTCTGGAAATTATGTTAGTGATCCGATCGGAGAAAGATATCCAAATATTGGAAGTGGATATTTGCGAGGTGGGCATTTTACGCTTTTAGGAGCAGGCTCAGCCTCGCAAAAAATTGGCTCTTTAAGGAATAAAGGTGGACTAGTAAAGGCAGATAAACAAGAATATATAGACTCTCCATATGCAGGATCTTTTGCTTTTGTTTTTAAAATAAAATTTAATTATCCAGAAGATGAAAGCGATGAGCAAAATGGTTTACTAATTCCTAATGTAGCTATTTCTTCTCCTATATATATAGAATGTCTATCAAAATCAAATCCAAGTGAAAGTGGACAATATCCTGATGACGGACTAGATTTGCCACCTAATACTCCGCCAATTACATTAGTTTCCACAACAATGAATAGTTCTACTAGCAACTTAGCCCAGGCTTTAAGTGGAGCCCGGAGAGTAGGCAATGATGACTTACAAGGGCCAGCCCCTACTCCTTCATTAGGTATGTGGTGTGCTTTTTTGCAGACTGCACTGTCAGACTATTGGGCAGACTATTTGTCAGTTAGTAAAGGAGAGCCCACTTTTACGTCTCCAGTTCGAGGTACTGGAAACTTTGGAAGTTGCAGTGGTATATGGGGTGGATCTTTCAAAGACAAAAGATGGAAACAGATTACAGTCCAAGATGTATTGAATGGAAGAGAACATCTTCAACAAGGAGACTTATACTTCTTTATGGACAATAAACCTAAAATTGGAAGTCCTGATTTTGTTCAATGTCTTCGCGTTATGAATAGAGAAATTACTGATCCATCGCAGCTTACCTCAGAGCTAGCATTGAAATACTACAATGGCCTTTATGGGAAAGGATCAAGTCTAAGCCTTAGTCATATTGCTATGGTTAGGAGTTTAGTTTCAACAAGCGGAGGTGTTATCCCGTTTGAAGCAACTGGTAAAAACTTTGTTTTCTACTCAATAGAAGGAAATGGTGGAACAACTGTTCCAGGTTGGTACTCAAATGTTGAGAACTACTCAGCAAGAGTACAAGATAGTAATGGAAGAAATGTTTATGGATGGCAAAATCAAACAGCAGAGAATGCTGCTTGGTATTATCATAATATACCTGAATGGACAGATCCAGGACCTGATGGAAGTTGGCCTGCAAGATATAGCAAAATGAGAAGTGCTGATCTTAAATCTATTGGTGCAACAGACGGTAGAGGACTAACCTCACAACAGCATAAAATTAATTCTGATAAACATAAATTTAATGTTATTTTAAGATTTATGGGAACTGAACAACCCTGTGCAGTACCTACACCACCGGCAGGACAGCCGACCTAGCGTTTAAAAAAGGATTGTTATGAATCAAAATCTTGTAGATATTGCTTTAAAAGAAGTTGGTGTGCGTGAAATTCCAACTAACAGTAACCGCGGACCTCGTGTTGAAGAGTTTCAGAAGTACGTTGGTGCTTGGCTTGTAGGTGGTGCCTGGTGCGCTGCATTTGTTGCTTGGGTCTTTGGACAAGCCTATCCTGGTGCTAACCCTGCTGGCAAGCAAAGCTCAGCTATAATGGGCTTTTGGGCGCGTAATAGAACTCGTGAAGACTTTGTACGTTTTCTTCCAGCTGATGTAAAAGCTGGTAAGTTCAAGATTGAGCCAGGTGATCTTTTTGTTCTATGCAGTGATCCGGTCAAAGTACCAAGAGTGCAGTCTGGACTTATTAAAGGACATACTGGCCATGTTGGTATATGTGATGGCATTATGTTTAGCGCTACTAAGTTTGGCACAATAGAAGGCAACACTAATGAGGCCGGTAGCCGTGAAGGTGGCGGTGTCTATCATCGCTCGCGTAACCTTGACGAAGCTAAGCTTGTGGGATTTGTGCGTTACCTAGGTAAGAAATAATGTTTAATCTTTCCGCTATACTCTTCAAAAGATTTAGTGGAGCTTTTCTTGGGGACAAGAGTAGCTATATTAGTCGTAAGCTTGGCCTGGTATACTGGGCCTTGCATACGTTAACATTTTTATATCTTATGAGTCCAGTGGGACAAGCTACTGGTCTTTACATCATTCCTCAGCTAATGGGCGACGATGTATTTACTACTGCTTTTGTAGGACTTGTAGGATTATATATGGGTGCTAATGTTATAGATAGAACAAGAGGCACGGATACAAAAATAAAAGAAGATAAGGTGGAGGAGTAATGGCTATTGATAATAACTATATTCTAGAAAGAATTGGTGCTATTGAAAAACGTATCAATGATCTTCAAAAGATTATTGAAGGTATTCCTAAACTGCGCCAAGTAGGAGCTCTGAAAGCAGTGCTAGAGCAAGAACAAAAAGATATGAACAGCAAGCTATTTGATCTAACTGCTAGAGTTGAGAAACTTGAAAATAAGTAGACTAGATTAGATAGAAATAAAAAACCCCAGCCAAATCAATGACTGGGGTTTTCTTTTGTCTATTTCAATTTAGACGATTGTAATCGACATTGTTAATGTCTCAGGTGCTATTGATACACCACTTAAAGCAGCATCGTAATCAATAGCAAAGTATTCTGTTCCAATTGGAAATGTCATATCAACGCTTCCTATAGAAAGTATTTGAGCAGGAGTACCAGTAAGTATTGCTTGTTCAATCTCAGGTAGATTGCAACCAAACCAAAGATTAAAAACAATAGGTAGGTTTCCACTATCGGAAGCTTGGACTCTTATGCTTTTTGAGCGACCCTGAGATGCACTAAGGCTACTGCAATTAATTATAGTAGCTTGACTACCATCTCCTGCTCCATTTGTAATAAATGGAAGTTCAGCAAGTCCAAAAAACTCGCTGTGATTGTAAGTCAGCATTTCCGTATTAACTTTTTCACCATAAGTTAAACCAGGCATTATTCAGACTCCTCAGTTTCTAGATCATCAGAATCAGAAGGCTCATCGCTTTCTACGGCAACTTTCTTACGGCCACGCTTCTTAGAAGCAGACTTCTGTGTTGGCATAGATGTTGAATCTTCTTCCTTCTCTGACTCAATAGCAGCTTCAGTAACAGCTGGAACAAAAAGCTCTTCACGCTCTTCTACGTTTGCCTCGCCATCGTCGATAAGAACCTTCTTGGCAAAGTCAACAGTAGCCTTAAGATTCTTTAGACCAGCCAAGTCAATTAGATACTGAGTATCAGGAGGAGCTTCGCCAATTAGTTTTACAATGCTAGTGACTACTAAACCATTGCGAATATATGTTGGATTAACATAAAAACGAAAAGATGTAGCGCCAAGAGACTCTGCAATCTTAATGCACTCCTTTACTACTCTTAAAGACTGCGTACGTAGATCTACTAATTTAATATCTGATTCCATATTTCACCTTAACAATAACGAAAAATAATAAAAATGAGTATGGCTACAACACCATGTAAGAAGGCGTTTTTATCGCCATTCATTAGATATTGTTACGTCTGCGGAAGAAAACCACAGCGCCAATTATAGCAAAAAGACCGAAGACGCCAGCAGTATTAGAAACCACTGAACACCCAGACTGGTCCTTGCTTTTATCGGCAGTGGCGGCCGCTCCTGAGCCGCTACCATCAGTCTCAGTAAGAGCAGTGTCAGCACCAGCGTCAGCACCACTACCATCTACGGGAGTGACTTCACCTGAACCTGAACCACCAGCATCAGCTTCTCCAGATCCACAATCAGGATCAACGGCAGCTGAGCCCTCAGAACCTGAACCGGAACCTGAAGTAGCGGTATCGCAAGGAGCAGGAACTTCCTCTGGGACACAAGCAAGTAGCTCGGTAGCACAAGAGTCACAGGCTGAGCCTTCGGCACAAGGAGGACACTCTGCACTAGCAACAGCAGCACAGACTTCGCCGGTAGCGCAATCTGCAGTGGTGACGCACTCAGTAGCGTAAGCAGTTGAAGCTACAAGTAGGGTAGCAAGAAACGAAACTAGGGTAAACTTAATCTTATTCATTTTAATCTCCATTCTTAATTAGTGGGAAGAACAACTGCGTAATATGCAGGGTTCCAGGCAACATTCTTATAAATATCTTTCTTTAAAGCATTATAAACTTTTTCAGGATTACCAAAGGTAGCAAGCTCTTCCTTTCTCGCAATCCATTCCTTATCAAGCTTAGCCTTAAGTTCAGGCTCCTTAATAAGGTGTTCGCTTAGAAGGTCTTGTCTTGTCTTGTCTCTGCTAATAAAAATATCTAAGGTCCAAAACCAGCGGGTATTACCATCTACAACTTTAGAGTCTTGACGGTAACTAAACCCAATTGCTTTTGGATTAGTATAAACTAATTTACTAATTAGTTCAGCAGCATCAATCTTACTAATCCTGGTAGGGTTAGCAATCTCATGCTTAACGGGAATATAATCATAACTTGGGCCACAAACTAGGCGCAACTCAGTAAGGCTACCATAGGAACTAATTGCAGTATGGATACTGGTAGTAAGTAGTTCTTGCTTTAAGAATACTTCTCCGCTTGGCACTAGAAGAGCAGGATTTGTAAAAACATGAATGTTTGAACTTACAGGTGCAAACTCTTTCATCTTGTTTACAATGTCTGTTTGTGAAGTTGCGTTAACAATAATGTTTTTAATCTCAGGCTGATCTTGTAGCTCGCGCCTTAGTTCTTCTGTCAATAGCTCTTCACCATTTGGTCTTCCACTTACAACAGGTAACATGCCTTTTGCTTTTGCCATTTTATCTCCTTAATCATTTAATATATTTATCATTTCTTGTTTTAGTTGTTTATACTCATTTACTGTAATAGACATAATGTCTTGTATTTCAATTTGAGTCATTCCTAAAAAGTAAGATCTCACAAATGAACGAAGAGTGGGTGGCATTTTATCATATTTTTTTATTATATCTAACTTATTTATTAGATTTTTTTCTAGGTTTACGAGTATTTTTACTTTTGGTAGGTTTTGCATCTGTAGACTTTTTCTTTGGCTTGGTTTTCTTCTGATCCTCAGTCGCCAATAAAGTATTGGGAATGGGATACTCTACTCCATCTAGGATAGGTAAGACTTCGATTACTACCCTAGGGTTGAGTGGATCATAATGCTTGAATAAGGTCATGGAAACAATCTGACAATCGTCTCCATAGACTTGACCAGTCAAAGCGTCACAGGTTGTCTTTGGAAGATTAGGTAAGTCTTTGCGTCGCTTAGTGCCTAGGAAGTAATGTATGTTCATCTGAACTGGACCAACTTTGAAAAGCGGCCGTTCAACACCTGGGAACTCATTAAGATATTGATCTATCTGATGAGTAATAAGCTTCTCATAGTCTAGAAACTTTTCAGGTACGTAAACTTCACTTTTCTTTGTCTTCCAATTAAACCTACTCATAGTAGCATTGCTTTTGCTAATAGGTTCGCCATCAATAACAATTCTAAATAGGCTAACTTGACTCAAGCAATTCCTTATTTCTTTTTGAAGAATCCTGTATTCGATTTGAATCCGGTATTCCCGTTCTCTTTCTGTTCTTGGTATATACGCTTTGTATATTCTTTACTCATAGAAGATACAAGTTTTTTATGATCAAGGATATCTTGATTAGGTTCCACGGCAATTTTTGTAAAGCCATGATTCCCAAGTTCAAGTATAGCTTCTTTGTGTTTGTTGTCAAACACTTCCTGCGTAAAGTTATCTTTATAACTAAAAGCAATGTAGATAAGCCCCGATCTTTTGGCAGACAGGGCTTTCTCTACATCACGTAAAGAACCTTTTGCAAAGTTAAAAGATGCCTTCTCTTCTGAGATACCACCAAATCTAACAGCTTTATAGTGTTGCTCGCCATGCACCTCAACAACAAGGCTAAGAGCAGGTATATAAAAATCAAATCTATCTAAAGGATTAGGATGATCTGGGCAAATCTCCTTAACATTCTGTTCCTGGTAAATACCAAGGCCAGTTAAATTTAACTCTTCAAGGAGAGCGCCCATTGCTTTATGATATTGACTAGCACTATCTTGATAAATCATTCTTTACCAAATTTAATGCCACTTATATCACTAAGCCAATCATCAACAAACTTGGCTATTTCTTTATACTCTTCGTCATCCTGGATTACTTCGAACTGCCCACTAGTTGTCTCGTTCAGGTACCACTTCTGATCTGGCCCTGTTTCAATCGTAACCATACAGAATGTTCGAAATCCTTTTGTGACAGTACAAATATGTTTAACAATAGTTTTGCCAGTTGGATTCGGCATTGCATTCGTTAGCTCATATTGATTACCGTCTGTTACTTGAAGTGATCCAAAGTATTTATTAAAAGTTGCCATGTATATCCTTAGCCTGAACTACCAAATCCATTCTCTCCTCTTTGAGTATTAAGATACTCTTTAGGGATCTGACTAATATCATCTACAAGTTTAAATGAAAACTTAGTAGGCTCCATCGGAATAGCTTGAAGATAGGCCCTATTAGAGTCAACCCTGAAGTCTCTATCTACATAGACTAAAGACTGCCATTCGTTTCTATAATCCCAATCAATGTAGCCCATTGTGTTGGATAGATGAATTGCATCTGCATCAAAGACTTTAATATTAGCATTTTTACAAGCCTCAAGGTAAGGAGGGTCATCTATAGTCGGAGCAAGCTTACGTAGATTACCAGAGCTACTCCTAGGAAGTAGAAGCATATCCGCACCATGTGGAGCGTAAGTCTTGAATCCAAGTGGAATCATATAAGTTAATTGATCTTCGCTATTCTGTCTGCCAAGCAGAAGAAAATTATCTGGAATATTGAAAAATAAATCAAGTGTTTTAGCTTCGTAATTAGAAGACATCTTAGCTGTCATCAAATTAGCAGTGTCTCTGTTTGTTGCTAAAACATAAATATAATCTGACATCTTTACCTCAATAAATTAAATATTACTTATAATTGTTTCCAAGAATTGTCTTGCAGGTTCTTGGGATCTTGACTATTGCTCTTGCGTATAAAGTCTCCATAACTGAAGGGTCTTCGGCAGCTTGACTTTGGAAATCCATAAATGAAATTCCATTCTCTTCGCAGTATAGAGTCCTCTCTTTGAAAATTGCGTTTTGCAATTGTCTTAGTTCGTACTCTGCTCTCTTGCGATAGAGACGGTCAATATCGTACTTGCCACCTGGATTAGGTCTATATGCATTATGCATTCTTAGCATATTAGCTTCATCGCCGTATATGCGTCTTGTTCTGGGGGCGTCTAGGCTATCTGTTGCTGGTTGAATAGCAGTAACAGGATTATCAAAGTCAATGGGTTCCATTAGCTCTCCTTGCTATCTGAATACATGCTATTGCATTTTGTATACAATGGACATGTTTGTAATTTACAATTAAAAATTGGCAAGTAAACATTTTTCTTGTAAGCAAAAAGTGTACTCGCGTATACGCTATTTAATTTCCTCAGATCAATATCTTTATCTGTGAAATTCTCTATATTATAATTAGATCCACTCAAATATACAATATATATTTTCTTATTCCAATGCTTTAGCAATGGTAAGTGGAAGTAAGGTGTTTTAATGAATTCCTTTTTAGGGAAAAAACTAAATAAATAGATAGCTTTTTCAGTAATTAAAGGAATAGCAAAATTAACTGTTACCCCTGAGCTTTCATAGAACTCAATATGATTGACATCAGTAATTGAAAGTTCTTTTAAGTAAGATCTCCATTTGAATATAGAGAAAAGAATATCATTATTTTTATTATGAAAAATAAAACTATTCCCTGCTTTCTTCAAAAGATTTTGAGCTATCGAAAATCTTAGGACTATGTCGGTGTCACTTGGGAAATCTCCTTTCTTTCCATAATAATTTAAAACATATACCATTAAATGGTGTAGTAGTAAACTATATGGATCCTTAGAGAAATCCCAAGCAACAACACGATCGAGTATCTCATTCCTAAAATACTCTCCGCACCTCATAAAGCTAACTAATTGATTCACGTTAAGAGCACGAAGTTTTTTACCTGTATCAACTAGATCATCAATGGGTGCAGAGATTCTAGGCATCGTCATCCTCTAAAGCCCAGACGTCAACATCTTCTTTCTTGGCATAGTCTTTGTTGTTCTTATCATCAGCCTGGTCTCTGGCATTGACAACCTGAGCAATCTCATAGGTGTCAACTTCTTCGAACCAAGAACTCGTAGGATGAAATAGGAAACAGTGAGTGTCTTTGTCACCTGAGATCTTGTTCTTGCCAATGATTGCTTCGATGACTGGGAACTTCTGGACTACACCAGGACGGCTAACGCTCTTAGTCTCATGGTACCAGTTACTCTTATCACCAAATACATGCTTATGATTATAAACGTGTACAATGGCGCTAGCGTCGTATCTAAAGGCACGAGACTCTGCTAGGCTAGAGTTAGTCGGGCGCTGATCCTTCTGCCTCTTATTCGAGTCGCTGTTGTATTCTAGGGTACCGCCAATAGCAATGTTGTGACGGACTGAAGCCATCTTAACGCGATTAGAGATATCCTTGAATGCAAGACGTGCATCAGCGTTACCAAGTGGAAGCTTATGGATATTATCCAAGTAAGCAAAGATGTTATCGCTAGGATACTTCTTGCGGAAGCTAGCAATAGCACGCTCAAAGTCTTCTAGGTTCTGGGCATGTGGAATGCCGAAAAGCACTAGACGTTCTTCGCGGGCCATCTTCATAATCTCTTGATAGCCAACCTTGTAAGCATAAAGCATATCTTGCTCTAGCTGGGGATCAATATCCCTAAGGATCTTGCCCCAATACTTAGGACGAACGATATGGTTGATCTCTAAAGGAAAGCCATCCTCATATCCGCGATAACCACGAGTACGATGACGACCAGCCATAGCTACAAACTTAGGAAACAACTCAGGAACGCTATCGTCAATAGTCATGTAAAGAACATGAAGATTGTTGTCAGCTTCTGGTAGTGCTAAGTTGTAACATGTAAAACTACTGAATGAACTCTTACCTGCATTCTCTTCGCCGCCAATACAAATCATGCGACCTCTTGACCAGTCATTGTTAAATGCGCTGGCAAATCCGGGCATGAGTGGCATTTGGAAGCCAGGGAACACAGCCTCGAAAGCTTCTGCCTCATCTTGAAAACGAAGCATCTCTTGAAGATAGAAGTCACCGCTGCTAACACTGGTATTAGTATCAGCCTGAATGCTCTCAATCCTGGTTCTAAGACCATCAAGAACTGAGATAGCACTGGTAGGATTCTTACGGATATCAAGCATAGCCTGATCAGTAAGGTCTTTTACCTTCTGCTTCTGAGTAAGTTCCTTCTCATTTACAATATTATCAATCTCTTCAGTAATAGTATTGAAGCTGTAACCAGTCTTCATACTAAGACTACGAGCTAGATCTTCTCGCTCCAGAGGACTATGGAAGCTAGAGATAAGCTTAATAAGATCAAGCATAACCTCGCGGGATCCATTCTCTCTAGTTAGCTCACCGAAAAGCCAGTCAAAAGCAGGAACATTCTCAACAGTCTTGAATACTTCAATGTCATTAGCTCTGATAAACTCATCTGGGTCAAGATCGCCGTTAACACGAAGATCTTTAACATAAAGCTTATGGCCGCCTAGAGTGCTAGCATGTTCTCTAATGGCATTGATGGTGCATTTAATACCTGCATCATCAGGGTCAAAGCAAAGTACATACTTACTAGGATTAAGATTCTTAAGAAGTCTAGCTTGACCGGGAGTTAGACTAGAACCACCTGCTGCCACAGCAGCTTTAAGGCCGTTATGGTAACAAGTAATTGCACTACTCTGACCTTCAAAGACATACAGAGTATCAGCTCCTGCCTTAATAGCTTGCTTGGCAATCTTATGATTATAAAGCAGGTTGCTCTTATCAAAGATTGGAACAATGCCACTAGTGTTTACCCACTTATCCTTGTCGCCTTTTTGCCAAGTAATCTTACGAGCTGCAAAGCCAACGGTTCTGCCCTTCTCGTCATAGAATGTGGTTACTAGTTTGTTCTGAGGATCGGCAAACATACTTGTGTCATAAATGCCGAATCCCTGGTCAGGACGCTCTTCTCTTAGCTTATCTAGTACAGTAAGCCCATCTCCAATCTCTACATAGCCAACGCCCATTTCAAGCAGCTTATCTGCATTCCATGAGCGCTCTGCAATGTACTTATACAAATCTGGGTGAGCAGTATCAGTAATCTTGGTAATAGATGAGGAGACCTCATGATATACTTGAAAATACTTTTGACGCTCGATTTCCTCTGGGCTTGGCTTGCCAAAGTTATAGTCAATAGCAAATAGATCTGCTACTTCCTTAGCAACATCAACAAACTCATCACCAGCAAGTTGCCGGCCAGTTCTAATTGCGTGGACGTTCAAAGAACTACCATAAAAGCCGCAACTAAAACACTTTACATATCCACGGTCATCGTAAACATGCATACTAGGATTATGGTCGTCATGGTCTGGATTGACACAGACAACTTTCTTATTCTTTGTAACCTCAACACCAATCTTCTCAAGGTACTGAGAGACTGGGATTCTATCAATTGTTTCTACTAACTCACTCAGATTCGTAATCATACATTCCTCTATTTTAGTATTTCAGTAGCTATCTTTATAAGAACAGTTTTCTTAAAAAAGATAGGTTGTTTAATATTAACACTCTTAAGCCATTCTCTTATTTCAATTGGAGTATGCTCATTGTAGCCTTGAATACCATATTTTCTATAGATGAACTCTTGTTCAAGAGTATTCAATTTGTCAATTACCGAAGAGAAATTAGAACAAAAAGTTTTTTGATCTAAGTTCAAATTTACATCTTCGATTTGTTCATCTTTCTTTTCCTTGTCCACTATAAGTGTCATCGGATCTTCAGAAAATGCCTGATCATTATTGTATAAGGCAATCTGATTGTATGGTGTATAGCTATAAATATAACCAAAGGCATGAGAAACACTTGACTCTTTCATCCTGGTAAGGTTAGAAAGTTTACCAATATTCTTACTAGAGTAAGGAATATTATGTTTCCGTATTGCTCCAAGGACTTTAGTTATATCAATTGTTAGATGGACTGGCAAGCGAATTAATCTAGCTTTATTAGACAAAGCACGAGTAATCTTCTGCTTAATCCACCAAGTCGCATATGTTCCGAGTTTAACGTTTTTGTTTGGGTCATATCTATCTATTGCATACATAAACCCAAAGACACCTTCTTGTATTAGGTCATCGACAGATAATCCTTTACCGCCATAGCTACTTGCAATTTTCACTATCAAACGAAGATTATGTGCGACTAGAGTCTCTTCTAGTTCTAGAAAAACTTCCTTGTATGGAATTAATTCTAGAAGATAAGATAACTCTTCTTTCTCGGCAACTAAAAGACTAGTTGTTATAGCGTCATTGGGTGATTCTAGTTTAAGTTCAACAGCACCTAAGCGGTCTTTTAAATGTGTATACTGCTGCTTCAAGTAGAAGTATTTACAAGCAAGACGATGCATCTCGGCATCTTTCATTCTAGGATGGTTTTTAATGTAGTCGCTAAGATAAGCAATACTATCCTTTTCCATTCCATAGATTACAGAAGAAGAGTCAGAGATTCGAGGCTCAAGACTGAGTGTATAGTTCCTTGTTTTCTTAGGAACTAATGTATTCAGACTAACTACCGAGTTGCTATTCGTCTTCTTCATCGGAACCCTCCATTGTGCTAATTCTTTCTATGTCAGTAACATCCAATTTCGTTAAATCTCTAGGAGTACCATTGGCTTCATAGCATATATTCTTGAATGGACAATAGCTGCAATTCCAATCACCTTTCTTGACTTTCTTGCCTTTGTCAAAAAGCTCTGTGTCCATCTTAGATAATTCTTTTCTGCTAGCTAAGATCGCTATTTTAGTTTGATCATAGAAAAGTTCGAAGTCTCTGTTTGGAAGTGTTTCATTCTCTAAGTGAGTATGAAGTTCCTGATAGCGTTGAAGTATATGTTCGGCATACAAGACATGCTTGTATGGCTCTCTGTCTACGTAAACTCTATGTAAGAACTTACCATTTGCGACTTTCTCTTTTATAAGATCAATATCAAATTCTTTTCGCTCACCGTTTTCACGGTTGATATATGCAAGCTTCCAGTATCTATATTCCTTTTTAAGAATACAGAAATACATATGGTAAAGGATTGACTGAAGTAAATGCTCAGGCTTTGGCTCAGGTAAACTAATCCAGTGGCCTTTCTTGCTCTTTACTCCAAATACTTGTCGAGGTCCTTTGTATCCTGAGATACTTTTAATCTCAATGCCAACAATGTTATTAGTCTTAATATCACTAGAAGTTATTGAAGGATTGCCGTCTCGATCAAAGGTTGGGAGTTCATAGTCTTCTTTGTCAGGTATTGTAACTGCAAGATCTAATTCACCACTAATTACTGGTTTCAATAATTTATACGGGAATGGAAGTTCCCATTTAAATCTAAGACTATTTGTTTCATATACACAAGCTCTTTTGCTTTCATCAGTAATTGCTATTTCTGCGTACTTACTTAATGAAAACTTCCAAAGTTCCTTCGGGGTAAAAGGTTCAGCAGCTAGCACATGATCAAGATTAGGCTTGATGCTGGTAGCTTCCATGCGCTGAATCATAGCTCTGAACCATGACTTGCGAACACAACCGCCGATAATTATATCTTCGTTGTGCTCGTTTTTAATTTTAGCGCTTGCCTCACTGGGATACAGATTAATATCTGGACGAATTCTGCTAGGTTGATTAGCAATACTTCGATCTAGTGTGCCCCAAAAGGAAAATTTATGTTCTAAGCTTGGGAATGAAACCTTTGTATCTTTCTTTGGTTTCTTCGCCATTGTTTTCCTTAAAATATAGATAATCAGCTCTGGCTACAGGATTCGAACCTGTGACCCAGGGATTAACAGTCCCTTGCTCTACCTACTGAGCTAAGCCAGAATTGATTATAATAATAGACTATTTTAAAACAATGTCAACAGATTAAATCAGCTTAATCTCAGGTGCAGGAACAGAAGGAGCAGGCATAGGCTGAGCGTCTGGGGACGCTAGATCTTCGTCTGACATCTCTCTCATCTTTTCATTTGCAATCTTTGCAAACTCGCCATTCCGTCTAAGGAATTCTGCCATAAACTTGTCCTTCTCAATGGCTATACCATTAGCAGCAAGAGTGTCAACCAGAGTATCAACTAGTGCTGAAACCATGTATCCCTGATAGAGGCCAACGCTATTGTTAACAGCCATATATACATTATTCATGTATTGATTGACTTCTTCACGGGTAGGTGAACCCTTAAGAAAGTCTTCGCTGTACTCGGGCTCTGCGGTATTGTCTTGTAGGTTATCTTGTTCAATCATCTTGTACCTCTTACTTTAAATAGTTTAATGTTCCGCAATACTTAACGTCAGTCTCGTTAAATAATGTATTGCCATCTTGGTCTTGGTAAACGACTGCATATCCTAATGTAACTGCTTCCTTTGTGAACTTAGCACTGCGCTGATAGTCCATCAACTTAACTAAGCAACCTTGTTCCATTACAAGTTTACCCTTGTAGACAAGCTTACCCAGCTTATGTGTATGTCCCATAACAACGCAATCATAACTATCCCATTCTAGGAAGTTTTGCAAATAATCGCAAGCTTTAACTACAGTGCCGAGAGGAGCGCTAAGATAAGTGCTTGGGTGTAAAAATACGGTCTTGTTTAGTTGAAGGATCCAAGGATTACCCTGTGGATTGTATATAACGTTTGGTAGTTCTACAGTGCCAATATGAGCACCATCCTCATCTAGGATATAACCCTTTGCTAGGTAATACAGAGTGTCCTTGCATGCAAACATCTGCATGGTCGGATCAATCTTATTAGCAAAGTATTTTTCAAGTCTATGCTCGTGGTTGCCACGTACGATATAAACTTGAGGAAAGATTCCAGAAACTTTACGAACAAACTCTAAAGCCATTGTATACTCTAGATGCATAGGAATATTCTTATCCTTGGCAAAGCTACTAGCGGCGTAACCATCTAGTAAGTCGCCATTAAGTACAAGAATGTCTGCATCCTTATGTAACTCAATAACTTCATCAATTATTTCTTGGTTCTGGAATGGAAAGTGAATATCACTTAAACTAAGAATCTTAATTGCTGCTTCTGCAGTGCTAGCCTTCTTTGTTAAGAAGACCTTGTCCTTCGCGTCCTTAACGGCATCGAGATAAGCTTGTATACTACCTGCCTTCTCAACATCCTTTGTGACATCCTTGGGGTCTTCTGCGCTTGCTAGAGCTTGGATAACAGTTGGCTTAGTAGGGCCAATCTTCTTAGTCTTGATGTTCTTACTACTTGGGATCTTATAGTAATTAATAATCTTATTCAAGGTAGAAGTAGCTTTAGGATTTTCACCCTTCTGTACTTCTATGGCTCCCCTCTTGGCAAGGCGCTCTAGCGTATGTCGAGATATATTGTACTTAATACAAAGTAAAGTACCTGGGATCCAAGTATCAAGATCCTCTTTCTGCCAAATAACTGTATTCATGGAAACCTTACTTTATTAAAGTAATTTTTCCTACTGGGCGAATCCGTAAGAAGTCATCTTTCTTAGTTGCTTTGTAGGGGAAAAATAATAGGGAACAATAGTCAAGTTTGTCTTTCAATTCTTCATATTGATCTGAGAACAATGTGACTTCTGATATAGAAGATAAATCTTCGATTGTCAATGTTGCCATTAATTTTCCTTTCGATTTACCACTTTTAATTTGCTGTTCTTTAATATGAGATACCGCAACGAGCAGATTGCCTTCGTTACTATTTGTTTCATCTATATCCTCTATTTGACTAATTAAAATGCCAGGAGGCGTCTTAGTGATATAGGACAGAGGATGGCGGCTAATAAAGAACTTACAATATTCAGATTCCCATTTGACAATTTGAAGTGGGACTTTGTATCCCAGACTTTTCTTGATAGACTCTAGGTCAGGAAAGACAGGCTGTTCTGGAACTTTGAGTACCAATGGCTTCTTAGGTCTTAGTTCAGAGTAAACCTTCTTACTGTCAGAATCTAGTTGTACTGTAATGACACCAGCTTTTACTTTGGTAGTCCAGTCATCGAGCAATGCAGGATAAGCATCTAGCTCTTTGTTACGTTCAAAAGCTTGAACTATTCTTGTTTGATAGTTTTCAACCTTTGTATAGTAATCAAAGATATCAGAAAGTTTCTCTACAAGCTTAACTCTGTCATATCCAAAGCTATCAAAGGCACCAACCTTTGCAAGTATGCTAACAACGCCAGCATTAATCTTTGTTCGATTAATTCTAGTAAAGAAATCAGCCATGCTTGTAAAGGACTTCCGGCCACGAGCCTTGAGTATAAGATCGCTAGCTTTGTTACCAATGCCATTGATCATGCCAAGGCCAAATAGGATAGTGTTATCATCCAACTTAGTAAAACCAATATCACTATTGTTAATGCTAGGTGGAAGAATATTGTATCCCATCTGCCGATACTCGTTGATATAACGAACCAGTTTCTCTGGCTTACCACTCCTAACAGTCATTAGCGTAAGCATAAAGTCTGTAGGGTAGTAAGTTTTAAGATATGCATTGAAATATGTAATGAAAGCATAAGCAAGAGCATGACTTTTATTAAATCCATACTCAGCAAATGCTGCAATGATATTCCATATACGAGTTGCTTCGCTAGTATTAATCTGATGAAGACGTCCACAGCCATCCACAAAAAGTGTGCGATACTCCTCCATTAGAATAGCGTCCTTCTTGCCCATTGCTTTTCTAATCTTATCAGCTTCTTGTAAGGTTACACCTGCAAGAATTTGACATGCTGCCATAATTTGTTCTTGGTAAATAAGAACACCTCCGGTCTCAGCAAGTATACCATCAAGCAAGGGATGTAATTTATTCTGAGTCTCTTTAGTTGTCTTGTAATCAATATAGTCTTGGAGAAGACCAGAGTCACGAGGACCAGGACGATTAAGAGCTGAGAAAACTGCAAGATCCTGAACGCTCTGTGGCTTAAGATCAGCTACAAGCTTTAGGAGATAGGTCTCTTCCATCTGGAATAGTCCAGCTGTAAATCCCTTATTGATTAACTCAAACACGGCTGGATCATCAGTAGGAACTTCTTCCTCTAGCCATTTAAGGGACTTGCCAATACGCTTACAGGTAAGATCATTAATAGTAAGACAGTCAATTCTAAGGATATCGAACTTAATAAAGTTCATCTTTTCTAGAGTTGGACCTTCCCACTGCGTAAGATTAAACCAGTCTGCGCCTTCAGTCTTGCTTTTGCGAATTGGAATCATCTGGTCTACTGGACTTGTACCAATTAGAACTGCGCTAGCATGAACGCTAACTTCCTTAGCTTGGCCATCTACTGGTCCGCAAAGACTAAAGATATCTTGATTAGCTTCTACAATCTTCTTAATGTGCTCACTATTATCTTCGATAAGCTCTTTGTAAGTTACGTATTTACCACGGTGACTCTCAGGCAAACTATCAGCAAGACGTTCTGCGTCAGCAATAGTTCTGTATGATCCATCTGCGTTCTTGAGTAACTTAGTAAAAGCCTTAACACTGGTCTTAAGAGACCATGGCTTATAAGTTGAGACACGAAGAACACGGTCATGACCATATTTAGTTTGGAGTGCTTTGATTAGATCATCAGCACGGACATTACAAAAGTCAGTGTCAATGTCTGGACCTTCGCCGTCTACGTTATAAGTTATACGTGAATCGGAATTATAATTGTCAGACAAATTAAGCAAATATAGAATTGCACTATTAGACTTATTAGACAATGATTTCTGTGAATCATAAGCATTGTTTATAAATACTAGAGTTTCAGGAGTAAGATACTTAATCTCAAACTCCAAATAGTCTTTATTAACAGCTGGCAACCTTTCCTTGTCAAAGAAAGATCGTATGTTTTCTATAGTAATTGACATTCTAACTCCAGCATTGACGGGCAATAGATTTAAATAAGTGTAAAGTTTCTTTACGCTTATGATGTGCATTAGATACTTGGTTATTAATCATAATGTATCTAAAGAATAAAGCAAGTAATATTAAAAAAGGATGCTTGATAGCCCAGAAGTTCTTCTTGTTAAATATAGACTTAAGAATAAAAGACTCCTTTAGAGACTCTATGCTTTGAGTTTCTGTATTGTAAACAAATTCTTCTGCAATTGTGTTGCGATAAGGAACCTCTGGCATATCTATCTTTATATTTTTAAGCATTTAATTCCTTCATATCCTCTGAGAAGTCTAAAGATATTCTTACTCGACCAGGATTCAGGAAGCGCTCAAAGAGTAAGCCATGCTTAACAGGATCAAGATGCTTGGCAGTGATTCCAAGTGACCATGAGATCAAAGATCCGCCACCAGAACCACGTGCTGGGCCAACGGGTATACCCATACCCTTAGCAAGACTAACATAGTCCTGAACGACAAGGAAATAAGAACTATAACGAGCCTCGTCAATGACTTGGAACTCGTATTTAATTCTATCCTTATATGCCTTAGGAACATCCGCCCAGGTAGCTACGCCAAGTCTAGCTATAAGTCCAGCCTTAGCCTTCTTAAGCAACATTAAGCTTGTGCCTTCCGGAGTAAGACCTTCAAGCTGAAGATTGGGAGCTCTAGTGACTCTTTCAAAGTAGTCACCATCTACAAGATCTGCTACATGCTGAGTATTAGTAATTGCTTCGTGTGGCAATTGCCAATCGTCGCATAAACTCTTAGCAAATTCGGCATCATACATCCAAGCATTGTGATCTTGGACTTCATATGGCATTGTATCTGGAGTCTTATGCATACTCACACACATAACATAGCTACGTAGTTTATACTGATCTTGGTTCTGATGATGTGCATCTGCAGTAAGGACAAGGGGAATATTCTTGCGCTTACTTAGATCAATTAGATATTGATTATAGCCATATTGCTTTTCAACATTGTTATGCTGAAGCTCAAGGAAGAAGCTGTCGTCGCCGACTGCCTCTCTAACTTCATCACACCATCTATCAATCTTTGCATGTTCACCCCAGTGCCAGTACTTAAAGCACTGACTACTGATACAAGTACTAGTAGCAATCAAGCCCTTAGCATGCTGCTTAAACATCTCCAAGTCAATGCGAGGATAACGATAAAAGCCATCCTCATATGAATACTTAGTAAGCTTCATTAGGTTCTTATAACCTTCTTCATTCTTAGCAAGCAATAAGAAATGACCATTGTTAACTGCTTTCTCTGCAACACCGTTCTCAGGCATAAAATCAGACTTAGTCTTAGCATCATTAAATGCAAGATAAGTCTCATTGCCAATAATAGGCTTTACATTAGCAGCCCGGCAACCTTTTACAAACTCTGGAATGCCACCCATATATCCATGGTCGGTCAAAGCAACTGCATTCATCCCTCTAGACGCAACAATCTTGCCCATTTGATCAGCTGGCTGTAAGCCATCAAGCAATGAATAATAACTATGTGCGTGAAGATGTACCATTCCCATATCATTCTCTCTTATGTTAAAAATGAACAAACACCAATAGGTGACAAGGCTAAGTATAGCCCGTCACCACATGGTTTGCAATAGCAAAAAGTATTAAGCGACTAGTTTCTTGCAGATCTGTATTCCAAGCTCAGCCAAAGGACTGCGCTCAATTTCAATAAGTTCTACGAAGCTAGTAAGTGGACTCTCTTGGTAAATGTCAAGTCCGATTGTTTGAAGGACTGGGCAAAGTTTACCTTTACGGTTTTCTTTTTCGTCAATCTGATCTGTATCAGCCATAAGTATTAACTTACTCTTCTCACCTAAACGAGTTATTAGAGTCTTAAACTGATGGATCTCAACGTTCTGGGCTTCATCACAAATGACTAAAGCATTTGTAAAGTCTTCACCGCGCATATATTCCAAAGGAATGCATTCAATCTTGCCTTCTTCAAGCTTCTGTTCAAAGATCTTTAGGTAAGTTTTACCCCAAATCTTTGCAAGAGCGCGTTCGTAAGAGCTAAAAACAGGTTTCATCTTATCTATGATCGTGCCTGGAACATCGCCAATTCTACCACCGCTAGCAGTCGTAGCTTGGGCTCTACTCTTAGTTAGAATAATTCTTTCGAATTTCTTTTCATCAAGCATATTAATGGCAGCAACCATTGTCACATAGGTTTTACCTGAGCCAGCGCCACCAAAAACTGTAAGCATTGGGATATTTTGATCATATAAAGCAGACAGTAAATATTTTTGCTCTAAGTTCTTAGGCGCAAATTTCTTAACTGTAGGTAGATTTATATTGACTAAAGCTTCTCCATTCCAACGTTTAAGAGCACTATAGCTTCCATGTCTAAAGCACCAATAGCTATTAACTGGTGGTGGTGTCATCTCAAACCATGGATCAAAGTCAAGATCATCAATAGTAACAGGGTCGTCCGTGAATAAAGGCCCTAGATCTGCTGAATATTCCACATCGATTATTGACGGATGAAATACTTCCTTTGGCTCTTGCATTGAGTTCCTTACAAATAGATCTTGTTCAAGTTAGGTAATTTACGATTGACTGTCTCCTTCGGCACAACTAGATAAAATTTATTTGTAATATTACTTTTATTTATTTCTGGAATTATCCCATCAGTGAAACATAATATTGCGTCATATTTGTATCTACCGTTATGTTGATTAATTCTTTTTATTGCAGGATTCAAATCTGTTCCGCCACCACCTTTCCAATCAATACTATCTGCAAAGCTTCTGTTCTTTGTCTTTACTAATTCTTCTCTAACAACCGTATCACCCATCAGGTAATGTATGTTTGCATGCCTTGATAACTTCTTTATATAAGATACAAATTTTTGAGCAAGCAACAAGTCAATGCTACCACTTGTATCAAGAATACAAGCAATTAGAGGGCGAGTAGTTTTCTCATGACCAGGCAATACTCCAGGAAGTACGCAGTTATACTTAGCCCAAGAAGGGTTAGATTTATTTTTCTTACCTGCTCTTTTTAACTGTTCAATTAGTCGCAAAGCAGTATCAGAGGTTTCTTTTACTGTAATCCTTTGAGTATCATATTTCTCAAAACTAGTGTCATTTAAAAATGGGTCTTGGGAGATATCCGGAATTTTTGCTATCTGTTTTTCTAATGTAGCTTCTCTATCCTTAATCTCTTCATCTGTCAGCTCAAAGTCATCAAGCATATCATCAGAAAGATCTGATTCGGCTTTTAAGATGTCTTCATCTGTAACATTAAGCTTAAGCCATTCAAAGATTTCCTCAGTAGTTATCTTAAAAATACTTCTTCTTAGTCCTCCTAGTCCCTGATACAAAGGACTAGATGGAGAAAGATAGTGAAGAGATAGACTAGGATGATTTATGTTTCCTAACTCTTTCACTCCAGTATAAAAGACATCGTCCACAACATTAGTAAACCCGTAATCCGGCTGTAGACAATCGTAAGACTGATCTTCAAATAGGAGTTCGGTGTTTAACTTTATGTCTTGAGCAATGTTAAGTAATAAGTGATATTGTCTTGGAGTCTTATACATCTTCACAGGATGAGCATATATAAAATGCTTTAGCTCGTGAAGAATAATAAAAGCGTTCTGATGCTCAGAGTAACTTGCCATCTTATCCGCATGCAGATAAAGACAATACTCTTTACTCTCCTTATCCCAAGATATAGCAGCAATGAACTTCTCACCAAAGCCTTGTTCTTTTACTGTTGTATCGTTTAGATAATGCTTATTTATATATGGCAAGTATCGAAATAAATAATTGTAATTAGATACATAAGATTTAGTACTTGAAGATGATTTAAAGGATAAATCGGAAATGTATTTTATTAATTTATTTATATTGCTCATTCTAAGGTATTGACCTGCCATTTTGTCTGAGACAACATAGCATAGAATTCAGGATACTCTTTTGCATATTGCAAAATATACTGAGTGCTAGCTAGTTGATCCTTTGTCAAGGTTGGAATTAAGTTCTTATACTCAGAGAAAACAAGAACACTATCATAGTAGTCTATGGTCTTTGAGTTAATTCTATTAAGAATAGAATCGTTAAAGAATGATTCTTTAGCAATCCAGTCCTTGTTAAGAAGAATGTTAAGCCATTTATTAGCAATGTTAGATTTAATTAAACCACTGGCAAGTGCAAAGACTGCCGTCTTTGTTTCCCCAGTAATCTCTATACCATTAGTTCTGGCCCAGAGAGTCCAGAGAGCAAGACGATTAAGCATCTCGATAGTACGAGGACATGGGCTAATTTCTTTTTCGATATCCCATTCTCCTGCAAGTTGACCAGACTGTATATTCTCAATAGGATTATTCATATTAGAGAGGATATACGACATAGCCGGATCGATTATATCGGAGCATTGAGATAAGAATTCAGAAGTTGTTAAGTTGTAATGGACATGAGCCCATCTGCTTTTCATAGCTTTGTCTAGTGTATCGGTATTAAACTCGCCAACAGGAGGATTACAAGCACTAATTAGGCGGCTATTCTGAGGTAAAGGATACTCACCTAGCCGACGTTCTGCTGTGATACTCATCATTGCATTAATGCCTTCTTGCGTGCCACGATTTAATTCGTCTACAAAAAGAACAAAGAAATCTGAGTCTACAGAGTTGGGAAGCCAAGAAGGCTTTGTTTTTCTATGGACCATCCGTTCAGCATCTACAACTGGTATACCCCAGTCTGCAGTATCTGTATGTGCTAATCTAAGATCGAAAGATGAAGGATTAAACACACTAGATACTTGACGCTTAGCAAAGATACTCTTACAAAACATAGGAGTCTCAAGCTTTAGGTCTCGAAAGAAATTGTCTATTGTCTTGGATATAATTGTGCTTTTACCAATACCACTAGCGCCCCAGACGCAAACAGGAATGTCTGCGTCCAGGGCTATTCTAGCGACTTTTTCTAATTCACTAGAGGAGATTGTCAATGACGCCATTCTAGTCCTTGGTTTCGTATGCGATTTTGCGCTTACGTGTTAGCGGATAACGAGCTTCAAAGTGGTTAACTCCAAGTAGATCACAAAGAGAAGCTCTTGCAGCTCCATCACTTCTAAGTAGTTCTGCAAGATTATTCCTGCCTTGAACCTTAAGAGCAATAGCAGGAACCTGTAGCCAGGCACCAGCAGCAACGATATGCTTCTGAGCTAGACCCATAGTAATAAGCGAGTCAACTCGGTCAAGACCGATACCCCACTTAATACTAATCTCTACCTCGTCCTCTGCACGAGCCGCACCCTGCGCCTTAACAATCTGGACCTTTCTGAGATTCTCTTTGCCATCACCAGGGATAGGAAGAATCTTAAGACGAAGTCTAGCATAGTAGCGAATAGCCCGGCCACCTGTAGTGATAGTACCGCGAGCGCCCATTGGAGTAATATTAACTCTCATCTGGTTACTCGTAATTAAAGTACAGTCATAGGTCTTGTATGAAGTAGCAAGCCTGCCAAGCACCTTAGAGCTAAGCAAAGCATGCCAGCCAATTGCGCCGTCACCAGCCTCTGCATTATTATCTGCAGACGCAGGAGGACTAAGAGCAGCCCAGCTATCTAATCCAATGCATGAAAACATACCACTACGAATCAGTTGGTCTAGAAGGGTAAGAGCTTGCTTGCCATTCTGAGGAAGACTATAGACAAATCTTTCGTCGTCCACAGGTACTCCAAGGTGACGTGCATACTCGGCATCGAAGTTACCTTCCATGTCGATAAATGCAATACCACGTTCTGGAAAAGCCTTAGCAAAGCTAGCTAATGCTTCGTACATCAGAGTAGTCTTACCAGACGACTCCTCACCCGCAATCTCAATAAAGGTGCCACGAGGCCATCCTGCATTCTCACCAAATCCACCAAGCAAACTATCCAGACAAGGATCACTTGTCGGAACAAAGCTGAATGTAGGTAAGCTGTCCTTGCCAGTGACAAGAACAAGTTCTTCGCCATATTGCTTAATCTTGCTTATCTTAAAAGCATTAAAAGTTTTAGGATTCCAGGTTACAGCTCCCGGCGTAGCAAAAGAAGATTCTTCTTCTGTTTCCCATTCTGTTTCTTCTAAACTCATATATCACCTTATGATTATTTTAAATAAAATAAAAATCTATAACAATAGGAAAGTTGTATTGCTATTCAGTATAAAATAGATCTCTTAAATCCTGCTTAGTATATTTACGCCCGTTAAGATCAATAGATCTGTTTCCTTGCATAAATTCCTTTAGATTATTTTGAAGATCATCTTCTAAGTCTAAAGAGAAAACATCTTTCAAGATGCGCAAAAAACTCTGCGGATCTGGAATTTTTTCATCTAGTTTAATGTTTGACATGTGTTCCCTACTTGACAGGACAGAATCCACCTTCGCAATCGCTAGAGTCAACACTCGCGTCAAATGAAATACCATCGATTAGCTTAGTTGTTCTAACCAGTTCATTATAGACATCTTCTGTGATTTCTTCAAGAGGGGCTTGCTTAAAACCATGCTCAGAATGTAATAAGAATGAAAGACTCTTATGATTTAAAGTATAGTTCTCACGAAGATATTCTTTAACCTGATCAAGTTCTTCTTTCCTATAGTAGATAGTGCAAGATACACTGTTGTCTGACCAGTCTTCCTGTAGTCTTTTAACAACTGCAAGCTGATCAAGAGCTGTCATGTCCCTAGCTAGAAGTGTACCTTCTGGGTAAGAGAATGGAAACTCAGCTACCATAGTTGAATAGTCGAGGCTACCGTCAAAGTTTTCCTGATACTCAATCTTATAATTGTGTGAACGCACTACTTCAATCAATGGATGATTAGCAGCAATACGAATACGACGAATAAGATGTCTAGCATAAGCAGGATGTGCACCTGGTGTAACACCAGGAAGCAAACTAAGTGTACCGCTAGGCTTTACGGTAGTAAGTTTAACGCTAACAGGGAATCCCTTTGCAGCGCTATACTCAACATCGTAAGCCCGAAGCTCGCCATAAGCATCCCTGAGCCAAGACTTTTGTTCATCTGTAGCTTGAAGATATCCAGTGATACCAATACCCATACGCATATGCTTATTAACAATCTCTTCTGTCTCTGAGTGATGACAATGTAAAGCCAAGCTATGCTTGTTAATACGGTAAAGTAGTTTACATACATCAGCCAATTCAGCGGCACTTGTTATATTCGGAAGGAATACTTCTGCAAGACAGCAAGTCTCAAAGTTAGCAAGGCTCTGTTCTGCACAAGGGTTGTAACCCATGACAGCAGGATCAGGATACTCTGTTTCACCAAGGCGGCCCATAGCGCGTGAAAGCTTAAGGTTGATTAGACCATAAGGCTCTCCCTTGCCTTCATATCCATCCCAAAACATATCTGGAAGATCATTGATGTCATCGCAAGCAACACTGTTATTAGACATTGCACGCCAGCTGGGAATGGTGCCCAAATCCCAACGTTTAGCAAGTAAGAACTCGATGTCGTCACAGTCGCCAATGGCAATCTGCGCGCTACGTCGTACGTTACCAGCAACTACAATGCTGCCAATAATGTTCATGATATCTAGACAATCAACACTGCGTAATTGCTTACCAGCGCGCTTCTCTAAAACCTTACCAATATTAGCTATACCTTCACATAAAATCTCAGGACCGCTAGCTACACCACCAAAGCCTTTGATTGGCGCGCCCTTACCACGGATTAGCTGAGTGCTAAATGTAAATGTATTCTTCTTGTCTGCGAGGAATGCAGCCTTAAGAGTCTTAGCTAATAGTGCAACCCAACCTTCTCTTGTGTCAGACACAATGAAGTCAGAGTCTCCCTGGTCTCTTCTTGTTGGGCTTTTAAAGTTCTTACGAACTTTAGGAAGTTTATTAATGTGCTCACGCTGAATATTGTAGCCAACGCCACAACCAAGCATAAGCATATCCATTGTCCAAGTGAATGGACGAACAGGTCCGTCGACGACAGTAAAGGCACAGTTCTGTAAGCTAGGAAGACCTAGGTCCTTAACAGTTCTAGTGCCTAGCTGCCACAGAAAGCGGCCAGCAACGGTACCCTTAAGTTCAAGCATATAAGTCCTAAGCCTAGCTTTCTCATAGGCCGTAAAACCCACCTTAAGCTGCTTATCACTAGCATTAAGGACACGATCTACGGTGTCAGTCCATTCCTCTGTTGGGCCATTAAGATCAGTTTCAGTAAGCCTTCTAGCATAGGTTCTCTTGTAAGTTAGATAGCCTACAGTGCTCCAAGGTGTCACTATATCTTTTGTAAAATTATCAATATCTGGCATTTTAAACTCTCTTAAAATAAACGGGAATAGAAGCGGGTAAGGATTATCTTATCACTGGGTTTCAAAGCCCTCTGATCCTTTACCGAAAGCTTTTAACTCACTATTGACTGAGTAAGCTACACTTTCCAGCACCCTTCTCATACCTATAAGTTGGCCCTGAATTCTTTCAAAGAAATCTACTAGAAAGCTATGTAAAACTTCCTTTGTATTATCGTCATCAAACTCCACGTCAAGACTTGCCTGTAGCTGATCTACAGTAAACTTAGGATTATCTTTCTTAAGTTGCAAAAGCTTTGCAGCCTTATAAGACTTGGTAGCAGAGTGATGAAGATCTCTGGCCAGAACGGCTTGACTGTGCTTGTGATTTACATCACTAAGTAAGTCCGCAATACGTCTAAATTGCCTATAGACGTCCTTAACAGTCATATCATCGGGCAAACTTACCCGATAATACTCAGCCCATTCTGTCAGAGTCTTCTTGTTGAAAGAAATAGTATTGACTAGGTTGATATCGGTTACGCAGCTTTTCTTTGCAGACTCAACTTTATCTTTATCTATTTCCATCATTTACTCCTTAGTCAGTTTCCCACTCATCTGAAGTGCTAGCCTTGGCTGTAACCTTAGCAGGAGCGGGCTTCTTTGCAAGATATGCGTCAGGAACACTGCTCTTCGTAGCTGGCTTACTTGCAGCAGGCTTAGCAGCTGAAGATGACGAGCGCGTCTGGCCACCCGTCTGGCTCTCATACTCATCAACAAGTGCCTGCTTAATGTCAAGCAAGAACTGGCCGCTCTCCTTGGGAGCAATAATAGTATCCTCATAAGCCTCACCACGCTTGGCGCTAGGAGCACCAGCAAATAGACCGTTCTTACCCTTGACAACCTTCCATCCCTTAAGGATTAGATCGCCATCATCGGTGACAAGCGTCACGTCAGCCATAGCGACAACGGGACCAGTAGGATTGCTAAGGGGATTCACACGAACTCTAATTTCCATAATTTACCTCTTTGGTTTTGCCAAGCTTTCGTTCATTGTGCTTGGCGAGCAAGTTTAGGCCAATCTCAAAAATGACTGGCGCTGCGATTACAATAGCCTGTTTAATGGCATATTTGTTTTTTAATAAATAATAATACATGTAATACTCTTAAATAATAATTAGTTACTCAGCTACAGGATCTGGAGTAAGCAACTCATCTTCACTGACTACAGTAAAGTCACCTGAGCCCACAAGGCTACCGACTTGAAAAGCAACAAAAAGTAGAAGACCTGCCGCATTAAGAGTTTTCTCGCCACCAAGAACACCCAATGCAGTAAGCATAGGATCATTCTGAGCAAGCAAAGTCTCAATCATAAGCATGATTGCCTTCTTACCTTTAGTGTTTTCAATACCCTCAGGCTGATTAATCTTACTGACAATCGCCTGGAGCAAAGAAGCAAAAGGAATTTCTTCTGATTCTTTGTTTAAAATCTTAATCTTAACTTCTGTTTCGCGTTCCATTAGCCCTCTTTTCTGTAAGTTATGAATAAATTACCGTTTGCATGTTTAAAGTTATAAGGAATTCCATGTTGATCCATTGATTTCATTCCCATTGCTTGGAAGAAATACGGATTGTACCCGTAAGGATCTTTGAATCTGCTTAAGTGATTTCGAAGCTCTCCAGCCACATATGGACTATTCGTATAGATTCGAAGCTTTGTACCAGTCATTAGGCTATTGAATCCTAAGCCACTAGTATACTGCTTTAGTGCAAGACTTGCAAGCAAAAAAGTAGTTTTAGTGTAGATATCGTAACCTTCAGGCAGCAACTCTTTATACTTATAAACAAAGAAATCTGTCTTGTCCATGTCTATGTCTGGACCTTCGGTCGACCCGTATCTATAGATAACCATTTGCTCTACGTCATCAAAGAATAGACCAATATGGGTCCAGAGGCCGTGCCTATATGGGAATCCAGGTATAGGATTAAAGCCATACCCAAAGGAAAAAGCCGCAGTCCACATATAAGTTCGAATTTTATCTAATAGTTTATAATAAAAATTCTTCATAGGTGTTCTTACTTCTTAGGGTCTCGCTCGCGCTGAAGATCAAGATGCAAGCCAGTCATATAGATACTAGCTGTACGGCACAGGTTAATGAAGATATCCATCTCACCTGAGGTCATTGAGGTAGAGATACTATCGCCAGCCTCATTGCGCATCGTAAGCATGTAAGTACCTAGATACTTGTCTACGCCACTCTGGAACGTAAGCTTCTTGACGTTATCCTCGCTAGCACCAGGCGGCACATGAATAAGGTTTAGAGTTTGACGCTGTGAAGTATCAACCCAACCGTTCATTACACCATTATAGAAACTAAGAATCTGGTAGACATCGTTAATGCCTACGGCAAAAACAATCTTATTACCCCAGTCAAAAGTATTATGACCACCTTCATTTTTACCACCAGTTGCACGAGCAAACTGGAGATACACTGCGCCCTCCTTCTCTACTTGCTTACCGTACTCACTATCTTTAGTGGTTACAGGAATGTAAGAGATCTGAAGGGCACTACTCTTTTTAACAATCTGAAACTGCTTTGACATTACTTCACCTTATTGTATTGTTTATTCTTGAGGAAATAATTCCCACTTGTCTAGTATTAAATTCTTGTTTTCCAATTTCCAATTAAATGCTTCAGATAACTTTTGTAGATAGAAGAATAAAACTTCCTCATCTTCAAAGAAATCAGTATAAACGAATTGCAATTCCTCTGTAGAAACTACATCCTTGTCAGAAGCATCCTTTTGACTGTTATAGACAAAAGTAAATAATTCTTTATATAACGTACTATTAACAACAAGCAGAGGTTCATCCTTGGCTAAGGATTTAAACTCTTTTGAGTTTGCTGTGAATACTCCCTTACAGTAGCAAGTCAATTTGAATTTGTCAAGATCTTCTCGCTCCCAAATAACATTAAAACCTATTGCTTTAAAATCATTGTCGGCTTTAACAAGAATGGGAGTTTCCAATGTTTGTAATTCTGAGATACTCTTTAGTTCAAAGTCTGCTTTAGTAGCGGTAAATCTCTGAGGCATTTAATATTCCTTCTATTAGTTCCATTACTTTCAGATAAATATCTACCAGAAAGTATTTTCGGGTGTTTAATAAGAGCTTGGAATTGTTTAATACGATTTAAATTTGAAAAATGCTCTAACCAATTTTCCATAAGTACTGGCTCAGTAATAAAAATATCCAGTGAGGCCTTAGGTTCATCTTCCTCTATCTTTATTTCTGGAAGTATAGATAGTAAAAGATAAGTCTTATAGTCTAAAGATTTAAGAATTTTTGAATTAGATTCCTGAGACAATGTATTGATTAAAAGACATTCCTCCTCAGAAAGTTCAGAAGGTATCTTCTCTTCCTCCTGAGGAAAAGAATCCACTTTATCTTGGAGTGTTTTAACTTTGTCACTTAGACGTTCTTCCAAATTATTAAGAAAATTAAGTAACAAGTTCTTAACTTTCCCCATTGGCAATCCTATTAAATTTCTCTTCAAACTCTAGCAACTCGCCTTTGCTAAAGTTAGTCCCTTGAATAGCTGCATTGAAAGCTTCTTTGCCAGTAAAGGGAATAAGATAGCGTAAAGCATCTAGTTCCACCTTACTAAAAGAAACTCCACCTTGCCAGTAATCTTCGAAAGCTTCCCAAGTCCAAGGACAATGTAGCTTTACAAATTCGGCAATTGCTTCTGCAAATACTCGAATCTCATACTGAGCATGAGGATCTAAGCGCAGCCTAAGCATCTTAAGAAGATTAAGCAAGTCACACTTCCATACAACACGTGTATAGAGATTAACAGGAAGTACCATGCGGGCCTGTTCACGACTGACACCAGCCTCAATCAACTGTTGATAAAGCTTATAGGCTTCATCAGTCTGATGATTCATAACTGCTGTTGCTTTCTCTCTAGGACCAATGAAGGGATTAAATTCTCCTTCAGCGCTGCCTTGCTTGTTGGTAGTACTTTGAGCTCTAAGACTATCAGGTTCATAGAATACATCTTCCATGACACTGTAACGTGCGCTCTCCTCGTTAAGGCTAGCAGTCCTATGACGAACTAGCTGGCGCATAACAAAGATAGGCAAGCGCATCTCGAACTTAAACTCTACCATCTCAAATGGACTAGTATGCCAATGACGCATAAGATAACGTAGCAATTGCTTGTCTGACTGTTTACGAGTAGTACCTGACTGGTAACTAACTCTAGCAGCATCAATAATTGCATAGTCAGCAATGTTAGTATTAAATGAAAGATCCTCTGCATCAGCATGAGGCATAACATCAATTAACTTAACATAGCCATGATCAAGACATGGAATTAAATCATTAGTTCTTTCCAGCATCCTTTTTCTCCGACAAATGGGTAACATCCATTACTGGGGTTTTATTTGATAAATCATTATAAGCTTGGCCAATATTAAAGATAGTAGTCAATTCACTTATAAGCTCACCAGTTTCTTTCGTACCAACCTTCTTATAGACCATATAATGTGTTCTATAGGAAAGATTAGACTTGTTTTCAATTACTAGCTTAACAAAAGCAGAGTAATCACTGGCAGATGAAATGCGAATTTCTTTATCTTCTTGCAGGTCCCATAAAGTATATTTTGTATATATGTTATAGGTATCGAGGCCATTCATGAGACTAGGGAAGTCAAACTTCTTAGGAGCTTTGAAAAGCTCTAGCTCCTCTGGATCTTCCTTGTACTCTTCTTCTGCATTCTGCAGCGCTCCAATCACATTTCTATAACCCAAGAAGATATCAACAATTCCCGCTAGCAAGCTTGCATATGGAACATAAACAGTTTCATTTTCACTAGATGCAAATTGAAACCTCTCATGTAGATCATCTACTTCGATATCTTTTGAAAGAGTATCGCTAGTCAATGCTTCGTTGGGAAATTGAATATAAATTTCCTTAGGATTGACATAATCAACAAAGATAATCTCTCGCTCCCAGTAATAGATTGTTTTAATTATCTTATTAAGAGTAGATAGAAGAGTATATGTAACACCAGCAACACCTAGTAGTGCAATTATTAGTGTTAGCAAAGCCATTACTTCTTCACATGCTCGAAGTACCCTGATCCATTACAGATGTAACAAAGAGTTGTCGACTCAGGAGTAACATTAGGATCGATTCCTTCTCCGTAACATGCATGACAAACGTTGTTATACTTACGATAAAGGAAAGCGCACTCAGCAGCTGCAGGCGTCTTCTTCACCGTGTTGTATACAAACTGCCAAAGTTGAAGGCCCCACTCCCATGCATAGTAAGCATATTCAGCTTCCGCATTGGTCTCATACGTCCCTTTCTCGTACACAGCGCTTGAGAAAGGAAGAGTAGCAATAACAACCCTATCAGGATCGCTAATGCTCGTAAGAGAAACGCGCATGGTAAAGTCAGGGAAAGACAGAAGTCTTCCTTCTTGCCATTCTGCTACTACTGCCATAGAACCAAGTGGTTCCTTCTCAGGTGTAGTAATTGTTTCATTGTTATAATGCCAACGATTATCTTTCGTATCTACTAGGATGCTCTTTGGATCAAACTTAATTTCAAAATTGTCAAAAAGATTTGCAAAATCAATTCTTTTAGTCATGTATTCACTATGTATTAGGTAAAAAATAAACCCTTTCGGGCTTAATATTAAGATATCAAATTAAACTTGACTGTGCAAGTTGCACAGCCTTAATGCTGGGACCAAAATTAGAAATATATCGAAAGACATCGCTTGGATTATCGAAAACATAATCAAACATTAATTCAATCTTTAAATAATTTCCAACTTTAATCTCAGTATCACTAGCAAGACCAGCCTCAAAAAGTTTCTTAGCTTCGGCTTTATTAGTAATTTCGGTTTTCTCTAAGTTATATACAAAAGAAATATTGCGCATGTTCGCAATTTCCAAAAGAATATGCTTGGGAATCTTATTATTCTGAATCTGATATTCAAGAAAGTTTTTGATTCTAGCATATAGTGGTTTGATTGACGGACTATTTTGTTGAGTAGCAATGATAGCCTTGCCATACAAATCAAGACAGCTACTCATCAAATTGATTTGAGTACGAGTAAATGGAATCTCGGCAAGAAGCCAACCATATTCTCTTAGAGTCTTTGGCCGAATAACTTTAACCTTATGGTTTATGTTATAAAGACAAACCATCTCTTGCAATGACTTTGTTGTGTATTTGGATTTGTCAGAAGTAAGGAATTTAGTTGCTGCAATCTTCCAGCGTCTATATTCTTCACTGTCGTATCCGTACTGTGTAATAGTATCCTCAAGCGAACCAAGCTTTATGCGCATCTTATCAGGGAGCATAAAGTAAAGAAGATCTTCAGCACTGCCAGTTTTAAACATATCAGCTAAAGTCTTATCAGGGGTTACAGCTACAGTTGTATTCCGGCCCACGTTAAGAACATAGTATGGAGTTTGAATTCTAGTTTCAATCTCTGCTTGAATCTTAGGAAAGTCTTCTAAAATTTTAGACATGCCGTCTTTGCCAATCTGCCTAGGCGTAATCCCTGATAGATTAAGCTCGCGTGCTGCGTCTCTAATCCCAGAATAAATTCTATCCTTGCGAAGCTTTTTATCTAAGGTTTCCCAAAAGATGTCTTCTTCTAGCTTTCTAATATGACCAACAATGCTGCCAGTAATAAAATTAGCCTCATGAATTGCATTAGCAAGCAAGGAGTAATTCTCTTTGGCATACTTAAGGTTGTCTAAAGTAATATCAGGATGCTGGATTCGCTCTAGTTCCATCTTACTATTAAAGATAGGAGTAATTGAGGCAGAGTGTAAAAGCTTATACATCTCCTCAAGTCTAAACTCTTGAGCCTTTGGCTCCCAAGTATTTTTACCCCTGTAAAATTTAATAGAGTTAATTTTCCCGCCGTAAGGTCCATAAGTCTTCTTGCCATCTTTTAAGGCAAAAGTATAAAGCCTACCCTTCTCCTGAAATGAAATAGTATATTCATGATGAATATCTCTCATTGTCTCAATAGTATTGCCATCCGCGTAAGGAGCAGAGGAAATAACTCTTGCAGCTTGAGATCCCTTAGGTAGGAATTCTTCAATTAGCTTTGTATGCTCTTCATTGTATGAATGCTCTTGAGAGTAGATAATAGCATCCATTGCCCAAGAAGGCGCGTGAATAAAGCCTTCCTCCTCGACTTGTCGATTGTTGTAATCTCTTGCTTCAGCAAGAAACTCAGACAAATGATTGTATCGTTCGGAGCCAACTTCAGTCTTGTTCATCTCCAAGATAACCCATTCAATACCAGAGTCCTTCTCAAGATAACTTTTTACAGGATTGCCTGTGTCAGTGTCAGCATCAGGATGCTCCCATGGATATTGAATAAAACTAAGAGCTCTGTTACCAGGGTAAAGAGCTTCAAGTGCTTCATCTCCGAAAGGTAGTCTTCGAGCTTCTCTCCAGTCCGGATCGCCTACATCTCCGATACTAAGGTAGTTTGCAGTTGCATAGATTGTCTCATATGCGCCATATTGACCACCGTAATTAAGAGTTGGAGGTGTCCAATACTTTTCAATAACTTCATTTTCACTAATATCAGAAAAGTCAATAGAGTTTGACTTTGACATTTGTACCCCTTTGGTGAGTAATTGGAAGAAAAATCCAAACAAAAAATGCGCGTTAGCGCACAGGATTATCTTTACATGTCATTGATTTCATTAATAAAATTATTAATATATTTAAACTTATGAGAGTAATTAAATTGAAAAAGTTCCCAATCTTGTTCTGTTAGAGCATTCTTCTGACGAAGATAGTAACTAGGATGGTAGATTGGAATAACAGGATAGTCTTGGCCATCCAGAGTAAAAGAAGATACAGCATCCGGCTTTTTCCAATCAACAGACTTTGGATCTTTAATTGTTCCGGTAATCTCTAAACCAGCCATTGCACTTTTACCAAGTGTAACAATTACCTTGGGCTTTAGATTGCTAATCTGCTTAGCAAGATATGGACTGCAATTAGAAAGCTCTTCAGGAGTAGGAGTTCGGTTCTTATGAGGTCGGCATTTAACAATGTTAGTTACATATGTCAAATCAATTAAATCATATTGCCTTAGATAAGTATCAAGAACTCTACCACTCACACCCATGAATGGAAGACCAACTTGATCTTCCGTCTCGCCAGGAGCTTCACCAATTACTAGAATAGGTAAAGTCTTATGGTCCCATGGAGCTACTGTATTTTTGGTAAACTTATCAATTACGACACGGCTTCTTGAAGCACATAAATCCTTGCACTTGGTGCAGTCTTTAATTTCTTGCCTACCAATAGCTGAATAAAAACTTTCTTTGTCAAAGATCATAGATTCACATGAGGAATGATTAGTTCAAAATCTTTAATAAATAATTTATCTATATCAGTTAGTTCTGGCTTCGTAATCAAATCTGAATAATCAGATTTAATTTTGTCAAAAAGAACAGAAGTAACAATAGGACAAGTCTTTGGTTTTCTAAGTAAAAAAGAAAGCCAAACAAAATAGATATTACTATCTAGTGTAAAAATTAAGAATTTCTGACTAGGTTTCTTGTGAAGTTCATCTCGCCATACATAGTTATAATGACCAGGGAGTGTGCTTAGTGTAAATACACCTACAATCCCGAAGTCATCAAGAGCACTATATATTTGATCAGTCTTTAGAACCTTAGAAATATATATATCTAAATCTGAATTCTTATTAAGGATTTGATTTGCGCTATATTTGCTAAGCAAGAAATTAAAACAATCTACCCCAGTAAGACCTGGCTGTTTAGCCTTGCTTGAAGCTGAGATAGATGTTTTACTAATTGGTGTGCCAAACCTATCGGCAGGCTGGAATAGCTGCCAAAAATGTTTAGCAATCACTATAGAATTCTATTGACTAGGCTTGAGTAGATCTTACGATCATTCCTTTGAGTCGAGGTTCTAAGTGAGTCAAAGTCCATAACCTGGGTTTGACCAAAAGACGAGTCAGACAAATCGGCAATCTCTAGATAAAGATTAACCTGATTGCAGTACTTCTTGCCACTATCAGTATAGTAATCAAACCAACTACTAACGTAAGACAAGGTCTGTACATCTGAATTGTTTGTAGGATAAATGCTGATAGCTGCATCTCTAGTAATAGTATCGCCAGTAGGATGAACAGCTGCTACAAGATCTAAAGTAGAATTGTGTAGCTCTTCGTGTTCATACTTACCAAAATCTTCTTCTTCATCACTGTCAATCTTAAGTTCATCAGGAATAAAGACTGTAAGTGTGTCTAGATCTTCATCGGCGTGATCGTCAATAAAGGCATTAATGTCAAATTCTTCCATTTTATCTCACTAGTGAAGTGTTATTTTCAACGGTAATATTAGGAGAACAAATAAGTTTAGTACAGTTTTGAAGCTCAATAAGGCTATGACTATTAGTATAGCTCATAGCGCTACGAAGATTCCCTTCAATACCTTTAAGCATCTCTACAACAGATTCTGTCATAGGAATAAGCCCAGACTGGCCTTCAATGCTGCTCTTCTTATTATAGAAAGAGCTAGCAAGTCCTGCGTATTCCTTGTACCAGATACCAGTCTTTTCGTCTAGTACTGCGCCTGCGGCACTCTCAGATGTAGCAGTAAACATCTTTCCAAGCATTACAAGATCTGCCCCTGAAGCAAGAGCCTTGCAGATATCGCCATTATTCCGGATGCCACCGTCAGCCACAATATAAGCTGGAGCGGCGGCGTCCTTAGGATATGTATAGACTAGTCGCTTACGCTCAGCATGACAACGTGCAAGTGCAGTAACATTACCAGCGCCAACACCAGTATTGAGACGAGTAGTGCAAGCGCTACCGCCACCAATGCCTACACGAATATAATCGCAAAGACTAGCAATGCGACTATAAGCTAGCTCGTTGGTTACGTTTCCGGCCCAGATAAAGACACCCTCATCAAAGCGAAGGTTCTGGAGCTTTACCAGATAGTCATACATGCTGTCTAGATTACCATTAGCAATGTCAACTAGAACGTGAGCAATCTCATACTCACTGACCTTATGGAGCAACTTGTCAATTGAATAGTCAAGGCCAATGCTAATGCCACAGCCTCTCATATACATTTCGTCTAGCTCATGTTCTGGGCGAAACCTGTCAGCAAACACTGCAAAAGGCTTATAGCTGGAGTCAGTGATTGCGTCCATAAAATTATGGCCGGCAATCCCTGGCATAGGACTAGCAACAATTGGCAAAGCATCAAAAGGCTTTTGATAATACCCATTTTCATTCCTGTGGTAAGGACTAATATTTGATCCATATCTACTATTGATATCAGACACTGGAGCCTGATTAAGCAAAATATCATCATAGGCAAGCTGATAATTTGCAGCTACCGCATCCTCAAATTTAAAAAACATTTTTACTCCGCGAAACGAGACAGGTCCAAAGTTCTACGGACCATATGAACACTTTTCTCAATATCTTTTGAACCAGGAAAGAACATCCTGTCAAATATTTCTTCAACAAGCTTTGCATCAAAATCTTTGCATGAATAAACATCAGCGGTTACAAATCCCTGTTCGGGAAATGTATGAAATGCAATATGCGATTCTGCAATCATTGCAATCGTACTATAACCATATGTTTGCTCAGCACGCTCTTTCAGGGCACCAGCAATAAACTGGGCAGTAGTAGAATTAGCAAGCCCTTCAGCATTTAAGCGCTGAAGGACTCGCTCTAGTTCACACTTATTATGTGGGAATTCTATAGTAAGTGGAGGAACAATTAATGTCATATCAATTGCATCTACAAGGGCTGATACAACTTTATGACCCATACTTGGATCATTAAGAGGATTTAATCTATCAGTTGAAGGCACTGACTTAGCGCCAGCATCATAAATTAAATGTAAACCATTGTATTTGTAGTCAGACATAGTTAATCGGATCCTTTCTTTTTCTTATCGGTTGTAGAATTCTTTTTTGATTTACCCTTAGTCTTCTTATTTGAAGCTGTCTTTGGAGTTGATTTTACTTTAGGAGTATGAGACTTGCCATACTGTACAAATTGGTCATCAGTATCATAAATGATTGATAGCTTATGAGGAAAGGGCTTAGTGAAAATAGTATCTACTTCACTGTAAGTTTCCTTTACAACATAGATTGTTTCTTTCGTTTCAGTATTATATACTTGTTCGACCATACAGAATGGACCAGCTACTCCCATATGGATATCACAAACTGAATCCATAACCGTATCTAGTAGTTGTTCGCCGTCAAACATGACATGCGTCTCATCGTCGTCAGCTGGGTCAAGAAGGCCCAAGCGTCTAGCTAGAGAGTATGCGCCAAGAGCTGTAGGTTGCCCACTACCTGTGGCCTGAAATGGCTCAGCTAGAAGGGTCACGCAAAGGAACGCGTCTACATGATAAAGATTGCCACGATAACCAACAAGCAAATTAAGATTGCTAGCTGGTAGTGGATCCATATCGTCCATGCCACGACCCTTAGTAACTATCTTACTCTGCATACTTGCAGGAATAATCTCGTTAAGCACATTATGAATATAAGCAATATCGCTTACATCATCAGGGCGAATGAGCTCGTAGTAAGTATGCTGAAATAGCTGGGCATCCTTAAGAACACCAGCATAACCAAACATAATATCATCACGAATGAAGATCTTAGGTTGCTTAAGCATAAAGCCATAATCAGCATAGCTAACACGGCTATCGGCTTTCAGTAAAACAGATTTAAGCAATGGATCAAGATCCATATTGGTAGGCATGCCGGTAGTAGTGTCGATGCCTGTATTTGAATATCCTAGGATACAAGTCATTGTTATTTCTCCTCTATCTCTGTATTTGAGTAAGCACTCATAAGAATTCCATAACCTGCAATATCTTGCCATGGGCTTTCGCCAAAAGCATCTTTACTATTAGCAATTCGAAATAACTTATCAAGAATTCGAACTGTAACTAAGATATCAAGATACTTATCCGTGGAAACACCATTCGGATATAAAATTTTTAATACTTCACCAGCTTTTGAAAAAGCATCACCATAGGCAAGATTTTTCTCAGCAACAAGATCGCCAATAGCATCTGCAGTATTGGTAATTGAGTCTGAATTTATATTTCTCATTCTGTGTCCCTTACATAGCAGACAGCCATTTTATTTGTTTTCTTGTCATAAAAAAAGTAGGAGGTCCTATATCCTAGAACGTCTCCTACTTTAATAGTTATGTCAAAAATTTCTCGATTCCAGATTTGCTTTTGAAAATAAAGAAATAGATAATCTTCAAAATCTTCAAAAGAATCTAAGATAGAAAATCCAGGAGCTATTTCAATACTTTGTAAGTATGAAATAAAATCAGCAACTTTCTTATTAGATTCTAAGATAGTTGCCATATTTTACTCCTCTAGTCTGTGAGAGTCACAAGGCTCTCGCAGCTATAGCACTTAGAATTTCTAGCTAAATAAGTATAAGTTAAAAACCGCCTACATTTCGGACAAGATACTCCGTCCTCTTCTTCGGCAGGATTAAAATCCCTAGGTTTACGCTCATTCTTCTGAGCCTTAAAGCCTTTAATCTCATGATCTGAGAAATCTTCTCTATAATTCTTTGACATAATTAATTTATTTATTTCCTAATGATAAGTAACTGTAAAGACGTATTGATTGTCGGTTAGATAATTCTTCAACGCAAATGACAATTTCTTTTGATTAATATCCATTAATATCCTTTATTTACTTCAATATAGTGCGATAGTCTGATAGATCGTATTTCGGATTTGCTTGTGAAACCTTATCAGAGATAAGCTTATAAGCAACTTTCGCAAGAGCTCTAAAGTCAGGTCTGTCTGGAGTACCGAATTGTAGATCACAAGAATCTATAACCTCTTCATATATAGGATACTCCATTCTTGCCTGTGCAGTCAAAGGATGAATGCGAATTTTTGTTGTAGAATCAGTGACTGAATAGTCAGCAATCCAAACAAACTTATCGGTATTCGGTCGACCAAGAAAAGCTCGCTTAAGTCTAGACAAAGCAACCTTTCTGCCCTCATGCTTATCATAAGCATCTACAGGATTATGGACAGACAAAGCAAAAGCAAACTCAGAATCACCAAGACGAAAGGCCGCAGTAGTTACATATCTAACTGACAAGCCAGTCTCTATGCGATTCTTCTTTGAAAAAATTCCTCTATTACGATTGTATAGAGTAGCAAGATAGCTTGCATTGTCATACATATTAGCATTCTTTAGCTCTGAAATCTGATAGACTTGACAAGAATGCTCACTGTAATCGTGCTTGCGAACGAAAAGAGCGCTCGCAAAAGTAACTCTCTCATCTGACTTAAAAACATTAGTAGTCATAATGCTCCTTATATAGTGTTATATAGTTGTTTCTTTCTTAAACCAAATAGGAATAAACAAGTAAATTCACTAATTACGCCTGCAGCTATTGCCATAAATGACATTGAAATGCCAGTTATGAACAATAGATTTGCAAATGTAACCGCAGCGTCAAATAGGAATTCATGTCTAAATAAAAAGAACTGAACTCCCATTGGCAATTTTGTGAATGTATGATAGGTTGAGTAACCTAGTAATAGTCCAAAAAATACAGCGGCTAGTATAAGGCTCATAATTCAAACCTTATTACTTAGAAATGTCTTTGGTATTGAAAGTGTTTGGATTAATGCTAGAAAGGTCAGTGAGAAAAGACTCGGCGTAACGACGAGAGATCTCCTTACGCTCATGCTGGGTCCAGACACTCGCAGTGCTAGGTGAGATACCACCTAGAGCAGCAGCCACACGAGTTGAATACTTGGTGGATACGGCATGGACTAGTGAGCGATGCATAGGATGCACTTTACCAGTACGAGTACGGTACTCACGGGCCCGCACAAGCGTCGTAATGACATTGTCAAACTTACCATCAGTCTTGTTACGATTACGAACAAGATTAGTAAGAGCAGTCGTCGTAATCTTAAGATCACGGCTCACTTGAGCAGTGGAAATCCCACATGAATGACCAATATCACGGGCACGAACAGCAAAGATATCATTGCCAGTCGTGGTGTAAGTGTCAATGTTGCGCCAGTAAGCAGTAACATTGTACTCAGAGGTAGAACGGATATTAGCTGAGGGATTTGAATTAGTTGTGTCTGACATTCTGTATCCTTTGATTAGTTTTGATTAGAGTTAATATTAGACAATATAGTCATAAGCGAAAAAATATCTTTTATGTTTTCAGCACCAACAACCTTGGGCAAATTGAACAAAAGGTCTTCAACATTGTCTCCTGAGTAAATACCTTTAGTCCTGCGAGAGTACATATACGGAATGAGACACGATCTTTCACTTAAGAAAAATGTGTGCTCATGTATATGGTCTAGCAGGTAATGAGATAGATCTACAAATCTTCCATCAAAGTAGAAAATATCAGAATACGAGCTGTCTACAACTTTAAGTTTATTAGCTTTAATTGCTTGTGCGCACATTAAATAGGCATATATATCACAATCAATAATTTGATAATTATATTGAATTGCGTATCTCTCATCTCCAAGAGGAGCGAAATTACTGGGATAAGCTATAACACAAAAATCACCAGGAATAGATTTCCTTATAAGTTTTGTAGTCTTATCAACACTTGCTTTAATATCAAGATCTTCAAGTGTACCAGTTTCTTTAAAGTCAATATCATCTGGGCGCTTTTTGAGACCAAAAATTCCAATGTAATTACCAACAAGTCTAGTTCCATACAAAAGACTAGACAAATTTTCTTGTCTAATCCTTGCAATCAACTTTTCTATATCCATTCTACTCCTCTAGATGTCTTGTTTTGTCATTCAAATCAGACAAACAAGAAAAATCAAAAACAAAATGTTTAAACATTTTAGTCTTCTTAAAGTTTTTGTCTAAAGTTAATATTTTGTAGTGACATATTTTATGTTTTTTACTAAGATCAAGAACAATATTCCTTATCGAATCATAGGTTGCATCGTTTCCATACTTAATATAGTAGACGGTGTTTTCCTCCTCTATAAGGAATACGTTCTTTTTCCTAAAACTTTCACCAGGATAGAACACTACGTTATGACCTAACTTAGCATGCAGATAAAAAAATATAGCTAGCTCTTGTGTCTGTGGCGTTAATTGGCGTTGGATGAGAGCTTTTTGTATATAGTTTTCTATAGCCGCATAGCTATTCAGATCATAATAGTATTTATCTAAGTCTAAAGTATTTAGAGTATCTGGAAAAGCAATATCTTTCATGTCAACTAAGAGTGTATCACTGAAGTAATCAGTAATATTTAATACTTTAGTATAGAACCATATTACTATTTGCCAGATAACCTGATCATTAGTTAAGTTTAGCGTATTTATCTTGTTGACGCTCAAACTGTCTCCTAAGTCGATAATGATTCTTTAAATAAGCATAGCCTCTAGCTCCGCATATAATGCCTTGGTTATAATGACAAGGCCAATCTTCTTTGTAGCGTGTCTCAAGGTGCCTATAAGTATTTATGAACTCTCTAGTTCCACTATATGGATTCTTAAGAAGATCACAAGCATCATTGTATTTCATTTTACGCAATTCTTTATTAGGTAGCCATTTAGGTATCTGTTGATACAGGCCGCACTCACCAGAAGAGCCGATTGCCTCTTTAGTAAATCTGCTTTCTTGAAATGCGACGGCCAGAACAATTGCTTTTTCTTGCTTGGATAACTTCTTGTCAATTGAAGTTTTTTCAATTGCATCAGAGATTAAGTATTTATCTGAATCAGAGATGTATTCATATTTATCCAAGATCCGATATGTGTCTGTTGCCTTAATCGCATCGTACTCAATGAGATTTCTCATTGGCACAATCCAGAATGACAGCAACATTAGTATTTTCGTAAGCATTTTCTCCTTGTATTACAATGCGCTAAACAACCCTCCTCCATTAGAATAGATTACCTTTTTCAAAGGATACCAGCTAATGAGCTCTTCGCAGAGCGCACAAGGCTTACTATTCTTAAGCTCAAGAGTGTTAGGTTGAACCCTAACTACATACAAGCTAGCACCACTAAGGTCGCTAGTAGGGAATCCATGTAGACATGTCATCTCAGCGTGCATTGTATCTCTCAAGCTATTCGGGAAGTTATGCTTTAGGAATGGGGAACCTTTGACCGTGTTAAAACCGGTACTAATGATTGTACCACCCTTAATGAGGACTGCGCCATGGCAGAACCTTTCATAACTGGATCGTCTAGCTTGTTTAATAGCAACTCGAATATATCCTAGTTCTTTCTTACTGAGGTTATACTCCATAAATTATTTCCTTTATTCGTAGTCTCTTAATGCTTTCGCATATGGAAACCTAGGTACCCCATCAGGGGTGAGATTGAAATATTGAATAGTTACCTGCTTACCTATAAGTGAATCTTTGTTCTCCCATAGTCTCACAAGATAGTCATGAGGACCCATAATATTACTATTAAAGTGGCGACCGTCTGACATGACCAGGGTAAATGCCCCAGCCATGCCAGACTTGTTCCCCTCGCCCTCAACAACGTTAACAATCTCATACTCGCTATCGATAAACTTCTTAAGCTTTAGAAGATTCTTACTTCGCTTATTCTCATAAGCAGTATTTCTTCTAAGCATAAGACCTTCATATCCTTCCTTAAGATATGCAGTAAGCTTAGCCTGGACTTCTTCCTGGCTATTTACAGTGTGTGTTTCAACTGTTGTGACATATTTCATGTCGATCAGTTTCATACCAAACGTATTGTATTGCTTAAAGAACTTAAGGCGGTCAATGAAGTTACCACTTACCATATTGTCGTAACACCAGAATTGAATATACTTCTTGCTTTCAGCAAGTTGAGCATCGTCAATCTTCTGGCGCTTAACAAGTTCTACAATCTTATTAAAGTTATCCTTAAATTCATGATTGTAAAGCTCGCCATCTAGCTGGACATCCGGACACTTCTCAAAGAATGAAGCAAGTGCTGTATTAATATGAGGACATGATACAATCTTTTCATTGTTTCTAGTCCACATACCATCCTTATTGATCCGGCACCGAATGCCATCTAGCTTAGGCTGAGTATAAGCAGGCCAAGTAATGTCATCTGCGTAGTCATCGTAGTTCTTAGCGAGCATTACCTGGTAAGGTAGAGCCTCATCTACGTTCTCGACAGTCTCAGTGTAGCCTTTCTTGATCTGCTTATCCCATTTAGCCTTTGCTTCCTTTGCAGCTTGATCAGCAGCAGTAGTCGCATTTTTCTTGCCAACATTCATTGGCTCACAAAGAGTAGGCTTACTGGTAGTTTTAACACCATCAATATGCCCACTTGTTGTGTAGAATGAACCATTACCTAAGACGGCAATAGTCCATTCCTCAATCTTATTGCCATTTACTTTCTTATAAAGGGTAGGCAAAAAGTAATTAGTTACAGCATCATCAGTAGTTTCTACTTGTTCCATGGAAAATATTCCTCCCAATTAACAATTTCTGGATGATCAGAGAAAATCACCTCTTCCTGTAGAAGATTAGGACATTCTCTTTCAATAATTCCTGCAATAGTATCCTGCATTTGCTTAAGCGCTCGGCAGACAACAAGCTCATTCTGATAATAAAACTTGAATGGATTCCCATCCTCAATCTTATTAAGAATATCGCCCTTGTTAATTACAACATTAGTTACACCAGACAAACGAATTGCAGCAATCATCTTATCAAGATTAAGATAATTAACAATTCTTTGACGTCCAGTAGTTGTACCTTGCTCCTTTCCAAGCCTGCCAATCTCAGCAAGAACTGGATCAGTCATTAGGCTAACAGGAAACATAGGATCAGCACCACTCTTAGTATCGTACATCTTACCAACGCCAATAATTTTATAGATGTCTCTAGGCGAAAAGCCAAGAGAACAAGCATTATATGGCAGAGTAGAGCTGCTAGTAACGTATGGGTATGATCCATGATCAATATCTAACCAAACGCTCTGTGCACCTTCTGCAAGAATGCAACCAAAAAGTTGCTCATCCCAGATCCACTTAGGATCAAGCATTTCAGCCGCACGAATTCCTTTACGCAACATCTTGTCTGAATAACACGGAGCAATACCTTGTCCGGTAGTACCAAGATGTGAAAGATAATTAGTGTCATAGCTAATGTGATCCTGAGTAATTACATGAGCCTTAGGTGAAACCTTAACAAGACTCGTATCAAACCCATTAGCTTCTAGATAGGCAATCTCTGCCATGAACTTGCTAACATTGATTACGCAAGCAGGACCAATGATGCTGGGAACACCGTGGAATACTCCGCTAGGGATAAGGTGGGTCTTGTACTGCTTACCATCCAAGTAAACAGTATGACCTGCATTAGGGCCGCCGTTAAAGCGACAGACAAAGTCATAATGCTGGTAGTCAACAAGTGAGCTAACAACCTTGCCTTTGCCTTCATCACCCCAAGCAAGCCCAACAACAATATCAACGAATTCCACTTCTCGAGAAGCAGAGTAATTATTAGATTCCATGAATCTCCTTAAAAGGCATAACGAACTTGGCACCAGGGAATAAATTTCTTAATGCCAGAGCAAAAAGCTTTGACATTCTCGCCCTTAAGTCCATACTTATAGCAAAGCACGTCGGCTTTATTAGCTTTGACTTGCTGATTCTCAGGAGTCCAGAGAAACTCTTCACCCTTGGGATTCCATTGCATGTTAAGATCATGCAAGTCAGAGCTATGAGTTAGAAAAATAACCTCAGACTTCATCTGAAGCTTAGCTTTATCTGTTAGCTTAGAATCCATAAGCTTCCAAAGCTCAACCCAATCTTTTTTCCACTGCTTATCTCCGTACATAATTACAGGAGAAAAGTTAGCATGAACTTCATAGCCAGCGTCAACAAGTACATTCATTGCGTCAATACGATCTTCGATAGGTGAAGTTCGAATATCAACATACTTAGAGACAGCCTGAGGCATAAGACTGTATCTAATACGAGTACGTTTTTCAGGATTGAACATCAAGAATGGCTCAATATTAACAGTTTTAGTTGCAAAAGTCAACTTACCATGCTTAGTACTTTTAATAGCTTCCATTAGTACAAATGGATTATCACTAATCATTGCGTCAATGCTGACATCATTGTTGTTGCCAATATCATAGATCCAGTATTCTGGATCACACTGATTAGCTTCGGGCTTAGGACCAAGCTCGTTACAATGATCTACAATGCTTTCAGCAATCTTCTCACTATTAAGAAATACTGTCAAAGGATTACTGCCGCCCTTCCGTCGAGCAACATAGCAATACTGACATGCACTTAAGCAACCATTACTATGAGATGGAGCAATAAAATCAGAGCTTCTACCATTAACTGTGCTTGCAAGAATCTTAAGTTTACCAAGAACCAAGATATGTTTCTTGGCCTTAATCCAATCAACAGGATCCATATCTACAAGATCAGGAATCTTCCAATGGCTCGCAACTTTTTTGACAGTAGCCTCAGGAAATGCCCCAATAATATCTGTCAATCTTCTTGACTCATTCTGAGAATAAATATTATTTTCTACATAAATTGTCTTAAAGTTTAGTTTCAAGTTTTATCCTCGGGCGGTTCAAGATCATAACAATCATTAACACCATCAATGCCATGAAGCATTGCTGTTTCCCAATAAGCCTCACTCTCTTCTAGATTAGAATCTTCCATATTAATCTCCAGTTTATTGTTTAGATATTTAATATAGAGTAATAAATATTTATAGAGCGCATTCCAGTGCGGCGACAAGGGCTTCGGCTTCAGTTTTAGTGCAGATGCCAAGGTTGATGGTGGACCCGTTCTTCAGACGAGCGCCTTTCACATACCAGCCGCCATCTGGAATCAGATGGACGCCATCTCCCCACTGTTCACGCACCAGCGCCAGAAGGCAGCCGAGCGTTGCAGGGTCTGAGAGGTCGGGGATTGCGTCTGGGGCTACCTCGGTAACCTCATTGTGATAACTCTGGTAGCCAAGCCAGACGCCTTTATACATGCGAACAATCCGCTGGTTGCTGTCCGTAAACATGCCTGGGGCCCAGCTCCACCGCTTGCACGCTACTGCGCGACGAGCAAGCATTTCAAAGTCTATTACCATAGTAAAACCTATAATCTATTAAAGTTTAAATAGAATTAATATAAAGTGGGAGTAGATGGACTCGAACCAACGTAGACCGAAGTCGGGGGATTTACAGTCCCCTGCAATTGCCACTATGCGATACTCCCAAATAAGTGCTCAGGACGGGACTTGAACCCGTAATTCCAAGGAAGGCAGATTTTCTTACCACTATAGTTTTCACTACCAGCATATGCCGTTTGTGGTCTGGACTATACCTTTACCATAGTATTTCTACATTAGGTAACAACCGTCTAGTCTCTACACTTTCCTTAAATGGTTTGCTTTTCTCCAAGAGTCTGTCATAGAATGACAGTTTGGACAAAGCAACTGCAAGTTTTCTTCTACATTATTTGTCCTATCTCCATCAATGTGATGTATTTCCAATTTTATCTGCTCAGAAAGCCATTCTGAAAGATTACATTGTTCGCATTGATGAGTACGCTTTTTTATTAAATGAGGTTTTAGATTAGCAGCTTTAGAATAAGAACTCCAGTCTTTCAACTGTTGATCTTTATTCCAACCTTTGCCAGTAAAGTGAGAGGTGTCACACAATAGTCTTTGGATGTTCCGTTGGACATTTGCGTAATTACCTCCAGCTTGCTTTAGCCCAAGAACTTTAAGTACTTGGGAAATGCTTTTACTAGCCTTAACAGCATCTATTATTTGCTGATCTGTATAATCTTTATATTTTCTCATAGTAATATTATAGCATAGGTAATGGAGAATAAACTGTGTGTTTGCCATTTAAGGCTTAGCTCGGTATTAGCATGCTAGTAAACTAGTTTAGCCTTCACCGAATTTGATTGTCTTCACCTATAAGGTTTCCCCTATAGGGCTCAAATTTTCTATAAGTCTGCTGCGTATGCCGATTTCGCCACCTGAGCAAAGGCATTACGCCACAAGTTCTTTATACTTGTCACGCAATGCAAAATAAGCCAAGTCTTTAGCCTTAGCCTCAACCTCAAGATCGAGATCAAAAGGTGCATAAAGTAAATTGTCAGAAATCTCATCTACATAATCATGATGAGATCTGTCATATTCATGATCTCGACCTTTTGAAATATGCAGTAATGGTTTGTATGCTTTAGAGCGCCACCAATAAAAATCAAATGAACTTACAGGCTTAATAGACATTTGATAATTAGCATTATTAATTTCTGAAGGATGATCAATTACAAACTGAATATGCTTACTATAATTAGTACGAGTTTTCCATGTTTCATGGCATGCTTCAAGCGCTTCACTTAATGGCTCGCCTTCATTATTAATTTTCCAATGATGCACATCTAGGGTGATTGGCATACCAGGAAAATGTTTAATAAGTTCTTGCCATGTCCAGCAACCCTTGTCCTCAGTCTCAAAAACAATACGCTTAAAAGCATTAGGATAGTGCTTTAGTACCTGCAAAAGCATGACATTAACATTATTTGCAGTTATAGCTGGATTATCAGCGCCTCTACTAACGTGAATGTTAAGTGGACAAGAGTAATCAGCTGGGGCACCAATCCAGTCAAGAAACATTGCATGGGCAATAAGTTCTGCTTTAGATGAGTTCTGGACTACAGGTGATCCACCAAGACTAACAAACTCTGGAGGATGCATAGTCAAGCGACCGCCTCCATCCAGATATTTCTGAACAGTCTTTCTTAGTTGAAGCTCAAGGCCATTAAAAGCTCCATCAAATCTACCTTTGATCATAGAGTTAAAGACTTTAGATGGTCTAATCCAATAATTAAAATTTTTATAGGTAAATTCTAGACTCTGTCCATAGCTCCAGAGTGGAAATAAATTACTGCTAATGCGATACAACTTGATATTGTTCTGAATGTTATAGTCTAGAACAGCAATCAATTCCTTAATATTATGAACATAGATATTAAAGAGAACTTTAGCGCCAACTTCCATATGGTCATAGTGCGCATACCAGTCATCAAGATGACGCCAACTGCCATCAAACGGAACTGGCTCAAAGTTAAGAGTCTTGATCTTCTTAAGAGTAATAGTTTTAAAGTTAGTTTTATGTGTTCCTAGGCTATTACAGCAGTAACCAAGTGTAATCATAGTTCCTTACTAGGCCAACTATCTACCATACCAGTAATTAGAAATTCACGATCTGTTGAGTCCAGTCTAGGAAATGCTTCCTGAATCATCTTTCCCTGATTCCAAGCAGACAGACACAACATAAATTCACTACTACTCATCTCAGGATAGAGAACGTAGTAAGCCCTACTAAAGGGATCCTTACGAATAAGTCTAATCTCATCAGTCTCATGAACAATATAAGCCGTAAGTGGACCTCTTGGAGTCGTAACGGTGTGGTATTCACCATCAAGACTAGGCATCCAAAAAGTATCAGTATGAGGATACAACATAATATATCTCCTTTGTTACAGATTAATTTTCAAATAACTAATTATAAGTGCTTCAAGTAGGACTCGAACCTACGACCACTGGTTTACAAAACCAGGGCTCTACCAACTGAGCTATTGAAGCATGGTCGGGATGACAGGGATCGAACCTGCGACATCTTGCTCCCAAAGCAAGCGCGCTACCACTGCGCTACATCCCGATTAACAATAAGATACCAGTACGACGGGAGGGGCTCGAACCCTCGACTGACGGATTAAAAGTCCGCTACTCTACCAACTGAGTTACCGTCGCAAAATAGCAGACAAAATTAAGTGGACCCACTAGGACTTGAACCTAGAACCAAACGGTTATGAGCCGTCTTCTCTGACCAATTGAGATATGAGTCCAAAAGAGGGGATATCCCATCCCCAAGAAAAGCAAATTGCACCATAGCACATTTACTTTTCTAAATGTATTCAAATAGTACTTTATTATTTGGTGGATAAAGAATCTTTTCCACTACAGTATATAGACCAGCATTTACGAATAGTGCGTGAGGCACAATGTTCTTCCTAATGTAGGATCTCATGTTTGAGCCATCAAAATTAGTTGGATCAACATAATAGCAAAGATTATTTTCTTTGCAATACATTAGTAAAGATTCTTTTTTGTTTCTAATGAAAGGTCTAACTACAAAGACATTTGAATCTTCTTTTAAACGACGACTGACTGGCATAGTATAAGCTTTGCCATTCAACGTATTAAAAAGGTATGTTTCGACAGCGTCATCTAAGTGATGAGCTGTAATAATTTTACAAGCGCTAAAACTCGCTGCTACTTGACCAAAAAGTCTGTATCTCTCGTCGCGCCAGTACTCTTCTTGACTAGAAGCCATTGGTCTATCTGGATTAATAGCCAAGGACTTAAATTGCCAAGAATGAGCCTTACAATAATCTCTAACAATCTTTTCAGAAAGATCAGAGGTTATTGTGCCATGATGGATAAATACCACCATGCCATGCTGACTATGCTTACCCTTTGTTAAGAAGTGCAAGCAAGCCATACTATCCGGCCCACCTGAGCAAGCAAAAATAAATGGTTTGTCTTTTGAGAGTAATCTTTTGTCGTACTTAAGATACATACTTTCCTTTAAAGATTAGCGATATAGTAGTCAAATACGTCTAGAATTTCAGTACATTGTACTGTAACATCAGGACGACCTTGAGTAATGATATTCTTAGGAAATCCTAGAAGGAATGACTGATTAGCATAATCAGCAATTAACTCAGATCTATAGCCAGAAAGACTATGAATATACTTTACTCGATAGTCTGTCTCGTTCTTGATTAGAATTTCCATATACTTAACAGGATTGGCAAGAGCCTTAGCCTTAGCTTGAATAAACTTCTTCTTATACTCACCAAAAATTGAGTTCATAAGCTTAGCATCGGCAGCAGCTGGGATATCGGCCCCACACTTAACATTCAAGTCATAGCCAATATTATTGCTCTGACCAAGATAGTATCTTGTAAATGTATACTCGACGTAATGTCTCATAAACAATTGAAGATATCCAAGATTAATCTTTTCCTCTTGGGTGAGACTGTCTTCCCTGCTAGTAAGATCCACATACATTGCAGTGTATGCTTCAAAGGTCTTATTCTTTACAATAGAAATTGTAAAAGTATTAAAGTACTTAGGCATATGCTTTGTCTGCTCGTCAAAGTAAGCAGGAACAAGTTCATTAATAGCATTTACGATCTCGTGCCACTTAGCCCTATCATCATAGGGCATTGCTGGATGAGCATCTTTCTCATTGAAACCACAGAATGTGCGTCTATAATTATTTACGCCATACTGATAAGGAGTCGATGCATATCCATGTCTGGTTCTGCTACGACTATTGACCAGACTAGTAAGAGTCTCGCCAACCTTCTTTTGAACCCACTTGTTGAGGCTTGCGCCTGTAACATTAGAGTTAGCCACAAGATCCATAGCCATATGAAGAGCATAAGACTTAGGCTCTTCGGAATTTTGCCAAATAGATCCATTATAGTTTTGATCTGGAGCAAGTTCAGGCAAGTCAAAAGACTGAAGCATTTTACTTGCAGTCTTTCTGGTGTTCTGATCTTCGCTTCGGAACATTCCATACAAGGAATCATATGTTGTAAGATTCAACGTAGGATTACTTTGCTTTAGCTGAGCAACAAAAGCACTTTCACTAACAACCGTGATATCAGGATTCTCAGAAAGAAATCCAAACAAACGGTCTAGTGAATCAAAATAAGTTCCCAGTGCAATATATTTATCAGTATTTATAACTTCGTAGTGCTCAGTATCTAGAAGATCAATCTCCAGCTTGGCAGGAGTAACCTCAGAAGAAAATGATCCACTGTTAAGACCATAGCTATTGCCATAGTATTGTCCAGCACTTTTTCTTTCCCACCTGGCCTGCCACTCATTCCATTGAGGAAAAGGCATTTCAAGCTTAGAGCCATTCTTAAAGTCTAGGATCTCTGCATCAGACATAAAGGACATATAAAGCATGGGAACATTATATAGAACATTATATGCATATCCAGTTGGAGTGTTAGATTTTGGAACATCTACTCCTCTGAGAATGCGATTTGACCATCCCCAATCAAAGACAAAATGAGGAGAGTTCAGTACGCGGCCCCTACCTGTAATTTCCTCTATCTTCAAATCAGAGTAAGGACTAGTATAAGCAGGGCCAAGATAGCCATACTTAATAGTTTCAAGTATTGCTTCATAAGGACTATGTTGATAATTGCCGCGACTAACAGCACCGCTAGAATCCATTGAACGAGTACCAACAAGTAACTTAACAATGTTATCCTTAATTGCTGCTTGATTGCTCAGGAAATGCCGCTCAAGAGCATTCTTAATAGCATGTGGTGTTGCAATAACTGCCTTAATAGGAGCAGCCTTCATCATACCCTGAGGATACTTTACAATATGATTAAGAGAACGCTCTTCATTGCTAGACAAAACATAATACTGTGTCTTGCTAGGAGCCTTTGCAATGCTACAATCATACTTTAAAGCAAAAGCCTTTTGCTCGTCATTGGAGTAATAGCCAGAGCCAAAAGCAATTGTAGAGTCATTAGGAATTGGCTTAGTTGAGATATCAACATACTGCATTCCAAGACGACGCACTGCTTCTTCCTGAGTAACAACAAGATCACAAGATGAGCTTTCATCATAGAAAGGAATAGGCAATTTGCCACGACCATGATAATGATTCCGGGCAGGCATGTTGGGAATAGCACAAACTGCATCCCACTCGGAGACCAAAATGTTATCTAGATTATTCTTAATATTCTTAAGAAGATAAGTACTAGAATCATTTGGTTTAGTTGCAACAATATCGAGAATAATAGACTTTGAATTAGACTTTCTCCCAATCATTGTTATCCTTATCCTTACGCCCCAAGGACGTAGCTAGAAAACTCTTGCTGCATTGCAAGACTTGCAAACTTATCATTGTTTGCAATAAGAGACTGACAAATATGACGGGTCAGATCTTCCATAAAGATCTTTTCCTTCACAATATGCGTAAGCCGATCCTTGGTTCCCTTATCAACAGGCTTCTTAGAATGAAGCTGATTAAGGAAGATCACGAGACGAGTAGCAAGAATGCTTGCGATAGCGGCCTTATAGGTACCGTCAGTATTCGTAGCGCTACGGATCTGATTGCCAAGGAAATCGACATCCTTGTGATCATAAGCAGCACGAATATCAGGAAGCTTATCCAACTCATCGTTAATGAAGTTGATAAAGAGGCTGGTAGTCTCAGGACCACAGCTGGCATCACCGACAAGTCGAATGAACTTAAGCTGCTTCTTGAAGTCCTTGAAGTCGCTAATCTGATTAAAGAAATGCACGATTGAACGTGGATTAATCTTCTCAGGAGACATAATCTCAGGATGCTTAAGAACAAAGTTGATACAACGCTGGTCTAGCGCATTCTGCTCTGCCCAGGTAGCCCAGGTCTCTGCATCGAAGCCATACTGAATTGTAATGAAACGAGTCTTCATGGCATTGTCGATCTCCTGGACCATGTAATTATCATTAGCAGGGTTACTAGTCAGGATAATCGTCCAGCCCTTCGGAAGCTTGAAGCTAATGTATTCCTGACGGTCAATAAGCTCCATGACAGCCTGCATATAACGGGGGTCTGCACGAGTGTAGTCATCCAAGAGAAGGATACCGCCCTTGTCAGTGCGACCCTGAATCCAGGCAGGAACGGCATAGCCCATGCGGACTTCGCCAGTCAAGTTATTGGCGTCAAGACGGTCAGTGCTAACAACGTTTAGATGGTCACTGGTAATCCAAGTGCCATCTTCAAGCTTATATTCCTTAACAGGAAAACCTACAATATCGCCAAGCTCTTCGCACTGTGCAAGATTAATCTTGACCATGTGCAGATCATTGCGCTGAGCAACCTGAAGGACAGTAGAAGTCTTACCGAGACCAGCGTGGCCCTCGATGTTAACAGCCGTAGGCATCATGCCACGGTCCTGAAGACCCCTATTGGTACGAATTACGTGCTCGAGAAACGTAACAATTTCACGAGAGTTGAGAATGAGACTATCATCGATCTTAATTTGAGACATTTATTTATCCTTGGTTATAAGGTATTAGGATAAATAGTAAAGAATACTTTAATCTGTTTTACTTTAATTAATAATCAAAAAGTCCTAAAGAACTTCCTTCATAATAACAACATCACCAGGAAACTTTTGGTCCTTGTATTGCTCACGTTCACCGCGAGTCATAACCCAAAGAATAGGCTTAGTCGTCTTAATAGACGGAGGACTACATGCTCCATCACTAAAATAAACAAGACAAGTATACTTGCTCTTATTCTTATTCATATACTGAACAGGAGGATCAAAGTCGGTACCACCACGGCCATAGACCTTAACACTATTCTGCTTGGAATATTCTTCAACCTTTGCAATTGCAGCATCGCAATGAAGAAGAGTCATCTTTGCGCCAGTCTTAGAGATAAACTCTAGCTCTGCCATAAAGTTTGCCAACTCCTGATCGCTAACGCTACCGCTAGTGTCAATCGCAATAAGCAACTTATGCTTAGGATTGAACTTAAGACCAGGCTGACCGACAAAGCGAATCGATTCCTTACGCTTAGTCTTCTTTACAACTACACTAGTACTTGCAGCAATGAATCTTCTAAAGTAGGCTTTCCAGTTAGTAACTGGATCCTTCTTTTCAAGAAGACGATCAATCTCTGAAAGTAGGTTACCAGGGATATAACCACGAGCAGTAGATCCAGACTGACGAATAGTCTCATGGTAAGCTCTACGGACCTGCTGACGACGGATCTCATCGACTGCCTCCCAGTAGCCCGTAGAATCTTCACCAGGCTCAAGGTCTGGCTTGTCCCACTGGCTATGGCTAGGATCGCCCTGGCCATACATATCCATTAGATTCTGATCTGCCTTTGAAGGACCTTTACCAGGCTGACTTTCGGAATCACTATCTTTATCTCCTGATTGAGCAGGAGAAGATCCTTCTTGACCATCCTGACCGCCATCAGGACTATCACCAGGATTCTTAGGGCCCTGGTCTGGTCCATTACCAGGACAAGGATCGCCGTAGAACTCATCAGGATACTCTCCCTTCAACTCTTCGATCTTCTGCTTTAGAAAATCATAGTAGAAGACAGTACCTGCCTTTTCAGGCAACTCATAGTCTGGGAAGGTCTCCATCTGAATACAACCTTCAGGAAGCTCTGATCTTTCAATGTACTGATTGATCTCAAGATCAGCAGCAATATTAAAGATCTTATGATCTGGGCAACGGTTACGATAGTAAGGACTCAAGTGGCCAAGCGAGATATGAAGAATCTCATGCTTTAGTACGCCAACCTGATGCTCAGAAGGCATATCAAGATATCTCCCCTTTCTAAGCAACAACTTAAAGTTGTATCCTTCCATCGCAACTGCTGCGATAGGAATTGAATGATCGACCTCATACTTATTGACACCCAATAGATACAATCCAAAGAAAGGATTGTCGTTCATCAATAGCCGAAACGGCTTAGTATACTGTTGCATTCTTACCTTATTTTATATTTAACTTATCGGCGAAATCCCTTAAAGATTGCCTCAAGTTCCTTAGTTAACTTGTCAATATCATTAATATCTCCATCAAACGTATAACCTACACCAAAAGGTAGCTTAGTCGCTGTGAAACCCGTAGGCTTCTCCTTGCAACACGGATCTTGCTGCTTACAGCAGACATTCTTATTGCGCATCTCATTGGTCTTGTCACCGTCATAATCTGAAGATTGCTTAGTCCACATAGGCGGACGCACAGCAGGCTTATTAAGGTCAATCTTAGGCTTATCTCGACGAGCTCCTTCAAGGGTCCAGAAATACTTGTCAGCTGTCATAAAGGCAGAGATAATCTTTCCTGTAAGATCAGTATACTGAGGAGTACGCTTTTCATCCGCAGCTAGAGTAAGTTCTCTGCGAACTTCATAACAAGCAGTCTCTAGCAGAGCAATACCACTAGTAATTAGGGCATGCTTACTAGCATCACGAAAATTGAGAAGACGATCAGCCTTGGCATCATAGATCAAAGACGGATCCTTCTCATAAACAAAGTGATATTCTGGGAATAGCGAAGAAAGCTCTCTTAGAACAGTGGCAAAATGCTGACCACTGACTGTCATGGGACGATCAGTGTTAGGCAAATGCACAACGTAACAGCCCTTAGTAGGCGCATCAAAAATGACAATCTGGGGACGAGTAGTATTAACTTCCATTTTATTCTCCTTGTTTAAAAACCAATTACAAAATACAAATTAAAAAAAATCAAAAAGTCTATCCTAGAGAGTCAACAAGGTCATCCATTTGTTGACTGGTAAAAGACTGCTGTTTGGTAGTCTTTCCCTGCATATTCGGACAAATAATGTCTTCTACATGCACAATATGATTGTATGTAACTCGAATTGCCTCTGTTTGTCCCTTTGGAACAAAGGGCTTAGTTACATATGGTTCTCCAAGCCTGCAATTGTGAAGACCAATAACACTCCCAGCAGGAACACCCTTAAGTTTGTCACTAAGGGAACCCTTTTGAATTCGAACCATAAACGTTGTAAAGCTTTTATTTGGCTCAGAACTTACAATCTTAATATACATATAATCTGGATTCTCAACATTATAAGTGCCAAGCACTCCTGAGAGATACATCGAATGTGCCATTATTCCTCTACTGGCTGAACGTAAATTGTAGATGCAGTATCTTTATCAAAAAGATAAACTACATTATTAATACGAATTCTAATACCAAGAAAATTATTTGAAATCAGGTAAAGTTTTTTACCTGAAATAAATCCTAATTCTTCTAAACGGCTAGACGCTGGTTTAGTAGTTAGTATTTTATAGCTACCCGACTTACAATAGTCTAGGTTAACCATTAAATAGGATTGTTTCTATTTGTCCATGCTGATTTGAAATTGTCAATACCAGTAGATAAATCGACTTCAAAGGCAGTAATAATCGTAGTATCAGAAGATGCGCTAACGCACCAAACATTAGTATTATTAGAGTCAAGACTTTGATAGATAGTAACAGAACCAACGGTATCAGCCAAAGTTGCTGTATTGCCAACAATAGTATCAGGTGATACTTCAAAACACCAGGTATAAAGTTCAGTCAAAATAGATTCAGAGTATTCCATGTTTATTCCTTTTATTACTGAGGGGTGCCATCAATAGCATATTCAATCTTGAATTGATGAATAGCCTTAAGAAGTGAAACAAATGCATTTAGAATGCAAAGACAAGAAGTGTCGTTAACTTGCTCTGCCATCTGATTAGACAAATACCACATTGTTGATAGTAGGTGTCCAGGAATCTGGCCATTCAAGTCATGAATAATCATGTCATACAATTCGCTCTTGCTAATCTGATCAATTTGTTGAAGTCTATAGACTTGAAAAATAAGATCTGAATTAATTGAAGGACCAGTCATTGTTAACTCCTTAAGCTAAAGCTTTTTCCATTTGATTACCATGTGCAATAAATGCAATAATAGGTGCAGCTTTTTTGCTACCATTACAAAGCCTACACTGATTACAAGTAATACTGCTTTTGGTTTGCGCTGGACAGACAACTACTTTATTACCAGCTGGACTAGTGAAAGCATGGGGACTGTCTTCGCCTACAATTGTAGTGGCTCTCCATCCTTGAGCAACAGCAAGATCTGCGTCATTAATCTTCTCGCAGCTTGCCATAAGAGAACCGCGCCAATTCTTAGCTACTTTCTCTTCTCTCCAGTGATGAGTATACCCCACTAACTCGAGCTTTGTTTTGCCAATAGTCTCTTTGATCTCAGATGCTTGCGTTGACGAACATCTGCCAATGTCTCCAATGGCGGATACACGAACCATTCTAGCGGTCTTGTGTCTATTCTTAAGAGCGTAAGATAAGGTCTTATCAGCGCCTCTTGCATAGGCACGCCTAGTTGAACTAGATCCAATATTGACGCTACCACTCCAGGCATAACAGCCGTTACCTCTGAGCTTACATCCATTGCAACTCTCCCATGCTTCTTGCTTAGTATGGCCAATATACAAAGTAGGAACATTGCCAGTCTTTACGTTAACAGCCTGAGCATTCCAAATAAGGTTGAAGTCTGCTTCTTGTGAAGATGACTCTAGTGATTCTAAAATATTATCGTAATTCATATAAATATCCTAATATGAATAATTAAAAATCAAATATCAAAGAATACATTGTAAACAAATACAGATAAACAAAAAGTCTTAGGCATTTCTACCTAAGACTTCTTTATTACTTATATTTGAATATTACTATTCTAAAGTTTTCTTAGCTATTTTCTTTGGAGCATAGCTAACTTTATGTGCACCATTCTTAATGCCAAAGTCTCCACCAAAAGTAGAAACTCCTTGGTAAACATACCAAGCTCTAATCGCCCACATTCCATCTTCTTTGCACATTTGCTGAAGAAGACGGTCTGCTTTATCTCTGTAAGAGAGAGGAAGATGCTTTTCTCTGATAAGCTGATAAAGAGCATCATGAACTAAAGATCCACGCATAAAATTCTTGCTGTCAACGGTTGGACCTGAAGGTCCATCCCATGCATAGCCATGACGAATTGTCAATGTGCCATCACCAAGAAGTTCTATATATTCGGTTTTGATATTCAAAGGAGGAATTATATTTATCTTACAAGTATAATCCTCTTTCAATTGATATTTCCAACCATCTGTATATGCAATATAACCTTCAGTCATGATGTTCCCTTAATAATAATTCCTACTTAAACATAGGAATCATACCAAGTTCTACTTAGCGTCAGCCTCAGCAGCAGTAGCTGCATCAGCAGGATGAGCAAGGTGCGACTCAAGAGGAGCACCAAGAACAGCCTCGGCAGCAACTGTCTTAGCATCATAGGGAACTGCCTTAGGAGCAGCAGCTTCAGTAGCAGCACTGCCGCTAGCAGCAGGAGCCGCAAGAGCACCACTGCCAGAGCCACTGCCTGAACCGTCAGAAACGGTATAGCCCTCAATAGGATTGCTACCACCAGTGATACGGCCAGTTACAAAACCAACTGCGCCACCCACAAGTGAAAGAACCACAGCAAGAACCGAAGCAGTTACACGGCTAAGAAACCAGCCAGCCTTCTTAACAACAACAGGAGCAGCAGCCGCAACAGCAGCCTCAGCTATAACCTTCACACTATCACCAGTGATCTTCGTAAGATCAGTACCATCAACACTCATAATTATTCTCCTTTGTCAAAATTTGAGGCCTGAGCTGCCTCGTTTAGAATTGTTATAATCTCAGCGTAAATAGTGTAAACATCGCAATCATCTAGATTGTAGCCCTTAGCTAAAAATCTAGAATCTAGCATCTTACTAATGGACCAGCTAGTTTGGCTATCAGGATAGAAGCCAGCACCCCTGCTCATTAGCAAAGCAAATTGGCCCATTGTAGAACCAATATCAATGTCTGTATAAAAATTATCCATTAGTTATCCTCTCTTTGCATACTCATTAGATGTTGAATATCTTCGCGGATGTCTTCAACCTTTGTAATAAGATCTTCAACTTGTCTTTCAAGTTGAGTAATCTTAAATTCTAGATCATATTCATCAGGCATTGTCATCTTCCTCTTCTGTATCTAGATCTAGATCGGCAAAATCTTCTAGAACAAGAACAGGCTTGCTAAGAGCATCTCTCATTTGATTAAGTACTTTTTCAAGTTCATCAAGAGATTCAGCGCTTGTAAAAGGCTCACAGTAAGTAGAAACCAATCTATTTCTGTATTGGACTTCTACGATGCGAAAGTCCTCATAAACAGATCCTTCGATCTCACTGGTAGTCTTCAGAACTCTATGGTTCCATGTAAAGCTATAATCCACATCATCTTCATAATCAGTCATCTAAGTTCCTATAAAGTAGTATTGCTGTATACGTAAATAATACAATCATAAATAAACAGAGTAAAACATTACTCAGCATCTGGCTTATCTTCTTCCTCTTCGTCATCCTCATAGTCAAGCTCTACAAGCTTATTTCCAGTTTCTGCAATATACTCATTGCTATGAGTCTGGCACATTGTCATCCACCATCCTCTGTAGGAACCACAGTGTCCGGGCTCACCACAAACATCACAAGTTTTAGCACTAAGAGCTCTGGCTTCTGAGATAAAATTATCAACAGCAGGATGACTATAGTCTAGATAAAAAGACAAAGTTCCAAACTTTTCTTTAACCTGAACAGCCTCAATAGTGTACTTAGGGTATGTAAGCTTAGTCTCATCAACATGAGCCTTAATCTTAGCACAAAGATCATCAATCAACTGATACCAACCATCACCAGTATCAATGCCCCAACACATACATGTCTGGCTCATTGGAAGATGCCGCTGGCAAAAGATATCAGGATATTTCTTAAAAAGCTCGTCTTGTAGTTCTTGTTTCATTAGTCATCCTCTTCTGTAAAAAGATAATCGTCTTCAACAAACCAAGACTCCTCATCTTCCAAGTATTCACTTGAAGACTGTGAGGACTCGTCAGCAAGCCTATTAAGCTCGTCAATAGCAAGGTCTTTCATTCTTCCCATATTACCACCAACAGATATAGTAAACTTTCTTTCCAAGAATAACTTCTACACAGGCTCTAGAAACGGCTTCAAGATCATATGCAAGTCTATCTAGATTAGATGGATTCGCAGTATGAAAAGGCCCAGTAGCAACTGGCAAACTTTGCGCAATCAAATCATCAAAAAGTTCTTGCAGATCCTCTAGATCTAGATAAACTTTTTCAACATTGAATGCGCTAATGTCAAAATAGTCGTCGCCAAATTTAACTGTACGAGTAGTTTCTTCTGGCATATACTTAGTAAGCCATAGCCTTTCAAACCAAGCATTAAGATCGCCATGTTTGCGCCAAGTCGCAATCTCATCATCGTTTTCTTCAGGATTCTCAAGATTCTCAATCCTAAGATACATATCAAGTCCCATATTATCACCTCTTATTAAGTGTTACTTAATAGGTAAAAATATTATTTAAACTGCAAAATTAGATTATGAGTTGTCGCATAATCAGCAAGTTCTTGACCGTCATTAAACTGTTTAAACTTAGATAAATCGGGACCAAAAAGTATGTACTGTTTAATCCCATCTTTCATAAAAGTATAAACAACACAATCGTTCATCTTTGTTACGTCATGCCATTGAGACATTACTTCTCAGGTTCTTGAGGCTTTACCTCTTTAAACTTATCAAGAGAATTCGTCGAATTCAGTTTAGAAGTAAGAATAATCTCTTGAATCTTTTGTTTAACTCTATCAAGGCCAGTCATAGTTTTCCTTAGTCAATATAATTTCTAAAATTAGAATTAGCAATTAGTGTTTTGCCAAGATTAGTAAGAATTCCATCTTTCCAGGCAATTAAGTTATCCATACGGTCTGCGACTTCTTGCTGTGAGAGATGGGAAGTATCTTCACCCTCTTCGCTATCGTCAGTTAAATAGATAATTCCATTGCCCTTTGAAATTGCAATAGCATCAAGAATATCGCTAGACTCAACAACCTCACAGGTCTTGTTCCTAGTGTTAGCATACACGTACATATATTATCTCCTTATTATTAATTACAAATAATAACTAATAATAAGAAATAATCAAAAAGTACCTTAAATTAATAAAAAGATCTTCTTATAAATTCGAGAGTCTTCTATGTACTCTTGATCTTTATAATAGGATCCTGTGTCTCTATCTTGTATTTGTTGTTGTTGAACAGCTTTTGCTACTTCATTTTTAAATAAACTTGCAAAACCAAGAATCAATCCACCAAAAAGTAAACCAATTATTGTTCTAACTATAGTTCTATTTAGCCATTCACGGTTTTCTGAGTCTTTTTTCTCTTTTTCTGTGCGGATATCCACTTTTACTCGTTCGATTTCTTTAGCTATACGGTCATTCTGATCAATAGTAAATCGAGTAAGTAATTTCTCATTTTCAGTTCTGTTTAGCTCTATAGTCTTATTAATTGCTTCTATTTGCTGGCGCTGAAGCTCAGCAAGCGAATCTAAGTCTTTTTCTACGTCTCTAAGACGCATATTTATTCCGGGATTCCCGTCATAAGATCCAAGGACTATTGTCTTTAGATCATCAATTGCTTTATCATGTTTTTCATGACTTTTCTTGAGATCATCAAGCTTAGTGTTGATGGAGTCAAGTAAAGAATTAGGGCAATCGGTTGAGTTTGACATTAGGAAATCCTCTATAAATAAATAGTATTGTTAAAACATTTTCACCACCTGTATAGAGGGAACTGGATAAAGATATCCACCCCTAAATCATAGTGTAATTATACTAGACTTTACAGTATCTTATACTTTTGATGTATTTTTCAGAATTAAAAAACCCTAGGTTCTATGCCATATTTCAAGATCTCTATTCAGCCACTTAAGGGCAAAATAAAAATACTTAAAATTAGCATAAAACCTAGGGTTTTACTTACTTTTTGCCTAGATTGGCAAACAAATTAAAATAAAAGCAACGATTATAAAGAAGATGAAAGGTGCTTCAATTTCCATTTAGTATCCATATTGTGTGATATCGCCAATCTTATCGTTGTTCTCATCGTAAAGCCGCCAAGACTTCCAACCATTTCCACGGTCGTTAAGAGAGCTATGAGCTACCTTAAGCTTAACAGCTCTACTGAGTTGATGTTCATAGAATTTCAATTCGTATTTACCATCAATAAGGTACTTCCGAATGTTTGCATTACCAGTAATGATATTTCCATAGAACGGCATTTAATATCCAGAACGAGTTACGCTTGCAATTTCTTCGTGATCTTTATTATAAAGACGCCAAGAATTCCAATCATCTCCAGGATCACTAAAAGAACTATGAACTAGATGAAATGTTTCAGCCTGTCTAAGCCAAGCCTCATCAAAGTTCAATTCAGTGGTCTCATTCTTAAGATACTCACGAATATTCTCATTGCCAGTAACAGTAGCTCCAATGTAAGGCATTTAGTTCTCCTATTTAGTAGGGTGCATCAATCATTTCGTGACCATTCAAGAATGCAGGAATAGCAAATTTAACTTTCTTTGGGGCAGGAGTGGGATACTCCAACTTAGCCTTCTTAATCTCAGCGTTGAGATAAGAAGAGAAGCTCTTACTAGCTGGAGTCTTCTTATTGTTCCGGTCAAAGCACTGAACAATCTGACCATTAGTCATACTGACCATAGCACAAACGTTTCCTTTACGGAAAAACATATGGCTTTTATCATCATAGTAACTACCAATGCAGTGTGCACAGTCACTACCCGCAACTCTCATCTCATTAGAGGTCTTGATCCGGATCGTCTCAAGATGTTCCGGCAAAGTAAGAGTAGGCATGTCACGGTCAGGAACATTAACATCATACTTAAGCAAGGCAAGACGATTCTGTTCCGCCGCAATTCTATGATTATTAACACTAGCATTGATCATTTCAAGAACACTCATATTCTCGTAATCAATAGCACTAAGACGCTCATCTCTGGCTCGAAGACCAGGAAGGCCCATACGGTAACCATCCTTAATAAACTTGTCTACAGCCTCTGCAAGACCAGTACCAACATTAGCAGGATGAACTTCCTTCATAGCGTTTACCCAGCCATCAAGAATCTTAACATCGTTAACCTTGCTCATCTTTGTATAAAGAGTAGCTTGATTCTTGTCAATATCAGCAAGTAGCTTAGGAAGAGTATCGCTACTGGTACGTTCAGCATGATTAATAGGAATCAACTGGACATACTCTGCAGCAAGACCAGAATGAAACCAGGAAAGCCGCCGATTACTAAAGGTACGGTACTTGTAGCTCTGAATGAATTCTGCATTAATAGGATGATTCTGAATCAGAGACAAAGTCGTATCGTCATCAATACTACCAGTAGGCCAAACCTTAACAGAATCCCAAGCTTTCATAGTACGAATAGACTGAGGAATCTTATTAAGAACTAGCCGCCTATCAGTGTACTTTAAGCAGGAATACCCAGTGTTAAAAGCCCGCTTTACAGTGAACTTTTCCCAAGGGGTACGGGCATTATGAAGATCCTTAAGAGCCCAAGTAAGATCAACAAGATCATTAGACTCCCTAAGGAAGGAACAACGAGGATCCTTACTCATCTCACTAGTCTGATGACAAGCAGAGATAGTAGTGATAGCCAAATCAAGTCTATCTTGCCTGTCCTTATGCCAGTAGCCAAGGCCGGCAACCAAGTTAATAATAGTCTTGTGCCGAGACATCATAGGCTTAATATAGTGCCACTTACTACTTGTCTTAAAAGCGCCACTCTTACTCTTTCTACTGTAATGGCGCGGCATATTCCTCATCTTAATATCAAGACGACTAATCATATTAGTCCACAAGTAGTGCTTATCCTCAACAAACGCATTAAAGTCATACATCTAGTAAACCTCTACATGATTAAAGAGAAGATCTCAATAGGAGAGAGAAGACTTAAAAAGATCAAAAGGCATGTCATGCTCTACAGACCCTGCATGATACCTACCGTATACCTGCATAATACCTGCATCATACCTGCTTTATACCCTGCATGATACCTACCCCGCTTCTCCAATAAGTATATATCTTTTATATATCCCTATATAGGCTCGCGGGTAACTCCGGCCTCTTTTGACCCTTTTAAGTTTAAACTCTTTTTACTCGTTATATACCCCTATAGGGCAAAACCTGCCAAAGTAATCTCCGGCCTCTTTTTTGCCAGCATCCTTTGTTGCAGGAATCCCGCAGGAGCTCAACACCCTTGAGACCCTAAAGTCTCTCAGGTGTTGGCCCCCACGAGGATTAGATGGTAGCGCTGGTCCTGGAACTATTGCCCTTTGCCTTGCGCTTCTTCTGGCTAAGTGCCTCTAGCCTTGCCTGAAGCTCCATCTCTTCCCGCTCAGCATTGAGAGCGTCCAACTTGCGCTGGTACTCCCTCTGCTGCTTAGACATCTGCCGAGGCTCTTCCTTGGCATTCGAATTGATCTGCTGCACCTTGTTGTTCAGCGCGCCCTGTGCCTTCTTAGCGAAGGGAAACAGGATACCGCCGATAAGGGCAGGAATCAAAAGGAACGCCGTAGCGAAGAGACCCCAGAGAGCGCCCGCTGCACCAGCACTTGCAACCTTAGTCCCAAGTGTAACTGCTTGATCACCACCGATATCAGCCATTTAACCCTCCACTCGACGAAAGGCACCTGCATTAGGTGCGTGAATCTGGATTGAACGGTAGCCTGGATACATCGGCTTGCCGTCAGCGCCCTTGTTGTGACGCTTAAGAAATACAGGAAGATCCTTGAAGCTCAGGCTAAAGCCATCAGCACCAATCTCTCCTGGGGCCCAGACCTCTGCGTCTGCACCTGCTTCGGATCCATTCATGATCTTGCATCGGGTAACCACAAAACTTCCACGCTCAGTAGTAACTCGAGCCGTGACAGGTCCAGCGGTGTTGCCGATCTTGATTGTCCCACTACACGTAAACGGAATCTTCATTCTCACACCTCTTTTGTTGGCTCTGAAATAGAGCGTTAATGTTTTAACAGTGTGCCCGACTGGACTTGAACCAGTGACCTACGGCTTAGAAGGCCGTTGCAACTATCCAACTGTGCTACGGGCACGCAGCCTAGGTTTTACCCTAGTAGTTGGTTAGAACGGATCAATGTCCGTTACAGTTTCGATGACAGGCTCTGACGACTCTGCCTTCTTAGGGGCTTCACCGTACCGAACTACATCTGCGATGATCTCCGTGATCCAGCGGCGGTCTCCCGTCTCTGTCTTGTACTCACGAGTTTCACTGCGACCATCGATTTCTACCTGATGACCTTTACCGAGATACTTGGAAGCATTCTCAGCATTGGGACCAAAGACAACGACGCGATGGTATGAAGGCTTGGAAACCTTCTCACCCTTGGCGTTGGTGTAACGGTAGTTGGTGCAGACATTGAGAACGGCACGGGACTGTGCGGACTCGGAACTGCTCAACTCAGGGCTCTTAGTAAGACGACCACGAACTCTAACTTCATTAAGATCTTGCATTCTATCTCCTTTCCGTTTTTCTACGGACAATTGGTTACTAATATTAATTAATTTCACACAAGAAAGGGGCGATAGCCCCTCTAGCGGCTACACAGGGCCCATGCTGCAACTACTGGCCAAAACATGCTGGCACAGAAATACAGGATTGTATACCAGACAGGAACCACAATGCTTGCAGTTCCATTGGCATGGCTCATACTAAAAGACACACTACTCATCAGAATGTTTCGCATTAGTTCTCCTTCTCTTGGTTATCCAGAATAGTTCTGGCTGCTTTCATAAGTGTATTGATACGCTCAGAGCCCCATGTCAGTTCAAGTCTTGCAACTAGATAACTGATGTTGTCTGCGTCTCTATAGTTAATGTTGAACAGATTCGGATCGGGGTTATACACGGGATCTCCTAATTGAGGATTTTGATCAACCAGACGAACTTAAACATCAAACCTAATAGGAACAATAGGAATCGTACCTCTACCACAACAAGAGATCTAATACTGTTAGCATACTGCTAAAGTCATCTATTAGAAGTTTTGTTGTAACTAGAAGCAACATCACAAAGATAAACGTACTCTTGTCGGCCACTTTTCCTCCTTGGAATTGGTTCCAAACAAAGAAGGGGCGATAGCCCCTCTAGTCTTATAAAGTGTGGGGCCCCTCCCGCCTATTGCTAGATGAGAGGGGCCTTTGCGCTCTGGGTTACCAGACGTACCACCTAGTTATTTTCTGAACTAGGACAGTTTTGCTCTAGACCTAGCGAACTAGATCTATGCAGGATTTTCTGGGATACCAAACCTCTGGTCTTTTAAGGATCAACCAGTATTACCTATTGGGGGTCTAACGCGTTTCTCCCAATCTCTTCTCTCCAATCGAACTTCCGAGTTTCCTCGATCTCGTTCTGCTTACGCTTATCGCCATGGTTGGCGTTATGCATATTCTGGAGCTGATAACTCTTGAGTTCTTTCTTGTCGAATCTGAAGCTCTTGCTCATTATATCCTACTTACTGATAGTGATGGTCCATCGACCACCAAGGTTGTTTGCGAGAACTACTCCACGGTTCATTGCCGTATCGATATTGTTATGCTTCTCATTGATAACAATACCTTTATTTACGACAAACACTCTAAGATTGATATGCTTCATTGGTTTTCTCGTTACAGTTCGTGGAGGTAAGTCTCGTATTGCTGATTGATGTACCACTCAAAGTTGCGGTCATCATCGCCGAGTCCTTGGCGGGAACTTTCGAATTCTCCCATAAGGCGGTCCTCATTGGCATCCCACCAGGTTTCCTCAACTACTTTGTTGAGGTATCTGTTGAGGATCTCTTTGCCGACCTTCGACAGATCCCTAGAGGTCCATCCATCAAGACCTGTTTCCAGAAAACGGCGATAATCTCCGGCCCACTCATTCATCTGCAAGCAGTTGAAGTAAGTGTCTACGACTGACTTACGGACTCTCCAGTATTCCTGTTGGTCTTTGTAATGCCACTCGGTGGTGTCCTCTTCTTTGAGGAAGTGATACTTCATCTTACTATCTTCAAGTTTGGGCTTGAGGATAGCAAGGATCTTATCCATGTCCTGAACCGTTTCCATTGCAAACTGCTTTTCCATGACAAACCTCTATATAAGGGGGTAAAGTCTTCCTGACAGGATTCGAACCCATCTGTTACCATAAGGAAGTGATTCAGCCTTTGTGGCTACCAGACATGACATCTGATAGGTTAGCCTACCAACGGGCAGGTTTCAGGCTGTGGACCTACTAGTAATCAGTTGACTACTAGGACGAGACAGAACTTCCCAACTCAACCAGGAGGTTATTAAACTCCTCGATGGCACAGTCGGGGTCTTCAATCTTGCTGAGGAGGCTCTTCTGTCCCCAGAACAGGTTGATGAGACTGTCCATGTCAGCCTTGACGTTCTTGACCGTGAAGTCAAAGTGCTTCGTCAAGGTGGGGATTGCACTGTAGAAGGCAGCGGTCTCTCCAAACCGCTCCGAGTACACTTCCAGAGTCGGGACGGAGTACAGGGTCTCCTCGGTCTCCAGGTAGTCACGGAGACGGATCCTGTTGATTTTGGCGCTGACCCATTCGGTGATGTATCCGCCTTCGGGACTGGGGAGGCTAATCGTGAAATTGACCTCGAAGCCTTTGCGTGCGTCGTGGAACATCCCGTGCTCCACGATGTAGTACCCTTCCTTTTCCGTGTTGCCCCTGATGGCGGAGCTGATGGTCGGGCCACTGAACTCGGTCATGGCAACCGAGTAGGTCGTATCGTATCCGAGATGGTTCATCCTCTTGGCGATCTCGGTTGCGAAAAGGCGGACAGCGCTGAAATTGAAGATCGTGTTCTTGTTGTTCATGTGCTACTCCTTGTTTGTAGCAGTGTGACTGTAAGATGTGCCTCTGTACTTGATTGCACAGTCGACATGTTGTGTTCGCCAAGTACCGATGTGACGTTCAAAGTGTCCCTCCTTAGCAGGAACAGTCTTGCCGCATCGGTAACATACTCCAGGAAACTGATTTCTCATCTTGTAACCTCTTAGTAAAAGTAATTCAATCATATGGGAATCGAACCCATAACCGCGTGTGGTCCGTTGCGTCACCAGACTGATCAAACCTCTGTCTAAAGCCATAATCCAAACCCGAGAAACGGCTTGGGGACTCCTATATATTACAGCGCTGCAGCACTGCTCATCTGCTAGGACAGACGAGTACCTCTTTGTCTTATCTACCTATCCTTCCCGAGGGTGAGTAAAGGAGTTCCGATAGTGCCCATGTTTATCTCGTTACTAGCGGCAGGGCTCCAACTAGTCACCACCCCATGTTCGTCTTTCTCCATTAGTGGCAGGGGTCCACTAACAGCCAGCCCATCGCTAAAGCCAGGTTTGCAACCCTGACTACCTCTAGGTTCCCAATAAGTGGCAGGCTCACCTATGGTTTTTCTAGAGGATTTGAAGCCCATGTCTATCTTATTACTAGTGGCAGGGCTCCAACCAGTAACCAGCCTTTTTATATAGCCAGGTTTCGTGGTTATGAGTCAATGACCCATATGTGCTGGTAGCGGCATAAACACGGCAGACTTTCGTCACCGTGCTATGCTCCCATACACCCACAGCAACTAACTGACTCTCACTAGGTTCCCATAAGCGGCAGGCGCACTTATGATTGTACTAGTAAACTCTTGAAGGATGGCGCTTCATGGTAGTTCTAATAGAGTTTACACCCTACTACTAGAACTAGTGTAACCCACTATCGCCGTAAAAAGTCGGGTAGTTTTACGACATACCCTAGGTCGTCCCCTCTTCTGTTTAAACATGTGCCTCCTTAGGAGATCCAGCACATGAGTTCTACCCCGAGTCCCGCGGACAGGTGCTCTTAACTTCGGAGGGTAGACTCCTATCTCTATCAGTCCGAAGACTAGATAAAGAAACGGCGGGCCGTATGCACGGCTTCAATCAGCGAGTCAGAGCCAGTGTTGGCATCTTCCTCGTACTTCTTCTCATCGAGACGCTCATTGATGGCATCCCACGGGTCATAAGACTCATGGTTCACGTCATCCAGGCTCAGAGTCTCCTTCTGAACCTTCTCAAAACTATCAGTCAAGATCGCAGCAGCACTCATCAACATGACTTCCTCCATATAAGCAGAATTGCCTATCCACCGAAAAAAGGGGCGATAGCCCCTCTGTATCTATACTAAGCGGAGTTGCGGGCCTATTTTTACTCAGCGAAGACAGGGCTCCGAAACCCCCCGACGCCCGCTAGGGCGAAGGGGGGTTGAGGCTCGACCTGCGCCCTAGAAGGGGTCGGTCGGGACGCTGGCAGTCTCGCGAAGCGCCGCAAGGGCCTCCGCAGCCGCGTCACCGCCCGCAGCCGAAGCCGCAGTCGGAGCCGAAGCGCCAGCGGGGGAGCCAGTCTTGACGACGACGTTGGCGAGGATCTTGACGGCGAAGCCCTTGGAGCCATCCTTGCGGAGGAACTCTTCGTCTTCGGGGGTTCCGTCCACGAACACGGTGTCGCCCTTCTTGAGGATCTTCGCCATGTTCTCCGCGAGTGCACCGAAGCACACGACGTCCCGCCACTTCACGACAGCGACGCCCTTGACCTTGCGGTTGACAGCGACGCGCATGGCGCAGATGGAAGTTCCCGACTGGCCCGTCAGGAGAATAGGGTCGGCTCCAAGGTTGCCGACGACCTGAGTACGCTCAAAGCCCATGCTCATGGGTGCGCTCCAGTGTGGAGAGAAGGACCATCCTCCTCTCCGCAGAAACAAGGGGCGATAGCCCCTCTCGCAGTCCATCACGCTGGACCAAACGGGAGCCAGGACATCTGGACTCCGCAGAAAAAAGGGGCGATAGCCCCAGCGAAGCGAGCGAAGCGGTTGCGCCGAGCGAAGCGAGCCCTACAAGCGAAGACAAACATGCGAACGGACAGCCGAGCGTAAGCGAGGCAGCGGAGTAATTGGACCTTTTTTGGATGAAAGAAAAAAATAGCCCACCTGTGATGGTAGGCTATTCTCTAGTTATCGCCGTTCTTCTTTCTGTTTGCTTCTAGCATTTCCAGAAGACCGCGAGCCATCTTTGCATTGTGCTCATTCTCCTTTTGGGTAACCCATTTCGGAGGAGGATCTTTGATGTCAAAGAAGATTTGAATCTCATGGCGAAGTACATAGTAACCTTTGTTGATACGCAAATCAACACAGATCACAACTTCTCCTGCTCCAACCAAAGTACCATCCCATGCCCTAATAGTGCCGGTTGGCTTTGGTTTACGGTTTGTTTCAATGATGTGGCCATTAAATGACTTTTTCATTGTTATCTATTCCTTACGTGCAGTGTTATGTTCTGCTACTTCTTTGCAAGGTCGTTCGGGTTGATGATAATCATTGGACGATTGACCTTCTTGGCGTAGTTGACACAGTTGGATGTGCCACTCGGAGAACCATCCCAGATTGCGACAACCGCCTCGCAGTTATCAACCATCCAGTAGTTCCGTGCGTGGAGACACTTCTCTTTGCCTGCAAGGTCGTAGCCTTTCTTATTGACAAGGACAACTTGATGAGCAAGAGCAAGCATCTTCTTGTAACGCATCTTAGCTTCGTCACCCTTGAAGTAATCACCATGGTCGCTGCAAGGACGAGCCACGATGAACTTCAGGCCAAGCTTGTGAGCCTCACGTGCGGCATCAGTGTCAACACCAAGAGCACCACCAGTAACGACGATGATCTCACGAGTTGCACTGTACTTGGCAATGGCACGCTTCAATGCATCTGCGATTGCATTCTTTACAGCAACACGCAGAGGATGATTCTCGTCATAGCCGCCAATCTTTTCGGGGCGATGACCAGTGAATGCAATCCTGTAGGGCTTTGCTTCCACGGCAACAACAGGCACAGCAGGAGCAGGCTTGGCTTCAACAGCAGGAGCGTCAACCGGGACCCAATTGACATCTGCCATGTTCTTAGGCTGCCACTTGCCGTTGACCATTACAAGTTGTACAGGCTGTGCCGCAGTGTACGTGCCTTTAAGTACTTCACTGAAGATTTGAGTCTCAGACTCTTCCTCGTCACTGTCGTACTCGGTAGCATACTGCTCCAGCTCTTCAGCGCTGACTGGATTCTCAGAACCAAAGGCATCTTCAAAGTTGAAGTCTGCCATGCCTGCGCTCTCCAGCATCTTGTCGTAGTCGATATTCTCAGAAGCAGAGATATCGAAGAACTCCTTCTCGGGAGGAGGCTCCGGCTTGACCGGCTCTTGACCCTTGAAGGTCAGCCAGACGAAGTTACGAGTGTAGGTCTTGCCGTTGGCACCATGACCGTCACGCTTCTCCACTTCGCTTGCCTCAACGGTAGCACCGCTGAAGAAGTTGTTGAGAGTACCGTGGTAGCCCATCATGCCGGCAATCTGCCACTGAGTCTTGCCCTTGAAGGCACCGATCTCATCGAATGCCTTGCGAGTCTCACTGGTCTTGCGGAAGACCAAGTAAGCAACTGCGGCGGCGCGATGGTCCTGGTCAGGGTTACCGCGCTGTCCACCGTATGCAAGCTGGATGCGGTTGTCGCTGAGGAGCTGCTGGATGCTGAGGCCAACAAGGGACTGAGGATCAACAGTCTTACCATCCTTGCTCTCACGAATGAGGAAGGCGGCGCGAACGTCGGCAGCAAGAAGCTTATCCTGAGTCTTCTTCACGGCAGCATCCTCAAGGAACTTGCAGAGAACTTCTGCGTAGCCCTTGTAGTTTGCAGTAGAAGTGAAGTACATCTTGCGGCTGTAACCACCGCTGGAGGTAAGCTCACCCTGCGCGTCAATCGCATCAGAATCGATGAACTTCGTCTTCTCGCCATCCTCGTCAAGGAGGAATTCGATCTTACCCTTGCCCATGGAGAGCGTGATAGCCGTCTCTGCAGACGTACCAAGCGCAGACATAAGCTCAGCAAGCACAAAGATCTCGTACTTGTATTCGGCGTTGTCACCGTACACATCTACGAACTTCGGCCAGAGATCTTCATGGCGTGTAGCGAATGCCTGATGGATAGGCTTCTGAGCGTAAACCCGACGAAGGGTCTTGAGCTCCTCAGCGTTCAGCATGTAACGGATCTTGTCGATCTCGTTGTACCGGTGCTTCATTGCGTCAGGCACAGTCATGACATGACCGTTATCCTGCGTGTAGCGATTAAGCGAGTGGTACTGCCGGAAGATGAAGCTACCGAAGGTCGTGAGGTTGAACTCACCCTGATACTGCTCCTGCTCTTCGCGGTAATGCTTGTTGATCAGCTGATCAAGGTCATGCGCGTGCTCTTCAAGGAATGCCTGAAGAGTAGAGGTGAGAAGGGTAGCCGTCTGGCTGCTGGTGCCTTCATCGATGAACGTCTTAAGGTTCGTAGTCATCGTCTTCCAGTAGCGAGTGAAGCTACGGATGATGGGATGGTCGACCTTAACCGCCTGACCAGTTGCAGTGACAACCGACTGCCGAAGAGACTGGCAGATCTTGGCGGTCATCGGGATCTTGCCTTCTTCATCCTTGAAGAGAGCCGGAACCATGATGCGCTGACCAGTGATCTCGGAGACTTCTCCCGTGTAACGCACAGCAACAGGTGCAGTTACAAGGGAAAGAAGGCTAACACCAAGACGCTTGCGGACAGGCTTAAGAGCAGTCAGTTTAGTCGGCTTAGCGTCAGGATTCTCACGCATTGCATTGCGGTCGTTGAGAACCCAGCTCACAGCAATCATGGTCATGACTGCGTCAATGTTGTGCCAAGCCTTCCAAGCGCCCGGGAAGTCGGTACCGCTCTGTGCTGCGTCAACAACGAGGGAGATCTCACCCTCCATCATGCAAGCGGCAAGAAGTGCAGGCTTCGTCTTGATGGAACCAGGCAGGATGATCAGGTCGGCAAGCAAATAGCTGCCAAACATCTGAGCATTTGCCATTGCGCCAACGAGAGGCATAAACTCATTGTCGCCAGGAAGGTGAATCATGTCCCACTTCTCTTCAGCAGTCTTGTCGACAACCGAAGGATCTGCAGGCTGCTGCTTCTCAGTGAGACTGGTGATCTCGTAGCGGATAAGGCCACTGGAAGATACTTTCTCAATCTCCGTAACATTGAAGTACGAAGACATCAGCTTGTGAGCATTCGGAATGCTGTTGACAAGGTCAAGGCGGCTAGGCAGTGTTGCGAGGAAGGTATGAGCCTTCTCGTACGTGCCCGTAACGTCTTCCGGCTTGAACTGCGAAAGCTTGAAGTTACGCAGATTCATAGAGCGAAGAGCAAGGAGACCAAGCTTTCCGCAGAGGAAGAATGCCTTGTCGTCAGCGTCACCGCCGTCCATGCTAACGAGGACAGCCTTCTGCATGATCTCCGTGCTGCCGAAGTATGCAGTAGCGTGCAGGAACATGTCGTCCTGAAGGACAACATAGATGACCCGCACATCGACCTTAGCCGAAGTAGGCCAACGAGCCGCAGCACCAAGGCTATCCCGATGGTTGACGGCAAGCTCCTTCTCGTTCTCACCCTTTACATCATGGATGTTAAGAGCAGGAACGTTGAGGTTCTTCGCAGCTTCTGCCGTGATAGCAATTGCCGCAAATCCCGTCTTGGCAAGGATCTGTTCCGACTTGGCGTTGAACGCTTCCTCGATCTTTGCCTTGCGGTCAAGCTCAGCCATGATGAGAAGACGACGCTTCTTCAGGCCAGCGGTCTCGTTTGCAAAGGCACCCTGCTTCTCCTCATGGAGCCACAGGTCGCGGAACATCCGCCAGACAAGAGCGCGGGGATACGAGGTAAAGCCACAAGGGCCGTCCTTCGTGACCGCGTTGATGCGCAGCTTGCTCTGCGTGACATCCTCGCTGACACTGTTGACTAGAGTAGTCACAGTAGCAGGAATTGCGCCAGGGTGAACACCAAGACTAAGCAGCATCTTGGTGATCTTGGCCTTGAACGTTGTGGACGTCTCGGTAGCCTCAAGGACATCGCCATTGAGGTTCTTGAGAGAATCCTTAACGTAGTCATCCCAGTGCGAGATGTTCCAGTCAATCATCTCATTGAGGATCGCATGGAACTGCGGATCATTGAGAACCTGACCGAAAAGAGCGCTCAAGTTCTGAACGCCGAGGAGAACCCCAGGCTCAGACTTCATCTCACCAACGCTCGGCTGCACCATAAGCGCAACATCGTCAGAGAGATCAGGCTTGAGATCCTGCTTGTCCTCCGAGCTCAGCAGGAAGACATGGGGCGGAACCCAGACCTTGACTGCACCCATTGCGCCCTTGTAGTACGCCTTGCGCTTAACAACACGACGCACCTGCATGCCCTGCGTCATAGGCCCAGGGGTGAGCTCTGCGGTACCCATGTAGTGGACACCGTCCTGGATTGCCTTGTAGGCAGGATCCAAGTCAGCCATGTTCACAACCTTGCCAGTCGCAGAGATAAGCCCGCTGTAGGTGGCCGTCATCATAGAACGCGCATACTTGCGGCCCTTCTGAGCGGTTTTGCTGGTGTACTCAACGGCACCCACCAGCTTTGCCTTCAGCGCCTTAGGCACCATCAGCGTTTCCATGCTGGAAACGGCAAAGAGAGGCGCGTAACCCTCAGGGATCTTGTGTCCATTCTCAACCACAGGGTGGTCGAGGAGAGATTCAAACCCCGGAAGGTCAGCATAGGGGCTCTTCACCCCGGAGAATTCGAGATGCTCTCGATAGCTACGGTACATAGTACCCTCCTTGTCAGTAACCGGAATGGTTACGTTCTGTTTCATGTTTTCTACCATTGCTCCATCCTTGCGCGATAGGGTGTCGTAAGACCTTCACGTGCGTCGTAAAGAAGAATTTCATCTGCCATTGGCGTAAGAATGCCATAGGAGAAGTAAAGGCGATCCTTATAACGAAGACCGCTTGTTTTCTCAAGCCCCATATCAATGGCTCGACTTTGGGCGTCAGTCATGATACGATCTGCATTGTTGTAGGCCAGGATTGGGCTTACCAACATATAGCCACTTGCGGTTTTCATCCACTTGTAGCCATGAAGATTGATAAGTCTCTGGAGCAGAAGTCGATAGTGCTTGTCTCCAGTGTCCTTACCATTTACCCCACTCTTGTTGCAAGACTGCAGTTCGTTACGCTCATATCTCATTTTGAGAATTTGAGGTTCAAAGAAATTGTCCATCTCGTTGAACTTCCGGATTTGACGTTTCATTTCTTGTAACGTCATAGCATCCTTTGTCCGAAGACTGAAGACAGCTTCCTGTTTCTTCTCTTCCAACAAAGCAACTTCAAAGTCGCTACGAGACAGTCCAAACAGATGAGGCCGGGTAAACTCGGCGTTCTCCCAAGAGCTGTCCATGTCAAAGCTATAAAGTTCCCATGGCAAGTTATGCTTGCTTGCTAGCTCCCACAAGGTTCCTCCGGCAGTCTTAGCGCAATACGCTGAGTGATACGGAGAATCAGGTATGCTACTGTCACGTAGGCGGTGGAGCTTGTTCTGCTGATACTCTGCCAGTATTTGCATGTTTGCAGTATCCGGTGCCTGCATATACCAGCGCATAACCGTGCTACTGGTCTCATTTAGTTTCTGACAGAACCCATCAGCTCCAGCAGTCCAAGTGCTTGCGTAGGCGGTTTGACGGACTCCCCTGGGATTGAGGAACAGGCGCTCAGTAATATTCCCATTGTAGAAATACTCTAGGAATATTTTCCCATTTTTGTCTGTTCGCTCATAGAACCCATTGTCTGGCTTACCAGTTGGATCCCAGCCGCGGAGGTCTACGATTTTCTCGATATGACTGCACCACTGATTGTAAGTGGGCTGGCGCATGTTAAACCAGTCAGCCATGATCATGCGGATCCATTGCTCTTCTGGTTGGCCTCCTGTGAGGCCTCCGCTACGAGAAGCACCGAAGATAGCCTTTGCAAGCTCCTCTTCACCGCCGGTAACTTGGTTCTCAGGACCAAATCCCCAGTCCGCAACACCGCCGCTGGTGACAAGGACAAACCCAAAGGAGAACTTCTCTCCGCCCTTGTAGGAGTTCGTCTTGGCGTCCACTGTCTTGTCGACAATGTAGCCATGGTACTTACCAGACTTCATTTGGTGCTGGTAGTAACCGTCACCGACACAGAACCGGCCAGCGTCGTTTGGTGGCGGGAAGTAGCGCAAGTTAATGTCCTTGCACTCATCCCATGCCATCTGAGGACTGACATAGCGGAAGTAGTACGTCTCTTTGTTAAAGAGAGCCGTAACTTCAACCTCCGTAGTCTTGACTTCCGCCATTTCCTTGCCAAGGAATTTGACTGAAAGCTGATTGACCAGCTCAACAGTGTCCTTGAAGCGGTTCCGGGCAACCATCCACTCGGCCGCCGACCAGGTATCAAGCGTCTTCGGCTTCCTTGCCAGTTTCTCAATTGTGACCCAGAAGGCTTCCCAGGTCGGGTCATGAGCAACCTGGTTAAACCAGGTAAAGACTTCCTTGTTTGCCAGCAAGATGTTAGCAAACTTGTTGAATGCCGGAGCATTCATGGTCTTGATTTTCACTTGTCTGTCACGCCCCTTGAACTTGCTCTTGACAATCCGAAGCTTGCCAAAACACCGAAGACGGTACATATCTACACCAATAGCCTGCAGCGCAAGAAGACGCTTCTTGACACCCATCAGGTTGCTCGTCGCGAACTTGGGGAACTGCTTGGAGATTTTCTCCATGAGCTCCCTCTGTTCCTGCTTGGCCTTCATAAGAGCCTCTTTTTGTTCGGTTGTCATGTTCTTAGCCATTACTGATTAACCTCCATTCCCTCATTCTCAAGCGCAGAGAAATTCTGGCCAAAGAGTGCTTCAACAATTTTGATTGCAGCCTGCTCTTCTGCAGAGACAATGACCACAGCAGGAACAACTGGGGCCTTGACAACAGGCACGGTCTTGCCGAACTTGACAAGAGCCTTGAGGTCAGACATGGTCACCTGGGCATGCTCACGTGCAGGCGCAGCAGGTCGACCGAACTTCACCACAGCGATCTCCTTCCGGAGGTTGTGGGGCATTGACACGAAGCTGCAGCCGGTGCCGAGGCGGGGCTTGGCAGGTGCGCTGGCAGCAGGCTTGGCAGGTGCGTTGACGGCAGGCTTGACCTCAGCCTTGGGAGCGGCCTCAGGCTTGGTCATGACAACCATGACCTTGGCAGCTGCAGGCTTAGCAGTCGGCGCAACCGTGGTGATCGTCGCGATACCGGCCTTGCCCTTGATCATGGCCTTGACCTTGGCCTTGGCCTTTGCAGCCTTGGCCTTCCGAGTTGCCGCCTTGGCGCTCTTGGCAGCGCGAGCCTCGGTGATCTCCTGTGCCTTGCGGCTTGCGATGGCAGCGCGGATTGCCGTGACCTTGGCCTTGACGGCCTTCTTCTCGGCGTCCACCTTGGCGAGTGCGGCAGCCCGTGCCGACTTCACCTCGGCCTCAGCCTGGAGACGCGCAGCCTTGGCAGCGAGGCTCTGCGATGCGACCTGGGCGGGGTTCTCCTCGGCCCAGGTGAAGGCCATCGCATCGAGCGCTCTTGCCTTGCGCCAAGCAGCACCGAAGTTGGCAAGAGCGCGACGTGCAGTACGAACTGCCTTGTCGAGGGTCTTGACCCCCGTGTTTGCCGACCGAGGGCCGAAAGCCGCCTTGACGAGGCGGGTGGCATCAAGGTAGTCGTCGAAGCGGACGACCTTGGGCTTTGCGGCGCTCTTGACCACAGGCTTTGCCACGAAGGGCTTGGCCTGTGCACGAAGGGTGGAGAGCTCGTTGCGCTTGGTCTTAGCCTTGCGCTGAACGACCTCGATCTTTACCGCCGTGACGGGTCGGACATAGCGGTTAGCGCGAGCCGCCTTCTTGGCGAGCAACTTGCGTAGAGCCGTGCCGGGCCGGTTGTTGGCGGGGCCGGTGGCCTTCTCCTTCTGGCGCTGACCAATGAGGCCAATCGACCAGCCGCCGACGTGACCGCTCTTGCGGCCACCCCCAACCTTGTAGCTCTCGGTGTAGATGAACTGCACCTCGGGGCGGGGGACCGACACGCCGTGGAAGCGGATGCCGGCACGCTTGCGCCAGAGGTGGAGGAGACGGCGCTTTTGACGGCGGGACATTTTGGACATGGCGGGATCCTTGTGAGGACGGGGAGGACGGGACTTACGCATGACGGGATCCTTAGGTGGACGGGGGCGGGACTTCTTCATAGTCTTCTCCTTGTAGTACGGATTGATGCCCGTGTCACTGATGCCACACATTGCGGCAACGTTGACATCGTGGCTAATCAGGCGGATAAATGCGTCGAGGGCAATACGAAATGCCATGGTAGTCTCCAGTGGCGGTGGGGGTGTTGGTTCAGGCTGGTTCACAATCTCACTCATCTTGTCCTCCTCAAGGAAATAGACACAACCAGGACCACCCTTTTTGGCATCCCAGTCAATCAAACGAACATGATCCCAAGAGCATTGTCCCTGAGGAATCTTGGAGCGGCGCGTATGACCAACAATTGCCAACCCGTGCGAACCCTTGTAATTTCTAGCCCAGAAATTATCAGGATTAGTGTTATCAAGAAGCTCAATCTGTGATGCAGTCGGTTTGCCTTTGACAAAGCGAGGTGGCAACTTACCATCTGGAAGCTTTGCGTGTACAGCAGTCCAGGTCTTGCCCTTGACCCATAGAGGCCGAGAGCGCAACCAGGCCATATCATCCTCAGTGAGCAGAGCACGAAGCTCCTGCCACTCACGCCAAATACGGCCTTGATCATCCTGAGAGAGATCATAATGAATCCCCCAGGCCTTCGCCAACTCTTCCTGGCTATCGCCAAAGAAGAGCGGGTAGAGTTCATGGTTACCCAGAATCATCTCCGCACCAGAGGCACGGATGATGTCAAGGCAATCCTTGCTGCCCTGTGCCCCACCTTCTCCATCGAAGATATCTCCGAGGAAGATAATGTCCCTGCCGTTTGCCATCTCAATGGCAGAGGTGACGAGACAGGGACGTGCGTGAATATCGCCAACGAAAACCTTGCCCATAGTAACCTCTTTTACAGACCTGTCAATTTTCATTGCATTCCTTGGTACATCCTCTACAGGAGGAATAGCGGTTTTCATGGATACATCCATTTATCTATCCGGGTCAATGGCGTTTACTCATTACTTACACGTTGTCCCCGACTTGGGGATGGTGTTCATTAGCAACCCTCATTCTCAGAGATCTTCTCCCAGATCTTCGTGAGCTCGTTATCGGTCCAATCGTAGTCCCCCTTCTTTACAACCTCAGCATTGATGCCACAGTCGGACACCTGGCTGAAGTCAGGAAGAGCGCAGCGACGGCCACAGCGAGCAATGAGACGAGGATTGGCACTTGCAACTTCAGCAGCCGTCCAAAGCACAGTACGACGAAACCAGCTCTGGCTAGGAAAGATGCCCATTCGCACATCAATCCAGTGTGAAAGTGTGTTTGCTTCTTCGGTCGCAGCAATGATGTTGCCTTCCGAGACAATGACAACCGTCTTCATGGGACGAATCCACTTGTCAATCCGATAAGTCGTCATCTTTTGACGGCGACCAAGAGGGTATGCGATGGCAGGAATGAAAGTCTCACTCTCTGAAGCCGCAATAGACGTTTCAATCAGGCTGACTGCCCCGTCGTTGTGCAAAAGAAAGAAAGGTACAAAAGCTTCAGTCTTCATGTCATCCTCCAGGTTAGCCACAATGGCGTTATCTTCAGTAGTTTTATTCATGACGTTCTCCTTAGACACTAGTGGATGCGCCGGCCAATGCGGCCGATGCGGGAGTGACGGAAACGGCGAGCCACTGCCTTCTTGGCAGCAGCCTTGGCAGCAGCCTTGGCATCAGCCTCAGCTGCAGCTTTGGCGGTAATCTCCCCCTGAATAAGGAGGAAAATTAGGATAAAGAGTATGACAATCATGTTACTTCTCCCAGTTGCTGATAGTCTCCTGCCCGTATTTAAGCAGGAACTGTTGATAGAGATCTTCGTACCTTTCCATGTTTTGCTTGGCATAAGCCAGGTTTACCGTATCCTTGCTGCGGTCCAAGCTACCCCAGCAGTCAGTGGTGCCAACGTACAAGGCATCGTTGTACTTGACTTCAAAGTCTTCAGCGACACCTGTGCCAAGGGTTTCGCGCTGAGGCCATTCCGTGTAAGATACAAAGCCGATTACCTCATCGCCTGCCATCAAAGGCCCACCAGAGTCGCCATGGTCAGGAGAGACTTCAAGGCTGTCTGCAGCGGCACAGATGAAGCGTTGGTTGCTAGCGCCTGCAATGTACCTCTTGTAGGTGTCAACGAGATTCTTGAAGATAACCTCGGGGCTTTTCAGGCTTGCATCCTCAAGCGCGTTTCTCGCATCGACGAATGCCCATCTCATGTCATTCTGCTCTTTCATGCTAGGCGTACCCTTTTTCATGTGGTCAAAGACCTGCTCAAAAGGCACATAACCCCACATGTCTGTGGTCTTACCCCACCAACGGAAGTCAGTGCTGCACTCAAGACCAATCTCATAGAGATCTTCCTTGATTTCGTTAGGGTATTTGTCAGCCGGCACAACGATATCGCCAGCGTTTTCACGGTAACCGTTACGTGTGCAGTGCTCTGCAGTGTAGATCTTACCTTTCCACTTCCATGCAGTGCAGTTCCCGCTCTCATCAAGGGGGCCTTCCTTTTCCCTCGTGTTGATAGCACCAATTCCAGGGTGGCTGTTGTTCTCTGCCCGGTACTTCTCTTCCAGAAACTCTTCCACCTGCTGTACAACCTCGTAATAGTCGCTGTTAGCAACCCACTCTGCCTGCCGGATTTCCTGCTTCCGTGCCTCAGCAGCTTTTTCCCGATGGAAGCGCGCATTTTTACGCACAACGTGAGTGAAGATACCAGCAAAGATTGCAATGATTACAACCATTGCCAGCACAAACAGGATGTTCTCGCGGCGGTATGCCTTCTTCATCTTGTCCTCCCTCTCACGGTACGCCTTAAGCTCGGCCTCTTGCATTTCTTCCCAGTTGTCCATGACCTTCTCCTCGTTCGGGTTGTTCGAGTTCACAGTAGTAACGTTATTCATGAGTCCACCCCAACACTTCAATGATGTCAAAGACATTCGTGTAATCGCTAAAGATATCCGAGTAGCTTGACGCCATCCCATCAATGAACGGCGATGCAACCGGCTTATTGTCAACCATAGCAAAGCAAGAGACCGGATAGTTACTATGAGCTTCCGTGTAGAACTCATCAAACATCTGGTTGTCGGTCCGAACGAAGAAGGAGGCGCTACCAATGACTTCATCACCAAGCATGATGGGGCCACCAGAGTCACCCTTCTTAATGCTATCCTCAGCTACAGAAGAAGCACAGAGATACTCCTGGCTCGTGTAGTGCTCTTTGATGTACTTCAACTGGTTGTAGAACTTGTTGAAAGCCGCCCGTGCTTTCTCTTTTGCTTTCTTGGCATTATCGCTATCAGTCTTCATGCTGTTCTCTTCGATCGCGTACTTGTAATCGTTAAGAGCAGTAATAGCCTTATACTTGGAGTCAATAAGCTCTTGCTGCATTTCGTAAGGAGCATCAAGATAGTTTCTTGTCTTCTTGAAGATTTGCTCCATAGGAATAGTTACCCACTTATTGGTGGTTGTGCCCCACCAGCGGATATCAGGGCTGCACTCTGTACCTTCCTTGTAGAAGTCACCAGAGATAGTGTTATCGGCCGTTGACTGTTGGACGCGGTCCGTGTTGCCATGCTCTTCCAGGTATTCATTGCAGTGCTGGATGGTGTAGACTTTACCGTTCCATTTCCATGCGCTGCAGGTGCCGTACAGAACTTCACCGTCCTTGTATACAGGAGTCTCAATCTGACCATAGGCCTTAGGAGTATTATCAACCTGCTTATAATCAGTAACAGCATTAGCCGTCGACTGCGCATTATCCATTTCAGGCTTAGCGTCGGTGCTGCAAGCTGTAGTGATTACGAGGAGAAGGAAGGTTGCAATCTTTGCCATCATTTCCGCATAGTTAGCTTTCACTTTTGCCTCGTAAGCAGGAAGACCCTTGAGAGCATTGTATGCAAGTGCAATGCTGCGCACCTCGTCATGGTACTCAACGTGGATGAGGATATCAATGGCAGTGAATGCCAAGGGGGCGAGTGCGAGAGTGCACACGACCATGTCCTGGAACGTAGCCACAAGGGCGTAGGGAATGAAGAGAGCTGCAGTGCAGACAATGCTGAACGCAAGCCCAATGGACCTCTTGCTGACGACGAGCATAACGGACTCCTTGTTGGCAACGAACTTGTTCATGACAGACCCCTTCCAGACAGCGGTGATGATAGCCAGGATGGCAAAGATGACGAATGCAATTGACATAGCAGACTCCTTGTTGACGACAGAATTGTCGATGTTGTTCATTAGTACACCTTCACGATTTCGCAGGCAAAAAGGTCGATAAAGTCAAACTTGTCATCCTTTGTGCCAATGGAACGGTTGTGAGCGAGGCTATAGTCGTTGTAAAGACCAAAGCGCTGGGCGTACGCTTCGAACAGGTACTCACCGACGCGAGAACAAGCAGGACAACCGCCTTCCCAGTCAAGTCCAGTCGGCTTCCAGTCGCGAAAAGGAGGAGACTTTCTGATTTCTCGTGCAAGCATAATTTCAGGCTTGTAGACTTCAACTGCATAGTTGACCTCAACAATCCACTCATGCTTGATACCTTCAGAGCAGATCAGGCCGTTGTCGTTGTCCATCATAAGCTCAGCAAGCTCACGAAAGATAACAGGGTCATCGCAACAATCAAGATTGAACTTAATCGGGAATCCTTCCTTCATGACCTTGATAGTCGAGATCGGAACGTCCGCAATTACCTGTACAGCACTCGAAGAGTGCTTCTTGGTGATGTATCCAGCCCAGAAAGCATCCAGATTGGCATTTGCCGGAACAGCCCAAGTGCCCATCACTTTCTTTCTTTCCGGGTGAAGGTGATTGGTGACTTCCATTGCGGGAACGCCATCCTTAGCAATGATGTCGCCAAAGTTAGGCGCAGTCCAGTGAATAACACGCATAGTCTTCATGGTTTCCTCCATCTTAGCCGAAACGGCGATTTCTTCAGTAGTCGTATTCATGACGTTCACCTTGTTGGTGTTGAGGGTGTTGATTTTCATCGTATTACCAGACGTCGCTGTTGACAGCGGCAGCAAGGTTAGCCTTGATCTGCGCCACAACATGGTTGATGTTGAACTCACGCTGGATGAACCAGGTGTTATACATCTTTATGGCTTCAAGCTGACCGGGCGTCTTTGATGTAGCCTGGTCGGCGTCGCCAAACATGTTAACAAGAATGGGACGGTGCTTTTTGCTGCGGTTGTCATTGCCCATACCAAAGTCGACAACACCAATGCTGTTTGTAAGGATAACGCCGAAGTTATCCCACTCACCATTGATCTGGATGTCGGCAACCCAAGGAATATTCGTGCCATTAAGGAACGTGCTCTGGTAGTAACCATCGGACTGCACATTGCCATTACCTGTGCAAAACCTGCCGGTGTACTTGCTGTTGATCTGCTGGGACTCTTCCCAGATGCCCTTTGCATCCGTACGACGAATGCGAAGGACCTGGTCATAGCCAGCAGCAAGAATCTTTTCAATCTGCTCCGTGTTAGCCACGTCACAGCTCTCAAATTCTTTCTTGTCAAAGTTAAAGCCAACAACAATGTCAGTTGTAAGCTTACAGGTTGCAATTTCTTCAGAGGCAAAGATAGGCATCAAGTCCTCCTTGAGCTCCTTGACCTTGTTATAGCGAGCAAGGTACGTCTTCCACTGACCAGCCTTCCAGAGGCTTTTTTCTGCATTCATCTGTCTGTTATGCCAGAACTCTCTATCCTCTTTCATTGCGTGCATTTCGTCCGCAAAAGCAGCGTCTTTGCTCATAGCAAGGAGCAAACCACCCGTTGCCGCGTCATTAAACGGCAAGCACCAGCGGCTGAAGAACTGGATGGTCTTCTTCTCAATGAGCAACTTTGCCGCTTGCCACTCAGCTTTCGTGAGAATACGAAGAGCCTGCCAGTTGTAACCAGTCTCCCAATTTGCTTGGCAGCACAAGTGGTAGTATTCACTTTCGCTATTTCTCATGGCCTTTTCGAGCTGACGCCCAAACTCCGAGAACTTGCGAGCCATCGAGCTATAAGCCGCAGCCTGCTGGTGCTTGCTGTCAAGGTTAGCGTACATAAGCCAATACGAACGGAGGCCTTGAATGCTAGCATTCTTGTAGAAGAAACTGTAGTCCGCAGACTCGTCGAGATTCTTTTCAGCCTCATTAAAGGCCTCAAAAGTAATCTCTTCCTTGAGTTGCTTATCAAACATTGCCCACAGAGCGTTAATATCGGCAGCGTTCACGATCGAGCGGATGAAGTAGTCGTACTTCAAGCCCTCTGCGCTTTGCTTACAGCCGAGTTCTGCCTGGGCCTTAAGGGTTGCAAGGCGTCTCTCTTCCATTTCACGGAGAACTTGGGCATTGCGTGCAAGTCGCTGAGCTTCCCGCTCTTGTTCACGCTCTGCAGCAAGGCGATACGCCTCACGCTCTGCAATGTCACGCTCAAGCTGAGCAATACGCTCTGCCTCATTCAACGCCTGCTGACGCGCATATGCAATGTTACGCTCACGACGCTGCATCATGTAGAAGGCGTCATGCATGCGCGCCTGCTCTTCCTCTGCACGCTGTTTACGGTTAAGAATAGCAAGCTTGTTAGCCTTCTGCTTCTTCTCATACCAGAACATAGCAACAAATGTAGCGATGATAGCCACAATCATGGCAACCAACGCAACAAGAACCATGATTCTCTCCTGAGTCATGTTTGCACTAGCAAGGGCCAACACAGGCATGATACTGAACATGTTGTTATTCTCCTCGTTCTTCATGACATCCTCCTCATTAACGTCAGAATTGACGTTATTAACATCCTTCTTAACCCAAGCCTGCTGTGCAGCAAAGGCCATGATAGCCTCCATGCTAGCAGCGCTCATGACAGGCATCTCGCTGTCATCCTCGTACAGGGCATCAATCTCGGCCTCAAACGCAGCCTCCATATCAGCAACCTGCTGTTCCTCGGTATCCGTACTGTGACCGTAGTCACCCTTGATGTACAGGTCGACATTGTAATCATTCACATACATGGCATCCTCCGCGTTATCAGCCTGGTAGCTGGGGTTATTGCTATCGAAAAGAACGTTGATCAGGCTAGTCATGATAGTCACCTTGCTGTTGCTATGAGTGTTATTAGTCATAGGCTTGGAATTGATGATAGTGTTGGTGATGTGGGTGAGGATTTGTGCGAGCGTGCACATGGCGTTCCTTACTGCCCTTGTAGGGGCAATGGGCCACAGCTAGCGAATGCTAGCAGTTGGTGAGAGTTGGAAAGACCCTCACCCCTTGGTACATGGTCTTGAAAGGGGGTGGGCTAAAAACGAATAGGGGTAGGGTAAATACAGGGGCCCAGGAGTATAAGTACCCGCTCTTTTCCGAAAAAAAATATATATATAAATAGAGGCTGTACCTATACCTATTCGTTTTTAGCCCAC